GGTTCCCATTGAGTTTGAGATGTTTTTACATTTTCGTAGTAAATTTTATTAAATTGTCTACTTTTATGTTGTTCCCAATCTGGAGGTAAAGGTATTTCACCTTCTGGTATACCCCATTGACTAACTTTAGTATTTGTATTTAAGTAATATTCTCTTGATGGATGACTAGCAGACTTTCTCTTTTCCCAATTACTCATTATTTGTAATATAAAAGTTTTTAATTAATTTTTAAAAATTATAGTTAAGTAAATATTCTTGTTAATAAAATAGCAGCCATACACGATGCTTGCAAAATAATTATTTTTTTCAAATATAAAATGTTATCTAGATATTGAATCGATTGATTCTTTAACTCTACCTCTATATTATACTTCGAGTTTCTCAATCTTCGTACTTGATAATATAAATTGTTATTAGCCATTTTTAAAATAAACAATTTTACCTTCTTAGATTTGATTTAAAGCAAGGTTTACATGAAAGTAAATGACAATCGAAAATCAATCTCAAAGTATTAGCGGTACTCCAGTTAACACTCCAAGTGCTGATAATACTGATGAAAATTTGATTAATAATTTGTTAAGTTCGATCATCTCTCAAAAATTTGCTCAAAATAAGTCAAAATCTACTCAGAGAGATAACAACGAACTAATTGATGAAGATGAAGATGAAGATGATCAAGAAGAAGAAGATGATGATCAAGAAGATGATCAAGAAGACGATGATGAAGACGAGGACGAAGATGATGAGGTTCTGATGAAGTGGAGTGCATTTAATAAACTTCTTGATTCGCACCTTCGAATTAGTAAATCTTTTTTACATCTTGTAAAAGAATCTTAATACTATAATTATAGTATTAAGATTACATACTTTTTTGTTTTTTAATACTACGTTCAATTTTAGATACAACTTTCATCATTCTTGTCTGAAGATGTGTCTTAATAGTTGTATTTTTTTTGAAAAATTTCCACTCTAAATGAGATTTTTTCATAGATTCACACTCTTTGCAATCGCAATATGAAGGAGAAAATGGTTTACCTTTTTTGTCGGGAATTATTCTAAGTGAATACGTACGTTTCATTTAATTATTAGCAATATTATCTAAAATTTAAAAAGAAACGCATAATAATAAAATGTATTTTTATATTTTACTACCGATAGCAACTTTGTTTTTAAACGTACTATATCGATCACAAGCACATCTAGTAATAAAAAATGTTGCTTTAATTAAGTATAATAAGTGGAAAAGACTGAATACACTTGTATCATCTACTGAAAATAATAATATACGTATAGCTTTTATTAGTTTCAAAATGGTTCTCCGCGCATTTTATATAGGTTTTATTCAATATATGAATAATTCAGTTCGCCAAATTGATACAAAGACATATGAACTTACATACGTAATTAATGGAAAAATCTACAAGATGATTGTAACACCCAAAAAAGGTCCAGCTCCAATCCTGCAAATTAGCAATGATTTAGAGAATGACGTTACTGATCATGTACTTCCTTATATGGGTCCTCAATATGATTGGCATGGAAGTAGATTTAATCCTGAATTTTTTACATATCGTTCTCTCACTTTTGAGTTAGCAGATGGAACTGAACATACTTATGAAGGAAATAATGATGTTGATTATATTATCAAAAATAAAGTAAAATAAAATTGAATTTATACTTGCATTTTCTAAATAAAAATAAGAATCATGACATCGCAAGAACAAATTACTCAGGATATCGTCTTTATCCTTGATCAGTCTGGTAGTATGTCAAGTATGGGTAATGAGCCTGTACAGGCAGTAAATAGTTTTATTGAAAGTCAAAAAAAGACGTTGACTGAAGATAATTCCACATTTTCTTTGTGGACGTTTAATACAAAAGTCAAAAAAGTGATTGATGATGTTCCTTTGCAGCAAGTAACCGAATTTACTGACTTCTGTCCAGGAGATATGACAGCACTATACGATGCTATCGGCGAGGCAATAAACACAAAGAAACAAAAAGAAAAGCATGATAATGTTGTCTGTGTTATTCTTACAGATGGGATGGAAAACAGTTCACAAGAGTTTTCAGCCAAGATCATACGTGATATGATCAAGGATATGGAAGATAACCATAATTGGAAGTTTATATACCTTGGTGCAAATCAAGACGCATTTGCTGTCGGAGGTAATATCGGAATGAAACATTGTGCAGAATACAGATGCGCTGTAGGAGAAATGATTGGTATTACACGAGACGTTAGTGAAGCTATTTCTTCTTATCGCTCTAGTTCTGCTTCTATTGGTAAAGAAGCGACTCTAAACATTAATAGATCACAAACGGCGCCTGTAACTTCTCAGGGCAGAGATTAATTTATTAAATATTAATTTATTATATGGCATATGCCATATAATAATTCTTCAGCGATTTACCAGAAGCACTTCTCTATAATTTTCCAATTCAAGAAAATATGGTTGTAATTACCAGCAAAAAAAATTCGTTATTGTGGTTAAAATATTATATGGTATATACCATATAATACTTATTCACTCCAACATTTCCAACACATTGGCTGATATTTCTCTTCTGCACCTAAATCTGGATCGGTAGAACCATCACGTATAATTACACGGTTTGCATTGTCAGTGTAAAATTTCGCATTGATAATAGCTTTTCTGTCGCACTTTACACAAATGGTTTTAACCTCTTCTATCACATCTGCCAATTCAAGTAGTCTTTTTGATCCTGTAAAGAGTTTTGATCGATAATCTGTGCGAAGACCATAACAAATTACAGGTATTTTTTTTGTAAGTTCTCGCAATGCTTCAACATTTTTTTCTGATAGGAACTGAGCCTCGTCAACAAGCACACAATATAAATCTTTTATTAACAGAGAATCAAAATTATCCATGGTTGAATCCATAATTAAATCAGCTTTTACTCCATCTATAGCGCGAGAACATATCATATCTTCTCCATATCGATCATCTATACGTGGTTTAACTAATAGTACTTTCTTACCCTGTGACCGATAATTCCAAGCTACCATAAGTAAATTGGCAGTTTTTGAACTATTCATTGCTCCGTGGCGAAAGTAAAGCTTAGGCATTTTCTTTTAATAAATAAGTTTTTTTGAAATAATTTCAATTTTATAGTATGTTGTTCCATTAGGTCAACACGTCCTTTGTTCCAACTGTTCCATCTGTTAATTTCATTATAGTAACACGAACTAAAATATCTTGATTATTTTGATTCTGTCCGTCATACATAAAATTAAACTTATTACCTGTCACTAAAAATAATGTACCATTGTAACTACATACATCCGGCGCTCCGCTTCCCGAAGTATAAGTGTAATTTTCGACCTGTTGGTTTGTATCTATATAACTATGTTCTATTTGATTACTCGATGGATTTGTGAATTGAATACCTACTCTAAAATTAAACATTCCTGCTTGTGTTGTAATTGTTCCTTGTAACTTATAAAAAGGATGGAATAAACTACAAGATATTTGATACCAACCAGTTGAAGGGCATGTCATTTCATTATTGTTCCTAAAACTAGTTGTCCCTGGAAAAACATATTCTTTTAGCGCTGATTGGTATAATTGATTAGGATTACCAGATACTAAGTCTTTTATTGGTAGAATAGTACAAGCACCTGGCTCATTCATATCAGTCCTTATAGTATCATAATCAGCTAAAATACCTTGTAAAGCATAATATAATCTTGGAACATAATTCCACGAAAGATTACCAGAACCATCATTTGATAAAACACTACCATTAGATCCTTGAGCACTTGGTAATTTAAAAGTATGAGTTCCTGTCGCACCAGAAGTTATAGTAGTAGTATGAGCACCATTTGTCATCTCAATTGTTGGAGTTGTTAATTTTATTACATTAGATAATGAAGGACCTGTAGGACCAGTAACTCCTGTGTATCCTGTGTATCCTGTGTATCCAGTTCTTCCTGTATAACCTGTATAACCTGTGTATCCTGTTCTTCCTGTATAACCTGTATAACCTGTGTATCCTGTTCTTCCTGTATAACCTGTATAACCTGTGTATCCTGTCCGTCCCGTGTGCCCAGTAACACCAGTATAACCAGTATAAACAGTATATCCTGTCCCTCCTGCGTAACCAGTATAACCAGTGTAACCAGTGTAACCAGTGTAACCAGTGTAACCAGTGTAACCTGTATATCCTGTCCCTCCATCGTATCCAGTATAGCCAGTATAACCAGTGTATCCTGTACGTCCCGCGTATCCAGTATAACCTGTATATCCAGTATAACCTGTATATCCAGTATAACCTGTATATCCAGTGTAACCTGTATATCCTGTCCCTCCAGCGTATCCAGTATAGCCAGTATAACCAGTGTATCCTGTCCGTCCCGCGTATCCAGTATAACCTGTATATCCAGTATAACCTGTATATCCAGTGTAACCTGTATATCCTGTCCCTCCAGCGTATCCAGTATAGCCAGTATAACCAGTGTATCCTGTCCGTCCCGCGTATCAAGTATAACCTGTATATCCAGTATAACCTGTATATCCAGTATAACCTGTATAACCTGTATATCCTGTCCGTCCCGAGTGCCCAGTAACTCCAGTATAACCAGTAACTCCAGTATAACCAGTATAACCAGTAACTCCAGTATAACCAGTAACTCCAGTATAACCAGTATAACCAGTATAACCAGTAACTCCAGTATAACCAGTATAACCAGTGTATCCAGTATATCCAGTGTAACCAGTATAACCAGTATAACCAGTGTATCCTGTGCCTCCCGCGTAACCAGTGTAACCAGTGTGCCCAGTATAACCAGTGTAACCAGTATAACCAGTATATCCTGTCCCTCCCGTGTATCCAGTATAACCAGTAACTCCAGTATAACCAGTATATCCTGTCCCTCCCGTGTATCCAGTATAACCAGTAACTCCAGTATAACCAGTATAACCAGTGTATCCTGTCCCTCCCGCGTAACCAGTGTATCCAGTATATCCAGTAACACCAGTATAACCAGTGTATCCAGTATATCCTGTCCCTCCAGCGTATCCAGTATAACCTGTATAACCTGTAACTCCAGTATAACCTGTATAACCTGTCCGTCCTGAGTGCCCAGTATATCCAGTATACCCAGTAACTCCGGTATATCCCGTATATCCAGTATATCCAGTATAACCTGTTTGTCCTGAGTATCCAGTATACCCAGTAACTCCTGTATAGCCTGTATAACCTGTATATCCAGTTCGTCCTGAGTATCCAGTATGCCCAGTAACCCCAGTGTAACCAGTGTATCCAGTATAACCAGTTGCTCCTGTATTTGTTGCACTTCCTCCTGTAGTTACAGAACCATCAGCCATAAGATATTGTGAAGATATCCCGCCATCTCTTATAAAAGAAGGAGCTTGTATTTTGACATTTGAAACACCTGAACTATTTATAGATGAATTATTTATAACTGAATAATCTTCAGATACTATTGCAAAAATAGGTATATTCATTTACTTAATAAAACGAAACTTTAAATTTATTTTTTTGTCTTAACACAAATATTCGATACTTTTAGAATACTACATTTCCTGTTCCGTTTGTCAATCTAATTATACTAATACGTGATATAAAATCATGATTTTCTGCCTGCCAAACGTCATTTGTTGAAAAAATAAATCTAATTGTATTAGTAGCAACTAACCAGACTGTAGCTATATAATTACATGTATCTGGAGTCCCTAAATTTAAATCTTGCATTGTATATTCAAACGTACCACTATCAAATAAGATACCAATTGTAAAATTACCTATCCCTGGTACTTCAAGAAACCCATCTGGGTTTTGATCATCTGTTCCAGCAATATTAATTTTAGGATGGTGTAAATAAAAAGATATTTGATACCAACCATTTCCATTTGATGGTATTTTTATTGAATCTCCGGATTTTATACTAAAAGGATCGTACTCAGTGATTTTTAATTGGGTACTAGTTATTCCAGTATCTACTGGTGCTCCACCTAAACCGCCTCCTACAGCACCAACCTTATCTGGACTACTAATTGGCAAAATATTAAATGTTCCTGCTGGTATATCATTACTTTCTCTGAAAGGATTACCACCATCCAAGTCTAAATCTATAAAAGTCCTTTGTAAAGCATAATATAATCTTGGAACATAATCCCATGTAAGAGTACCTTTTCCATCATTTGATAAAACAGTACCAGTAGATCCTTGAGCAGCTGGTAATTTTAAAGTATGAGTTCCTGTCGCACCTGAAGTTATACTAGTTGTGAACGAACCATTTGTTATCTGAAGTAATGAAGTTCTTGATGCACCGGTATATCCTGTATATCCAGTATATCCAGTGTATCCAGTATAACCAGTATATCCTGTATATCCCGTGTAACCAGTATAACCAGTAACTCCTGTGTATCCTGTATAACCTGTGTATCCTGTATATCCTGTATATCCCATGTATCCTGTATACCCTGTATATCCTGTATATCCCGTGTAACCAGTACCTCCAGTATATCCTGTATATCCAGTGTATCCGGTATATCCGGTATACCCGGTGTAACCAGTGTAACCAGTATAACCAGTATAACCAGTAACTCCAGTATAACCAGTGTATCCAGTATATCCAGTATATCCAGTATAACCAGTATATCCAGTATATCCAGTATAACCAGTATAACCAGTATATCCTGTATAACCAGTATATCCTGTATAACCAGTATATCCTGTATAACCAGTATATCCAGTATAACCAGTATATCCAGTGTATCCTGTATATCCAGTATACCCTATATACCCTGTATATCCAGTATACCCTATAGGTCCTGTGTGACCTGTAGCTCCTGTCACTGAACTTCCAGTATAACCTGTATACCCAGTGTATCCTGTATATCCTGTATATCCAGTATATCCAGTATATCCAGTATATCCAGTATATCCAGTATATCCTGTATATCCAGTATAACCAGTGTAACCAGTGTAACCAGTGTAACCGGTGTATCCAGTATATCCAGTATATCCAGTATACCCAGTGTAACCAGTGTAACCAGTGTAACCAGTATATCCTGTATATCCTGTATATCCAGTGTACCCAGTGTAACCGGTATATCCTGTATATCCTGTGTAACCTATTACTCCAGTATAACCTGTATATCCTGTGTAACCTATTGATCCCGTATATCCCGTATATCCCGTATATCCCGTGAAACCTGTATAACCAGTATATCCAGTATATCCAGTGTAACCTGTTACTCCAGTATATCCAGTATAACCTGTGTAACCTGTGTAACCTGTATATCCTGTGTAACCTGTGTAACCTGTATACCCAATATATCCAGTGTAACCAGTATAACCTGTATATCCAGTATAACCAGTGTAACCAGTAACTCCAGTATATCCGGTATATCCAGTATATCCAGTATATCCAGTATATCCGGTGTAACCAGTATAACCTGTATAACCAGTAACTCCAGTATAACCTGTATAACCAGTATATCCAGTGTAACCGGTATATCCAGTATATCCAGTATATCCAGTGTAACCTGTATAACCTGTCACTCCAGTATGACCTGTATATCCAGTAAATCCAGTATATCCTGTATAACCAGTATATCCTGTATATCCAGTAGAACCTGTATAACCAGTATATCCTGTATATCCAGTAGAACCTGTATTAGATGAAGCGCCAGCAGGTCCTGTATACCCTGTATATCCTGTATATCCAGTAGCTCCTGTATTTGTAGCATTACCAGATGGACCAGTAGGCCCTTTATCTCCATCACTTCCCCTTTCATCAGATGATATTTCCATAGAAAATGATGACATTTTATTATTAAGAAATAATTAATTATTTATAAACTAAATAATTAATAAAAATTTTATAATATAACGTTCCCTAAGCCATTTGTCAATCTAATTACACTAATACGTAATAAATAATCTTCTACAGTTTGGGTGGATGTTCCTGAAAAAATAAATTGAAATTTAGTAATGTTAGTTAGCCATACTGTAGTTATATAATTACATGTATATTGAACTTGATTACCACTATCTTGAAATGTATATTCAATTTTATTATCAGCATTATTAATAAATTTAATACCAATTGTAAAATAATTGTTTGAACTTTGATTATTTCCACCACCGCTTATATCAAGCCTAGGATGATGTAAATAATAAGATATTTGATACCAACCATTTTCTACACAAGTTAGTATATCATTTTCTCCTTGTTTTCTCATATTAAAATAATTATACTCAACCTTTTTTAATTGATCATCTACTATACCAGCGGCTTCTGCTTGACTACTAAATGGTAAAATAGTAAAATTTGCACCTGTTGCACCAAGTGTTATATTACTACTTGTTACATTATAATTTATAAAAGTCCTTTGTAAAGCATAATATAATCTTGGAACATAATCAGATGTAAGATTACCTTTTCCATCATTTGATAAAACAGTACCAGTAGATCCTTGAGCAGCTGGTAATTTTAAACTATGAGTTCCTGTCGCACCTGAATTTATAGTAGTTGTGAATAAACCATTTGTTATCTCAAGTGATGTAGTTTTTGATGGTCCGTCAGGTCCTGTATATCCAGTATATCCTCTATATCCAGTATATCCTCTATAACCAGTATACCCTCTATATCCAGTATATCCTGTTCTTCCAGTATATCCAACATACCCAGTATACCCAGTATATCCAGTGTAACCTGTATATCCAGTATATCCTGTAAAACCGGTATATCCAGTATATCCTGTATAACATCCTGTGTAGCCAGTATACCCAGTATATCCAGTGTAACCTGTATATCCAGTATATCCTGTAAAACCGGTATAACCAACATACCCAGTATATCCAGTGTAACCTATTACTCCAGTATACCCAGTATATCCAGTATATCCAGTATACCCTGTATACCCGCTATAACCGGTATATCCTGTTTTACCAGTATACCCTGTATACCCGGTATAACCGGTATATCCTGTATAACCTGTATAACCTGTAGCTCCTGTTTTACCAGTATATCCTGTATAGCCTGTATAACCAGTATACCCCGTATAACCTGTTGATCCTGTATAACCCGTATATCCTGTGGCACATAAATTACCAACAATAGACCAAGCATATAAATATGTTGTTGGTGAAATAATTGATGTAAAAGCAGATTTTTCATATGTCACTATATTATTTGTTCCTCCTAGATATAAATTTGCAAAAGCAATACCACTATTCTTATAAGTAATACTATCACGAATACCAGTACCAATAACTTTATTTCCTGAAGCATAAATAGGAACAAGTGCAATAAGGTGATTACCTGAACTTTTAGCTTGACATGAAATGATACCACTAAATCCAAGATTTTGATATTTAGCAGATTCAATTCCTTCTCCTACTGCATTTTCGGTGTTATTTTCGATAACTATAACTTTAATACCATCAAGACATGTTTTAACTGAACTATTCTCAAACACAAAAAACCCACTAATACAGTCAAATCTGTTATTTTTTGCCATAAAAATAGAGTTTGTTCCAGTAAGAGAAATTGTAACTTCTAAAACACGCTGTACAGGATTTAATCCTGTATTGTTATTATTTTGAATAACAAATATACCATTATTGTAATTAGAAGCAGTTACATTAGTTAAATCAATACATACAGTTGCATTAAAATTCTCATAGATATTATTACAACCTGAAAACGTATTAGAGTGAATAATAGTGGTTCCTATGTTTTTTGAAAGTGAAATATATGTATGACCTTCAGAACTTGCAGGAGAAAATCTAAAATTACTGTTTGTAATTTGAATTTGGGAGTTATTAGAAATAATTCCATATTCATTTGTTATTATAGTTACATTGTCTATATAATTTTGTGACGCTGTACTAGTATAATTAATTGCGCAATCAAGAGAACCAGTTCCTCCAAGAGATGAAATACCAATATTTGTTATCAAAGTATTGTCACAATTAACATTAATTGTATTTTGATTAGTACCATTTAAACTGATTACTTTATTTCCAGTAGAAGTAAGTTTAATAGACTTTGAAATTATAAGTTGTCCACTAGTAAGAGTAATATCGGCTGTAACATTAAGAATACTTCCATCTGGAGCATTTGCACTACGATCTCTAAGTGTTGATTCGTTAGAACAATCAAAAGTAGTTCCTCCATAAGTAGGAATAGTTCTAACACTTGGAAAATCAGGTTTTGCCACAGAACTAGAGCTTTTATAAATATTTCCATTACTGATATCAACATAAAAATCTTTTGTTAATATAGGAGGAGATAATGAAGGTTCACCTATTCCAGAAAAAAAAGATACTCCTGTATAACCAGTATATCCAATGTATCCCGTATAACCCTTGTATCCAGTGTATCCAGTAACTCCTGTATATCCGGTATATCCTGTGTGACCATTGTATCCAGTATATCCAGTTCTTCCAATACACCCTGTATATCCTGTATATCCTTTATATCCTGTATATCCTGTGCACCCTATGTATCCTGTATATCCAGTGTATCCAGTATATCCAGTATATCCAGTATATCCAGTGTAACCGGTAACTCCTGTATAACCGGTATATCCCGTATAACCGGTATATCCTGTATACCCAGTATATCCTGTATAACCTGTGTATCCAGTGCGACCTGTGTATCCAGTGTGACCAGTATATCCAGTATATCCTGTATAACCAGTATATCCTGTATAACCTGTATAACCTGTGCAACCAGTATATCCTGTATATCCAGTGTATCCAGTGCGACCTGTATATCCAGTGTATCCAGTGTGACCTGTATATCCAGTGTGACCTGTATATCCAGTATATCCTGTGTGACCTGTATATCCTGTATAACCTGTGCAACCAGTTTCACCTACATATCCAGTATAACCAGTATACCCAGTATATCCTGTGTGACCTGTGTAGCCAGTATAACCCCTGTAACCAGTATATCCAGTATATCCAGTGTAACCAGTATATCCTGTTATTCCGGTATAACCACTATATCCTATATAACCGGTATATCCAGTGTAACCAGTATATCCAGTATATCCAGTATATCCAGTGTAACCTGTATATCCAGTGTAACCCGTATAACCAGTGTATCCTGTATAACCAGTATATCCTGTATTTGATAAACCACCAGGGATACCTGTACATCCTGTGTATCCTGTGTATCCAGTAGATCCTATATTTGCGAAGCCACCAGATAAACCAGTAGGTCCTTGTTGTCCAACACGTCCTTTTTCAAAAGACATTTATTTATTTTTGTTAATATTAAAATAATTAATTATAAACCTGATAATTAATTATATAATTAATTATTTAAATTTCTAAACATTGAATATTCATTGTATAGTTCAACCCTAAATGAGCTTTTGGTACGAATTCAGAATTTGATGTAAAAGGATGTTTTTTATTCATTAAGCATACTTTCAACTGTTTAGACACAAAGTGAAGAGGTTCAGTTGCAAAACAAGTTGATGCAATTAATTTTAGGTTATGAAAGTCTGCAAAAAAATTAGGTAAATATTTATCAACTCCCAAATCAATCCTAATAACTTCTAATTCTTTGCAACTTTCTAGACCTACAAAATCAATATCATTAGCTTGTATGTCCAAAATCTTTAATTTTGGAAACTTTTTCCAATCAATATGTATAGTATACTTATTCATAGACCGATGTAAATCACATATAATCAATTTTTCTGTTGGTGATTCAGGAATGTCAACAATATCATTTCCAATGAAACAGTTTGTGAATATCATTTCTTTAGGCCACGGTCTTTCGATCATCCATCTTATAGGATTGTCTATATCCTTTATCGATACACTCTGAAGAAAATCGTTTGGAGTAAAGTAGAACTTGATAAACTTTATAAAATTTTTATATCCTTTTACGCTAATATATTTTAAATATCCAAATTCGTTGCCTAATTTTTGAAAATATTTGCATGTTCCGATCAAAGATATCATATTTTTATTGGTCGAAATAAACTTGAAAATATGTAAAATCAAATCATCAGAAAAATTATCGAGTGACATTTTTAGATAAATGAAAAAAAAATTAAAAAATAATCATTTTTAAATTAGATATATAAATTAGTGTAAATAATAAAGAATGCCTCCGAAGAAATTAACTGCAATGGCGCAAATTCGTGCGCAAAAAGCGAAATTGGATCGCCAGAAAAGGGATGAAATCGCTCAAAAAGTCGCAAAACCAAAAGTTCCAACAAGCGATAGAAAAGCACAACAAATACTAGAGTACGAACAAACAAATCGTGTTTTCTTTAAAAGGCTTATTGCTGTTGAAGATGATAAATTGAAAGAAACAATGATTGCGTTTTCTCAAGATCGTGGCTCTTGGGGATGGCAAAGAAAAATAGATATTGAAAATATAATTAATACTATTCCAGAAAAATTATACAAAGATTTGGCTACACGATATATAGAACAGCCAAAAATACTAGCAGAATATTGGGCTTATTATGTTACTCGCTCGGAAGTAAGAATTGCCATAGATGAAAAGAGTTTTGATGATTCCATTTTTGAAGACGATGAATTATTTGCAGTTGAAGATAAACCGGCAATCGTTCCTCCAAAAAAAATAGTAAAACAACTTAAGCCTGGAGAGAGAAAAGTTATTGAAGTCGACGAAATGGGTGCAGATGGAAAGTTTATTGGAAAAATTATTGAGCAAAAAATTGAACCAAAAATAAAGAAACCGCTTACATTACCTAAAAGAGTTACAATTACTCCTTATGATGGTTGCTTTAAAGATCAAAGAGATGTACCTTGGTTAAAAAATATAGACTTTACAATTATTACACCTGCACTAGGTGATAGTTTACACGAAATCATTGATTATATACAAAAAGATATATCTTACCCATTCAAAGGATTGAAATGGTATCGTGTTAAAAAAACATTTCACAATTTAATGTGTCGTAGTTTTCGTACACGTGATGAAGATTCAAATTCAGTTGTTGCAACTATCAATGGAAAGAAAGTGCGTATGCAAATTGCTTATGTTACAAAAGACCAGGATTTTATTATACAAGATGAAGACATTTTCAATCTAGAAAAACAGTACATAAAAAACTTAAAAATGTATCCTCATGATAAAGTATCTCTTTTCTTGAAATCAAAAATTGATGAAAGCACACAAAAGTTTGCAAAAAATAGATTAGCTGAAATATTGAGTTTTGTAGCTCCTGAAGTAGAAGAATATAAAGATCCAAATGGACAATATATTACAAGGGCTGTTGAAAAAATGATGGAGAATTCTGTAATCAATAGAGATTTATTAACACGTATAGCTGAAATCGGTGTATATTTAAAAGATAATAATGGTATCTTCTTTAAACGTATTAAGCAAGAATATTATATTCCAGAAATTCTAGTAACCCTTACAAGAGAAGAAAAACTTCCGGAAGTTTTTGATGACCCTACAGAAAAAAATATTTATCAGATTAATAATATTATAGACAATCAAGTTAATAATTTTGTTCAAACATTAGCAGATAGTATATATCAAAAAAATAATCCTACCGAAAGAGTTCCTATGCGTCCATATGCACAGCTTCCTCAATACAAAGTTAAGAAATGGAAATCCGCATGTGATGAAGATTTAGAAGGTGTACCAGATGAACACATTGTTTATTACAAAGAAGATGGAAAGGTATATTGTTTACTTATATCAAATATATATGAACAACTTAATAGTGAAGAAGGAATCCCGATAAATCCAACAACAAAAAAGCCTCTGGACGAAGATTTTGTAGAAAGATTCAGACAACTATATGATTCTAAATTTAATAGAACAGGTATTGATTTAGATGAGCCTGATGTGATAGAATCCATTTTGCAAGAAAAACCAAAGACTCCGACTCCAATACGTCAGCACGCACCTGGTTTGCTAGATATGATCAAATCAAATATATTAGGATGTGAAAAAGAAATCAAAAACGACACATTAGGAGAAGGAGAAAAGTGTAAATCTTTAGAAGGAGAAGGAGAAGAAATAGAAGAAGAAGATGAAGATGAATTAAAACCAAGAACTTCTAAAGGAACTTCTAAAGAAATTGGTGAATTATTTGACAGTGATTCTGATGTTTCTAAAGACGAACACGAAGATGAAGATGAAGATGAAGATGAAGATGAAGATGAAGATGATAAAGGTAAACTGACTAAAGAAATAATAGCGTTACGATCTAATGCTGATAAAACAGCATCACTTCCAAAGGCAGGCGTAATAATTACATTTAAAGAGTCCGAACCAAATGTAAGATATAAAGTGTATGATGTTGATGATACATACACAATAGATATGTTTAACAGTTTGGATATTTATAAAGTAGGTGAAAAATGGTATCGTAAGGGTACAGAAGATGATGCGAATGCTCATTCCCCAGGTACTACTATTATAATAGAAGATTCTGTATGTCAATATTGTAAAAAGAAGATAAATAAAAAGAAATGTTTAAAATCAAAAATTTATGTAAAAAAACAATTTCACACAGTTTGCTTTTGCTCTTTTAAGTGTTTTGAAGAACATAATGTATGGCCAAAGAAAAGAAATAGTGATAATAAAGTTGGTAAGAAAGGTGGTAGAAACGGTTCTAAAGAGCGAAATTCTAAAAAATAAACTATTCGTGTGTACTAGATTTTAGGGGGGTATTAGATTCTTGTTTAACTCATAATTTTATTCCAAAAAATATGGAATAAAATTCTTTAATCTAAGGATGTTTTGTATTAAAATAAATGGACTATTCTCAATTAGAGAATTACACTTATGTACAGCTAAAACAAATTGCTCAAAGTATGAGTCTTCCAATTCACCGTACAAAAGCTGGTATAATTGAACAGGTGACAGAAGCATTTAAGGAATACGAAAAATATAAGAGATCAAAACTTGATAAATATAAAAGATGCAAACAACTTGGTGAAAAAGGAAAAGAAGGAACTACATTTTTAGTTGTTACAAAAGATGGTTCTGAATACGCTATGAAAACATTTCGAAAACAAAAATCTTCTGCTAACCTCATAAAAGAAGCAGAATTACAAAAACTAGCAGCTGATTTAGGAGCTTCACCAAACGTTGTTGATTTTGATACAGTGTCAAAGTACATTGTGATGGAAAAAATGGATAGGCACCTTGTCGATGTAATAAAAGAACAAGAAGGAAATGTAACAAAACAACAACAAAAGCAAATCATTGCAATATATAAAAAATTAGATAAAGCTCGTGTATTTCATGGAGATGCTAACTTGCTTAATTATATGTACAAAGGTACTAAACTTTATATTATTGATTTTGGAATGGCACGAGAAATAACTACATCTTTAGTAAAAAAATTAGGAACTGAAACACCAAATATTCAAATCATGACACTCGGTTTAGCTTTAAAGCTTAGAGACTTAGGTTGTAATCGATCTTCATATGATCATATTATTAATTATCTTTCGGATGAGCAGCGCATTCAATTTAATTTTGTCGTTAAAAAATAAGAACAAAAATAAGAAGTAATAATTTAAGTTTACATTATACGTATCAACTCTTTTAGAAACTCTGTAGCATTATCTCCAACATCTTTTATTGACTGAAATCCATCTATAGCTTGTTCTGATCGTATCCTCTCTATCTCTATTCTATCACATTCTTTTTCTGCTGCCATCTCATAAAATCTATTTCCTATTTCGATAAATAAATCTTTACTCTTTCTTTGAATTGGCTTATTTATCATATTTATGAATTTTGCTCCTTTGTAATCTGTTATTACTGCTCCACTAGTATCTTTATATTTTAATATTCCTCTAGAACTATCTGCTATAGTAATCATACTCTTACCTGTATCATCTCTTATTACATGATCATTACAAAATTTAGCAAGACCAGGTTGCCCTTCAAGCAAATGATTTTCATTATAATGATCTTCTACTTTCTTTTGAATTATTTCTGAGGTTAGATTAAGAACATTAAGATTTTGAATATTTGTAGTCTTGGTTTTTCTAGGTTGTTTTGCTATTTCTTCAATACATTCTTGTGTTCTATGAGATAATTTTTTATAAATTTTTAGTTCAGATTTTAGTTCAAAAATTTTTAGTTCAGATTTGAGTTCAAAAATAAGTAAGTCTTTCTCAATTATTTTTTGTTCTAAATCTTTGATATGATTTATAAGTTTATGTTTACAAACAGATAAATGTCTATCTTTTGAATTTTTTGCGATTTCAATACCGCAATCTTGACACTTAAATAATTCAGTTTCGTTATTTATCCCGTTTTTCTTTTGTATTTCAATACAATATTTAGCTCTTTTTTGATGATTACTGAGAACATACTTACTATTAAATTTAGTTTTGCAAAATTCACACTCCATTTAATTAGTAATTCTATTGCTTAAATAATTAATCATTTTTAATTACAATTAATCACAATTAACTTAGTTAATTATGACTACATATTCTTCATTTTACCATAAAATACCTTAAAAATATTTTTTATTTTCAACACACAGAAATTGTGTGTGTTGAACTTTTTTTAAATGGATAGACTTTAAAAATTACTTTTTTAAAACTTCTCCTCCGACTTTTTGAAATTTGATTCCTAAATAATTTCAAAAAGTCTTTCTCATCATCCTCATTTTTGAATTTTAGTTCCTAAATAATTTCAAAAAGTATTTCTCTTCCTCCAATTTTTTATTCTGAAAATTATTATAATTTTTGAAAATTAATAATATATAAGATTTTCTTTTTACATTTTCTTAAATTATTCGTACACATATCGTCTATTTAAAAGTTAATTGTGTAAAACAAATGTCTAAACCTTGGTGGAGTAAAAAATGGGGGTCTAACAGTATTTGCGGAATTACATACACTCGTTTGAGACCTGGTAAAAATAAAAATGGAGTCCATCATACAAGTAGATTAAAATGTTCACATAGTTTTTGTACGAATATACTGTTGGAGTGGATCAAAAAGTGTCCTGGAGAACCAACTTGCCCGATGTGTCGTCAACAATTTGATTTGTTAGATTTGTTAAAAAAATGAAATTCAAAATTGTAAAAACAAAACTCTATTTTGGTGTCGTTTTTAAATAAGTGTATAACATTTAAAGTTAAGAAACACTAACAATTGTTTTTTTGCTACATATCTGCATGATAACAACCAGCTGCTACCTCTCTAATGAAGCCATAAAACAATTCTGGTCTCATTCCATTTGCTATCTCGTTTGCCTGTCTTTTTTGTGATATTACTTCCATTGCAAATTCCAACACATCATTTGTTTCCTCATTTACATCAGGATTACTTGATGTGTTTAGAGATTTCCATTTTTCCTGTAGTTTAAAATTAAAAAGATTATATTTCTAAATATAATCTTTTTTGATTTAATTTGAAAACAAGGTGATATTAAATTTACGAAATAGTTTCAAATTTTTGAGAGAGATGAAGTTCATTCTAAAGGATTCGCTTCAAAAATTATTATTTTTTCGACTTTCTGATTCCGAAAATTTTTTCTATTTTAAAAAATATTTTGTAGAAATAAAATTTCTATCTCTTCCGTCGCGTAAAAACAAAAGTCTCAGTTGATAAATAAAACCTAATTATGTTAATACCATTTTTGGTATTAACTATGTAAATCTTTTTCAGATGTATATATGTCATATATATAAGTACCACGAGCCATCGGATGCAATTCATTGACTACTTCTAGTTCATTCTTTGGAATTTTGTAAAATTCACATACCTCTTTGTGGGAATCTATGATAAAAACACGGGTATTCTCATTATAAACATAGTCATCTGGAATGTTTGCTTCTATACTGGCATATATTTGTTCAACAGATTTTAACGGAAGCTTTTTATATTCCCGATTTTTTTCCGACATTCTAGATTTTATAACGTCATGTAGAACTCCCTCCATGCATCTCGAAAAAATTAACATAGAACAGAGAAGCTTTTCAAAATTAATTTTATCCAACTTGCAGAAACCAGCAACCTCAGCTACTTTTTCGCTAACACGATGCCTAAAAGTTCGAATAGAATCAAGTCTAGTATTTTTTTGAATATAAGCAGCCATTACGAATCTTGCAGCGTCTGTGATACCTTTCAATATATAAAGATTGTAAAAGGGTGAAGCTATTTGATTCTCAATTTTTAAGAACTCTTCTATTAATGCTCGATATGATTTTTTAATATCTGTGGTATTTTGTTTTTCTATGGGAATAATAATAAGAGTTTGTAAAATATCAATACAGTAATGACCATAATCCTCAAACAGTAACGATCCTGGGTTCTCACCATCCAACATTTTAGAAACATAATCAGAAGCTCCGTATTGTTCTCCTTCATCCCATCCAGAACTCCAGTCAATATTTAGAGGATCAAACAAATTTCTCACTATTCTCCTCAGTTTTTTAGATTTTTTAGTATTTCTCTTATCTTTTATCTCACCTGATACTGTTACCAAAAAAAGTTTTGGATCAGCCACCCAGTCAAATCTGTCGCTCATAAATCCAACAGATGTGTGAGCCATACTTGGCCATAATGGTCCATCTTTCATATTATTTATGTAAGAAAATCCAAAGTCGATGATTATTGGATAATGACCATAAGTAGGAACAGCAAATTGATTTTCGGCATCCAGAGAATATAAAAATACAATATCTTTATCACATTTACGCATCATAACGTTAAAAGAATGCAAGTCATAATGAGCAAATTCTTTCTTTTTCTGAGCAATAGATATAGCCATCAAAACTTGTTTTATACTGGAATACAACACATCTTCTTTAATCCTGTCTACCGCTCTAATGTAATTGTAAAACTTGCAACTTTTGTCTATAAATTCGCAAAGAAGAACTTCTTTTTGAATAGGATGAGACGATTTTAGGTTAAAAGGGTTACCTTTTTTTCCTGACCTAGGATCTGTAGAGCACAATATAGAACCAAAAGATTTACAAAAATGAGGACAATAAGGAGATAATTCATTCAAACCTTTCATCACTGTTGATTCGTGTTGTATTAAATAATTAATATATTGCGAAATCTTGAATATGTATTGTTTTTTCTCATCTTTTTCTGTAAGTGTTAGTAAACCTACAACTCCCTGTTTTCCTGGTTTATCAAATACAGCGTCGAAAGAAAGCCATTCCTGCCAAGGCCGATCCTTGTTTTTTTCGTAATAGGATAGCAATTCATTGTATAGATGAACATCATTTAAAGAAGTTATCTTCGACATTTATTAGTTTTAATATACTACTTTAAGTATATTTTATAAAATAAATAAAGTAATCTAATAGAGATAATTTTATTGGTCTAAAATATATATTTAGTTAAAATAAAATGTCAAGCCCAAAACATTTGACTAGATCTGCACGTTTGAGAAAATACGAAGTTGCATATGAAGAATGTCTTAAAAAGATGTCTTGTTCCAAAAAAAGCCCTGCTAAAAAATCACGTGTTCGACAAGAAACACCACCAGAAATAAAGCAAAAGTCGCCCCAAAAAAAGAATGAAAAGCCTCTAAATTCTTACCAGAAATTTGTACAAGATGAAAGCCAAAAAAGTAAATATAAAGGTCTTATCGCTAGTGAACGCATGACAGCTATCAGTAAAGAATGGAAAAAACAAAAAGATAAATTATAAACTGACTCATATATTATTTACGTATTCTTTTTCATAAAAATAGGGAATTCACCATTCGTAATATCATCATCTGAATCTTCGTCGCAACTACCAATATCAATATCAATATCACCATTTACTATTTCAGATGGTGATGCAACATAATAAGGTTTATTAATGTGTTTATAATATCCTTTACAAACAGGAAGCTTATCACACATTTTTTGAATTGTATCTTCACCATCTAGACCTTTTTTTGTAAAGTATAAAGTTGTTTCGCAACAGGCACCTTTAGGATTATCATGAGGTGTGGTGTAGTTATCTACTTTTGTTTTGTAAGTACTCCATGTTTCTGGATCAGCGCAATTAGTATTATCGCAATCATTAAAAGTTAAACCTTCGAAATTTGTTTTGTCCGACGAAATATAATAGCCTTTACAAGTATCTTCATTATCACATAATATCTTTATTACATCTTCATCATAGCTAGGATCGAAACATTTATGTATACTTTTTTTAATTGTATTATTGTTTAGCGGTATGTACTTAGGTTTAGGATTAGGAGTAGAATTATGCTTATGTTTAATTAAGAGCAATATAATTACAAATACTGATATTAAAATTATACATCCAATAATAAAATATTTTTTTGAATTCATAATATTTTATTAATATAGTAATATATTAATAAAATATTTTTTTCTAATCAAAAACAAATGTAATACTACTCATTACTCATAATTAACTACTTAAGAAATATTTTCTACCAATAATTACGGATAAAGCAAGTCCAAAAATGCAAAAACCTGCGACATACTTAGATTTATTTGAAGAGTGCCAAGGAGATTTCTTAATCCATAAAGGAGGGCAATGAATATTTTTATAGGTCAAACTTTTCAACATGTATGTCTCTTCTAGATAGTAACCAAGTTTTCGATAATAATTACGAGTGCCAATACCTGAGATTACAGACATTCGATTATAACCTTTATTGATTGAAATGTACTCAGCAATATACATTAGAAACTTACCAATCCCTAAGTGTTGCGTTTTAGATGTTACATTATCTAAACCTTTCGCAATAAGACTGCCGTAAACATGAAGTTCGATAATCATCGCAACACGAACTCCGTTTGGATAAGTCTTTGATGGTTCGCGTTGTTTCAAACATTCAAAGAATACAAACTGATTTGGATTTTCACCTCCGTTAAATCGAAGTCGACAAAATCCATACAGAATATCACGTTTTGAACTTTCTAGACTTATAAAATATTCAGTTCCATCACATGCTTCATATTCATCTATAAAGATCTTTGAATCTTTAATATCAATAAACTTACCTTTAACTTCTCTTGCACGAATATCTGTCTCTAAACCTCCCTCCGATTTTACTTCATTTGTAATATCACCACGCATACTAAGACGATCAACACCACCTGTAATATCTTTCTTACTAAAATCTCTAACTATTCTATTGATTCTAATATCATAAGGACAGTGAGTTGTCACAAACTTTATTAATTCTTCAGCCTTACCAATGTCAGTTCCATATGGAACATAAATACCTTGATTAAGATCAGTTTTAGTTGCACCAAGTTCCTTTGCTTTGTCATGCCATTTCTTAATCTCAGTGAATGGAAGAACCATTGTAGGATACCACTTCCATTGATTTGAACGAAGATGGGTGTTCTTACTTTGTAGAATTTTCATACCTTGATCTCCAATAATAGTCTTAGATTCATTACTGATAGACTCAAAATCAATAGGTTGCATACACAACCATCTTGCCATTAACATATCAACTTCAAAAGTTGATCCAGGAAGATCTGGCATCCAATGATTATCAACTTTAAAACCGTTAACTTTCAAACGTTTATTAGCAAGCATTGCTGAATTAGTTGTGCAATCTCTGTTAACATTATTAAGAATATTATCAAAAATAGATTGACAACCAATCTGCATACGTGTAACACCAAGACGACGATAAAATTGTAGACTCTTCATACAAACAGAATCTGGTCGAGTTTCAAGTGTAAGTCCGATAACTCCATGTGAAGAAGATTCGTTAATCAAAATCTCATCTTCAATAGATAGAGGATCACGATGAACTGACATATACGTATTAGCGTTGTAATATAAATCTCTAGTAAATTTCTCTATATATTCGATTGGATACGCATCTACAGTTCCTCCCTCAAAAATTACTTCAAGTTTATCAATATCGTGACCCATATCATCTAGCTGGTCACATCTATTTGTAAATTGAAGACCACAATCCCATCCATTTTGTGCTCCACGATCGACAGCCGGTTCTCCGAGGAGATAGCTTCTAGAAACTCCTTTATGCCACTCAAAATCTTCTCCGTACTTACTTTTGCGTTCTTCGTCAGTCATTTTTTGAAGGTTCTTAATAGATATTCCAACTTTAACAAATCGATCTTTCTGTTCTTTGTTTGAAATTTTTGGAACAATAGTTGTTGTGTCATTTGGACAATAAAAACAATTATGTTTACAAGAAAATTTTCCTGATTCTAAAACCAATGTAAGATTAACAACACCAGAATTAGATCTAATCGATTTTGCTCGAATAAAACTTTCAAATTGCTTATCAACTTTAATAAGACCCTTTGATACACAATTACGGTAAATTTTTACTAATACTTTCTTTTGATAAGATTTTTTCATTGGACGATTAAAGTAAACACGAACATAATTATTTTTAGTTTTCTCATACCATGTATTTGGGTCATTGATATTTTTATGAACTTCATTATACATTAATACCATCTGTTTGCTAGCAAGATTCATCTCGTTAGTTGAAAAAATATAATCATTGAAACAGCTAGTGGATTCTTCAAGATCAATGGGGAGTTTTGCCATTTAATCAATATACTTTAATTCAAATTCTAATTCATTTTTATTATTCCATAACTTATATACGATTGCATATAAGTTTAAATTCGGTCGCTTTCATTATCTATAATATCTAATTCACCTTCAAAGTACTCAGGTTCATTCCATTCAGCACTAAAATCAGGTTCACCTTCAAAGTAATCAGGATCACCTTCAAAGTAATTAGGATCATCTTCAAAGTAATCAGGATCATCTTCAAAGTAATCAGGATCACCTTTAAAGTAATCAGATTCACCTTTAAAGTAATCAGATTCACCTTTAAAGTAATCAAGTTCACGTTTAAAGTAATCAGATTCACCTTTAAAGTAATCAGATTCATTGTATTCGAGATTTTTTTCTTGTTTCTTATCTGTATTTCTCATAAAAAATGGTATCCAACGGTTTGATGATTGTATTAAAGGTTTTACTTCCTCCTGTTCTTTCTCTTGCTTTTTGTATTCTATTTGTCTTTGTGTTTGTCTATCTTGTTCGTCATTATATTCCTTTCGTCTTCTTTGTTTATCATTTTCTGAATAAGAATCTAGCCATTTAGCAAAAGATTCACATATACTTTCTGTTTCTTTAGTTGTTGATTCACTAGTAGTTGGTATATTATTTCTATTAATGTAGGCTAATATATCAACATCATTCATAAAATATCCTTTATCATCTTTCATAATGCTAATATCATGTACATTTAGTGGTCCTCTACAAGCCAAAATTACTATTGTAAAATTTTTATCAAGTTTAATTAAAAGTTCTTGGAGTGTTTGAACTGATATTGTGTCTACTTGTTCTTCGAAGTCTTTTATATCATAAAAACCAGTTAATTCACTTGAAAACTTCATTTTACCTGTAGACAAAAGCATATTAGGTACACGGCGAGAAGAAGTGGTAGAAGAATAAACACAAATCTCATTTCCTGTATTTTCTGTAAATGCTAAAATAGAGTTGTAATAATCTGATACACTTTTTGCACCTTTAATATATGGCATAATCTTAAAGTCTCTACTTTCCATAAATAATCTCTCATCACGTAAACATATAACTTGAACATTATCCTCTGGATTTAAATCAATATAACCTGGAATACTCCAACCGTGTCCAAAAAATATATAATTTTTATGTTCACGATCTTTATCAAGATGTGTCATTTATATAAAATATATATTAATTTTATAAATAAAAAACATATAATTATCCCAAATGATCCTATTCTAATTTAATAATTGGTGTACTAATCAAAGAATGAGATTTTGTATCTAAAATTGTTTATTTTATCAAAAATTCTTTATAAAAAATTCCCAAGATTATAGGAAATGGTACTACGAGCCAGCACCACATGCTGGCATTTCCACAACTATAAAAAATAGATGATATAAAAAGCGTTATTATAAGATAAGAAACAATAAATATAGAAAGACTAAATGGTCTTAGTAATAACAAAATTATTGTTATAAGTGTTATGCAATATATAATTCCGCTGTTTTTAATGTCGTTCCACCATTGTAATGACATATGCTTGCAATTTGGGGAAGGTTTTAGAGATTTATATTCTTTTTTTATATTTAAATTTATTAGCATAAAACTAACATAAAATAATATTACTATAGACGCTGTTATTTTAAAACTCATTTTAACTTTGCTGTTAAGAATGAAGCATAAAAATACAACTAACGGTTGTGTTACATTGAATATAAGCGATGCGCGACTTCCTAAAGTCAAAGATCCTTTTTCTTTTATTTTATCTTGTCCTTTCCAAACAAAATATTCGGAAATTTGCATCATTAAAACCCATTGCCATATTATACATATAGGAGCTATTATTGTATTTTTAAAATATAACATTACAGAAATATTTATTAAGGTTCCAACTATAAAGCTAGTCAAGGAAGCAGTTGCATTCCAACACATTTACTAATTTAAAAATATAAATAATTTTTGAATTACTCATATTACATATAATACATGAAAAATTCTTAAAATAAAATTGGTATTTAAAGAAAACATCCTTTTTAAATAGTAAAAATGACTTCTGTCCATAAAGAAAAGACAGCCGATGATTTAGTGTTTCCTGAGTTTGATGATATCAAAGTTTCGACAAAAACCTTTACTGCAACTACTAATTTAAATATACAGATAGACGAATTATACAAAAAACTTCCGATTACTCCTTATGTCGTAGTTCCAAAAAAAAGAGGTAGAAAAAAGAAGTGTGAGCAAATCGAACATAACAAGACTATAAAACCCGGATCTATAATCACAGTTAAATACGAAAACGAAATTAGAGGTGTGGAACTAAAACCAAAAAAGACTAAAACCGGAAAGAAAAAGAAATGGTTTCGTAATTCTATCACAGTTGTTATTATTCTTGACAAACCTATTAACTTTAAAGTTTGTCGAAATGGAACTTTTCAAATGACTGGGTGTAAGTCACACGAGCATGCAGATAAATGCGTAAAATATATTTGGGAATATATAAAGACTTATAGTACTATTTACTCTTTTACTAGAGGTACAACTTTAGAAGCTATTTTTATTCCTTCTATGCGGAACATTGACTTTTCTCTTGGGTTTATTGTAGATAGAGAAAAATTAAACCAGTATATGTGTACTCAAAAAGAATTTCATTGTCTTTTAGAAACATCTTTTGGATATACAGGTGTTAATGTCAAGGTACCTCTTACAAAAGATATTAAAACGATGCAAGTCAAAAAAATTATTGAGAAAGATGGTGAATGGCAAGAAATTTGGACTACATATAAAGAATATTTGGATATTCTTTCACCAAAAGAAAGAGATACAAAATTGCAATCAGAACGACACAATACATTTTTAGTATTTCACAGCGGAAAGGTCATTATGTCTGGATTAACAGCAGATTTTATGAGAGAAGTATATTATTATTTTCTTTCTATTATTCGCGCTTCATTTAATAAAATTGAAGAAAGATTAGTTAATTTTAACGACTCTGACGAAAATGAACTTTCTTTGGATGAAGAACTTGCTCTTTTGGAACTTTAATATTATTTTATTGTCTTACCATATAATAAAATGGATTTACCAAAAGAAATGTTAATGGGATTAATGTTTATAGTCGGACTAGTATTAACAATTTTTGCATTCAAAATTACAAATGATGTTAATATTTGCAAAGTATCTGCTGCTCAAAATGCTCTAAGAGGTCTTCTTGTAATGGGAGTTATGTTAATGTCTATAACAGGTACTACTTTAGGAATAAATTGTAATACAGGAAAGTCTGATAGTGAAACGTCAGTAAACGGTATGATTTTTGTAATTTTAATGCTTGTTATTGGTATTATTACAACTGCTCTTGTTTCAGTGATTCATAAAAATTGTGAGGATGCTAGAAAAGATACTCCTATCTTATTAACAATGAGTGTTCTTATCATGGTTGTTTCACTAGGATATCTTGGATATACTGCTTATAATAATCATAAGTCATCTTCTAATACTCCTTCGGGTACTCCTTCAGAATCTCCTCCTCGTGTTTTGACTCCTAGTACTCCTTCAGAACCTCCTCCTCGTCTTTTTACTCCTCGTCCTCCTCCTGGTCCTACTCCTCCTGATCGTCTTTTAGCTCACAATTTAAAATCTAGTTTTGGAAAACGTAGATAAATTTAAAATACACTGTTAAAACCTATTTTATTAAAAAATAGGTTTTTAAAATTAATTCTTACCATATAATAAAATGGATTTACCAAAAGAAATGTTAATGGGATTAATGTTTATAGTCGGACTAGTATTAACAATTTTTGCATTCAAAATTGCAAATGATGTTAATATTTGCAAAGTATCTGCTGCTCAAAATGCTCTAAGAGGTCTTCTTGTAATGGGAGTTATGTTAATGTCTATAACAGGTACTACTTTAGGAATAAATTGTAATACAGGAAAGTCTGATAGTGAAACGTCAGTAAACGGTATGATTTTTGTAATTTTAATGCTTGTTATTGGTATTATTACAACTGCTCTTGTTTCAGTGATTCATAAAAATTGTGAGGATGCTAGAAAAGATACTCCTATCTTATTAACAATGAGTGTTCTTATCATGGTTGTTTCGGGAGGATATCTTGGATATACTGGTTATAATCATCACATTTCAACAAATATAAAATCCAAATTTAGTTTCGGAGGATGAGGCGGAAAATAAAATCGTATTTTATAACAAACATCTTTAAAAAAACTATGCGTGACAAATCTTCTGTAAACCAAATTGGAAAGTAGATTTTGAAAATTAGTTCTTGCCATACAATAAAATGTATTATAAGATGAATGTTGGTGCACCCAGCTCCTCTCATGGATCTGAAAAAATGTTTTGGATATTGCCAATTTTTATATTCTTTTTATTATTAGTAGGAGTCATTTTATACGCTCTTATACATAAAAAATAATTTAATACTTTATTTGAGTATTAAATTTATGTCTAGCGATATTGAACATTACACGCTGAATTAAAAATGTTATTTAAATCGTCTCTATCAGCTTTTGGATAACAAGGTCTAGATGTGCTACATGCAGCTTGAAAACATATATTGGGTTTAGTAGAAACATCATCAAGAATAATATCTTTTTTGTATCTTTCTTGATTAATTGGTCTCCATCCAGCTTCTCTATCTGCAAAAAAAGGTTCAGAAGATCTAGGAACTCCTCTATAAAATCTTGTATATGGAAAAATATCATAATCTGTTAAAACTTGCTGTTCACTTGTTGCAATGTAAGGTTTATCTTCTTTCTTTTTAGCAATCTGTTCTTTTATGTTTCCAATATTAATGGCTTTAACATAAGTATTAAACATTTATCTTTTAACAATATTACATTTATAAATTATTAAATATTTATTTATTATAAATGATTCCAAAGATTATTTATCAAACATGGAAAACTAAAGATTTACCTCAAAGTTGTATAGATATTAAGAATAATATTCAAAAATTAAATCCGGATTATAAAATGTTGTTGTACGACGACAAAGACATTGATAATTTTATTAAATCTAATTTTGATGAATATACATACAATAGCTTTTTACAATTAGATGTTGGAGCTGCTAAAGCAGATTTTTGGAGATATTGTATATTATATAAATACGGCGGAATATACTTAGATATAGATTCAAATATAATAAAGCCTTTAAATGAATTAATTGAAGAAGATGATCAATGTATTATTACAAGAGAAAATAATAAAGGCATTTTTGTACAATGGTTTTTGTTATTTGAAAAAAATCATCCTATTCTATTAGATACTATAAATGAATGTTGTAGAAACATTACAAATAAAACTACTAATGATATAATCTCATTAACAGGTCCTAATGTTTTTTCTAATTCTATAAATAAAATTATGAAACCATTATATAATAAGAATATAAAAAATTTGTATTTTGAAGACGACAAAAATTTAAATTCTATTTTAAATAGAAGATCTAACTCTATTCGATGTAGATTTTATGGAATTGATATGAAAACATTTGCTCAGTTTAAGCATGATTTTACGAAAGATTTATATAAAGACCATACGAACTGGCGTGATCAAAAATCAATATTTACTCAGAATACTAGGAATACTCAGAATACTAGGAATACTCAGAATAACTATAAAAAGATTATTTTTTGGATATTTTTAGTATTGTTAATTGTTTTATTAATAGGAGTTATCATTTACATCAAGTTTAAATCTCAAAAATTATAAAAATAAAAAATTTATGCATTATATAATTTATTGTATTTATAAATGAGCAAATTTTTATTATTTATAATAACTTTTATTTCAGGAATTTTAATGTTTTTGTTATTATACATTCTTAATAACAATAAGAATAACAATAATAACAATATTAATAACAATAATAACAATATTAATAACAATATTAACAATATTAATAACAATATTAACAATATTAATAACAATAATAACAATAATAACAACAATAACAATAATAATAATAAAAATATTAATAACAATAACAATATTAATAAAAAGAAAATTTACAAAGGATTAGTTCTTTTTGATATAGATGGAACTCTCACTCAAAACAACTTTTATGTAAATTTTGAAATTGTACAATTTTGTATCGACAATAACTTTGCGGTAGGAATATGTACAGCAGGGACAATATATGATATGAATAATTTACTTACATATAATTGGATGCCACAAAATCTATATGATTTCATAATAAAAAATTCAAATATTACATTTAACAATGTTGGCTCATACGTATTAATGGGTAAACCAAACACTGCAGAATATTTAAAACTTCCAAATAAAAATCCTGGATACTTGAAAGGTTTTGCTCTTGAAACAACAGCAAAAGCTCTTGGTATATCAAATACAAAGTGTATGATACTTTGTGACGATGATCAAGGTTATATAACAGATGCTCTTTCTTACAATAAAAACCTTAATATTGTGTGTTCAGGACAATATTGCGGAGGTGTTTTAAGTATTTCAACAGTTAAAGCAGCTATGGCAAATTGCAAATAAAATAATACTTTATTTAGGAATTTTTAGTATCTCATACCATTTTGCGTTTGCATATTTAAAATTTTTTTCTTGTTCATCTGAACAGTCCAAATAAGCTTCAGAATATGGATCAGAACATGGATTAAAAGAATTTTGATATTTGTATTCTTGATATGATTTTAGTTGATTCCATGTAAGATCGCGTTTGTAATTTTTTGAGTGTAAGTGATCTGGATACGTTTGTTTTTCACCAATTTCTGTTTTTTTCACAGCAAGACCAAAATCAATTAAAACAAGTTTACCTTCATCCGTAACCATAACATTACTTTCAGAAGTATCTATATGTAACCATCCAAAGTTTTCTACAATAGTTAAAAGACTACCCAAATCTTCCCATATTTTACTCGAATTCATTTTTGGTTCATAATAACGAGTTGATGTTAATTTTTCCATTACAATATATCCTATATTTTTACAAGTCCATGATGCAAAGAGTTTAGGCACAGCATTTGAAGGTTGCAATTCTTGTAAAGCTCTTACTTCTTGAAAAAAATGGTGATCAGCATTTTGAATTTTTACAACATAGTTACAATTCGTGTCTTTACACGCGACATATACTTGTCCATATGAACCTTTACCGACTGATTCCATTTTTTGCCATATCTCATTTTGTTCACAATCTTCTGGTGCTAAAAGATTAACAGAATCAGCTAAACCTATAAATTCTGTCGGAATACCAGGTCCTATAGGAGTATTTATAGGAATTGTATCGAAATCTTCGAAAAAAACTTTCTTATCTTTACTTGGAGGAAAACTCTCGATTGGTACTTTCCATTGAGCAAACTTAAATATATAATTATAATAATAAAATTTCCCAGGAACTTTTTTAAAACTTTCAACTCTTACATAACCTCTAGGTAAAGGTGATCCATCTATATATGTAAAAAAAGCTATTTTACTTGTTCCTGATACGGTTTTAACTAAACCAAATTTATCTACTTCAGTCATTTATATTAAACATTTGTAAAATAAATTTTACAAATAAAGATAATATTCGCATAATTTATACAAAAAATAATAAATTATGCAAGAAGTCGGTCGCGTTTTGAACACAATCTTGTTATCATTAAGAATAAAATATAAAATTGGAATAAAGTCAAATTTACTTAAATAAGTAGTAAATGGGGTATATTTATAAAATTACAAACATAGTAACTAAAAAATTATATATAGGTTCAACAATACAACATAATTATGAAAATAGGTGGAGAAAACATCGTAATTGCATTAACTATAAAGAAGGATGTCCTGTACTAAAAGCTTCAATGATAAAACATGGACTTGAGAATTTTAAGTTTGAAATCCTGATAATCTGTTTTGATGATGATTTATTTAAATATGAACGCGAGTATATAAAAAAATATAATTGTCAAATTCCGAATGGTTATAATATTCTATCAGGTGGGCGTGATGGTTTTCTTGGATACAAACATACACCTGAAACGATCGAAAAAATCAAAAAATCATGTAATAGATTTTGGGAAGAAAATCCGAATTTTTTTAAAACATACAGTGAAAAATTAAAAGAATCAATGAAAAAAGTAAATATGTCAGAATGTGTGAAAAATTCTGTAAAATTTCAAACAGCTCTTAAAGAGAAACGTGTAGGTAGCATTGCTCATAAAGAGAATAAAATTTCAGAAGATACCAAGAAAAAAATCAGTGAAGGATTAAAAAAATATTACTCACAAAATGAAAACAAGAAGCTTAATATTGAAAACCATCGAGAAAGTATGGCAAGAGCAGTAGGAAAGCCAGTCACACAGTATACAAGAGATGGAGTCTTCATAAAAGAGTATAAAAGTATAGCAGAAGCAGGTCGTACATCTACAGTTACAAAAAATAATATTGGACTTGTATTATCTGGAAGAAATAAAACAGCTGGTGGATTTATATGGAAATACTCGCAAAACATTTCGGAGGGTTCTTAAAATAATTTAAAGATATAGTTTTATTATATAATAAGCACGATTGCGTGAGTGGTTAAAACGGAACGGCTTAAGACCGTTTGCTTCGGCTTCCTGGGTTCGAATCCCAGATCGTGCATAATTTATCATTTTGTATAAATTATGCGAAAACAAGTTTTATATCAATTTGTTTTATATAAATAAATTGTGCATTTCGGTAATCCATTCAGGTGTTTGGCGTCCTGCAATTTTTCCTTTCCACGAAAGCATACGTTCTTTTCCAAAGAAATAGTAAGTTTGATAAGCATCTATAACATTATCATCTTTATAAATTTCTGGCATGGCTAGAGCAGGTTTTGTAAATCCTAGATCAGGTAAATTAGGAACGTTATTAGATAACTCTTCTATATAAGGTTGGCATTTATGTATTTTTCCATATCTATATGTATATTCTTTACAAAGTTCTTGACCAAGTTTACACAACCACTCATAATTTCCTTTTGACTTTCTTGTCCATATAGCGGATGGATGATTTTTATGAGTAAGTTTGTAACATGGTATATATTCGCTTTTTACCATGTAATGTGCTGAACAAAGAAGTTGAGTTGTTTCTAAAATCATTTTGATAACGTGTTTATCAACATGCATTTGAGCACATGTGCTTGGTATTAAACTCAAAAAGAATATGTTCATTTCTAGTTTATTTTATTTTTATTTTATTTTGCAAAAAATTCATTTTTAGTATAATTATCTTTTTTCTATTTGTATAATAAATAAATGTTTAATCCTAATTGTTGGAAAGAACAAAAAAGTAAGAGTTTTAACAGAAATTATTATGTAAATTTAGAGACTGGAAAAAGTCAATGGGGAATACCTCAAGGTTTAGGTGAGAAAATATTAAATAATTGGGAAAAACATCGTAGCAGTTCTCAAGATAAATTTTATTATGAACGCATTTCTGATGGTTTTAGACAATGGGACGAACCAACCGAAGATGATGATGAAACTTTACCAGTAGGCTGGGAAAAACGTGTTAGTAATAAGTGTAATAATATCTATTACAAAAATGTTAGTACAGGACATACACAATGGGAACATCCAAAAGAAGAATATTATAGAAAGCTGAAAGAACAAGAATTAAATGATAAGATAATTGCGCAACAATTATATGATGCATTTGTTGCACAAGACTTACTAGAAAGAGAAAGGAAAGCTATTGATGAACAAAAACAAAAAGATAAAGAAGCTGCTGAATGGAAACTTAGTTTAAAGAAGAGTAGTCCTCAAAAAAGTCTAAATATTAATAATCCTCATAATCCTCATAATGTTGTATTCAATTGGCCATGTGAAAAAGATCATTACAAAGGAAAGTGGAGTTTAAGATCTGATAAAGGTATAGAAAACACAGGATCTTATGAATTTGATCCAAAAACAATGAAAATTACTACTAGATTTAATGGAAAGCAAGACAAAATAGCTACCGTTATGATCACTAAATGCATGTGTCAAGTTTCTGAGTTTGTAAATAAAAGAGAAAATGATTTTCCATTTGATGACATTAACGTGATATTAGGTTCAATTCAAGACCTTATACAGACAAAAGCAAGTGGAAATAGACAAAAGGTTTTCGTTCTTCCTTCTCAATTAAATGGAGCCGAATATTCTTCACAAGACGACAAAGACATTGTGACTCGATTACAATCTTATATGGGCGATAGAACAGGCGGTCCAGCTGGTCAATTAGCTGCAGACCCAGGTGTTGCTCAATTTATAATTGACAATGCTGCTAATGATATTACAAAAAAAATTGATCATAATAGCGGTATAAATAATGTAAGGTTAATGGGTGATATACCAGGTATTACTTTAAAAAATGGTTATCTACAAGTAAAAGATAATGCTGATATACAAAAATTTGAAAATAATATATCTCAAATGACTGTATTGGGTGTAAGAGATGTTCCAGTTAGAGGTCTTACCTCAGGGAAAGATAGAGAATTTTTTTATGCAGATCACACAGTTGATCTTATATACGGTTCTGCTGTTCCTATTCAAAGTGATCCTGATCCGAAATCTCCTTATTATGACCCATATGCTCCTTATTATGGAAATTCTAATCACGAAACTGTTAGAAGAATAGCAAACGTAACTTTATTTGCTCAATATGTTGGATCATTTCGTCTTGCTATTTTGCGTGGTGGTAAGTGCAATATTTATTTAATGCTTTTGGGAGGTGGAGTCTTTAGTAATAGGTTTGACGATATTAAGGATGCGATTAGTAGCGCGTATAATTTTATGAAAGAAGGATTAAAAAGAGCAGATGTAAAAGTATTTGTTGTAGTATGGGAAGGTACTAAGAAGCGAGAAGAACTTAAAGCTTTTAATTTATTAAAATAATTGAGATGTTTACATAAAGATATATTTATTAGATTTAATCATAATCTACTGATTATTATTAAAAATTTAATATATTTATTAATAATAAATTTAATGTTTAAAAAAGTAAGCATTCATTATATATTGTTAGGATCTGTAATTTTAATCGCCATAGCACTCCTTATTATTTTTTGTGTGATTAGGAAGAGTAAAGAAAAACGCGAATCTTATACTTCTTCTGGTTTTATTCCAGGCTGTAAAGTTGCACCAGCAATGCAGTTTCCTGAGATACCTAATAACAAAGAATGCCCTTCTTCTGTTATAGATACCGGAAATATTAAAGCCGCATACATACTTTTCATTAGACACTGTGACAGAGGGTATCCAACTATTCCATCTAAAAAACCTTATATTCCTCAACCACTGGGTAAAGATGGTAAACCAGGTACTAAAATAAGAACAACTTGTAGTGAACCAACTAAAGGATGTCTTGGTTGTGAGTATATGGACACACTAGAAGGATGTGCTACAAATAATTGCTCAGAAAAAGGAGTTAAACGTTCGTGGGCTCTTGGAAAATGGATTAATTGTTTTGCTAAAGATAAAGGTCTTCCTATATCAACTGTAGTAGGTGAAAAATTTGTAGGTAATGTATCTAATCAAAGGCCTCACACAACAGCTGCTATTATTTATGAATCTCTTATGAATCTTAATCATTCTCCTTGTTGGTTTACTGCAGAAAAAGATAATTCAGATCACGCTATTAAAAAATATGTACAATCAGATAACGTTAAAGATAAAATTGTTGTAGTTGTTTGGAATCACGGGGGTTTACCAGGATTAATTAAAGATGTTACAAGTTTTTATACACCTTGGGATGATTGTTGTTTTGACAAAGTATTTGTAATGGATAATATAAATAAAAAATTTACATCTTATGACGCAAAATCTTTAGAAGAGTCAGATTTATGCGGATCTCCTTGCAAGAATGATGACAAAAGTATATCTCCGTATGTAACAAGTCAAGGTCAAACATGTTCATATGCTATTTTTGGAGACTCTACTCCATGTACAGTTCCAGATTCTACAATTTGTACTTCTGAACAATCATGTACGGATACATCTGTCTGCACATGCCTTTCAGGTTCTAGGTGTGGTGATTATGGTAAGTGTTGTTCTCAAGACTGTACAAATATTTTTTGCGACCAAAGAAATGAATGCGGTGAAACATGTGGATGTGGCGAAGGTCAATATTGTGATGGGTACAGAAGATGTTTACCTTGTAAAACAGATAAAGATTGTGATTTTATGAATCAGAATTGTAATACGGCAACTGGAGAATGTGTAGATAAATCTTTTTCTCCTGCTGGTGTTTATTAGGGTTGGTGTTTTTACGATTGTATTACATATCCTAATAAGTAAGTACTCTAGAAGTCTTTTTAAATACACAGAAAACCAAATTGTACTTTTGATCGTAATAAGTATAGGTTCTTTAAAATAAAATATATCTTTATGTTAAAGAAAATGATTACTGTATCTCAATCTGCCAAAAATAAAATACGCGAAATGTTAGGTAAAGAAAGTAGAAAAAATATACTTTTATATGTAAAAGGAGCTGGATGCAATGGATTTTCTTATAATTTCAAGATATTGGAAACCGACGTAAAACCAAACAAACTGGATGAAGAATATAAAATAGATGATTACAGTATATATTTATGTGGTAAAAGCATAATGTATTTAATAGGTGTTAAAGTTGATTACGTAAATGATATTATGGGATCAAAATTTGAATTTACAAATGATAACATACAGAGCAAATGTGGTTGTGGAAAAAGTTTTGCGTTTAAGGAATAAATAAAATTGTTTTTTGAGAAGTGTTTCTATTTAAATTATCAATACAATGTCATACATAAATTTTGATATTCAATGTTCTTTTTTTCAAACATTGCGAGACAGACGCAGAAACCGTGAATTATACGGAGCTATAATTCATCCATGTTTTTCGTCGTTTTTATTTTTTGATCCATGTCTCGATATGATCTGTTGTCATCATCCTGATATTTGGGAATATGGAACGGGGAATTTGATTGTTGCTCCAAAACCATCAATAATATCTACACATGCTGAAAACAGAGCACTGCAATGGCGACAGGAAGCCATAGATTTAAAAAATAATAATATTGACAAAGGATTTGGATATTTAGCGCGTAAAACGGTAGAGTATCGCGATAGTATGCGAATGTACAAATATGAGTTGGAAGCAACAAGTACAGTTCTAACAGAGGAACATATAGAAAGATTCGAATATATTGAAAATATATGTTTCCAAATTGAAGATCTTGGCTTAAAATCCGAAAAGACTAGGCAAGTTGGAATCCAAAGGCATGGAATATTATTTGACAAAGACAGATATTTATCAAGATATCAAAAAAATTTTCAGATATATAATGAAATTGATGAATGTATTCAAAATCCGAGGCAAGTATTTTTAGGAATTGAATTACTTTGTTATCCAGAAACAGAAATACAAAGAGAAGATGATATATTAATGTATGATGATATATTTTATGATTATAATTATGATAATATATATAATTATAATGATGATATATATAATTATGATAATGAAGAGATATCTGAAGATGAATCAGACTACCTAGTTATTGTCCCTGCTCAGTTTATACTATCAAGTCAAAAGCAAGAATGTGTGGTTTGTTTAGAAGAAAAAGATGTCTTAGAATGGCCTTGTCATACAACACACGTTACTTGTGAAGAATGTGTACTTAAAATAGTTAAATTTCGACAAGTATCGTGTCCTATATGCCGCAAACATCTTTAATTTTATGAAATTAATATTTTAAAATAAATTTATATATTTATATAAATATATAAATGCACTGTTGTTGTAATAGAAAATCAAAGAATAATTGTGAAATGATAGAACGTAGTAAGAAAGAATCTAATAAACAAGAAAATAACAATCTAAGTTGTATTTATGAACTTGTAATGACACCATACGATACTTCTTCTGACATTATAGAACCTCTTCCTATAACTCCTACTTTATCTGAAAGAAGAAAAAGCATATATGTTAATTTTTTTGAAGTTGATGAACCAAATACACCATCTACACCTGAACTTTCAACACCAAGAGATGTAAATGATAACACAATACATTTAAAAATACCTAAAGGTAGTAACTTGTATCTTAATTATGAAAGACATTATTTTGATGATTTTTAATTCAAAATATTCTTTATCTAAATAACACAAATTTTGTGTTATTTATTAACTTAGAGAAATGAAGTATTTAATAAAAAATGCTTATATTTTTAAGATGGTCATTATCTCCACACGAGTCATATCCCTTTTGTTTTGATGTTCAAGAGAACACAACAATAGGTGAGCTTTGTAAAATGGTTTTAACAAAAAATAACCAATGGCATGGTAATCCAACTTTTTCAGTAGTTAAAATATACGACGAGGATACAAAGTTATTAGATGAAAACTCAACAATAAGTATGTGTTTTGACAATACAGATGATCGTTATCTTGTTTTTGTTGCTGGATAAAGTAAAACCGAGAGTTTAAACTCATTAGAAAGTCTTATTATTAATAACAAATGGGTGTCCTTGGAGGCATTTCTTTAAATTTAGAGAAAGAAACGACTCTTCCATGTATAGGAATGTTACATGCCATACTGCTCGGTTTATGAATGATTTGGTTAGTATTTTCCTTAATCAAACCACCTAAATTGTTACTGTAAACAACTGTGCGAATGCAATTATTTTGCAATAACTCAATGCACCTAGAACAAGGTCTTGACATAAGAAGATTTTCAAGAGATCTATCAAATCTTAGCACGACCATGGTGAGCCGATTATTTTTTCTATTTTTTTGGTTTCGCAAGGCTCGAAGCGCATTATGCTCAGCGTGCATATGTGTTGAATTAGGCATCCAGTTTCCAATAGGTTTATTTCCTCTAAAAAGTTTAGCAAAGTGAAGACAATTTGTGTCATATCTAGACGATGCATATAAATTCGGAATTTCATAGTTTATGTGACTTATAATAGTCATTATATTTGAATGTAATGAATTATTTAAATCATAAAAAAAATATAAACTTAAATAATATGTTACAATATAAGTAATCATATGAGAAACGAAGTAATAGATACACATTATCAAAATGTCGTAAATGTATACAATTCTGATTGTCTATTTTTTCTTAAATCTTCTTACGAAGAATGGGTGATAAATTCTCTTAAAAAATTTTTTGCGTTCGAATTATATTCCTTACCAATACGTATAGTAGATTTAGGATGTGGTAATGGTTTCTTTATAAATAAGTTTGTATCATATATTACACATATTAAAGAATGCATAGGTGTTGACCCATATATTGAGTGGTTAAATGTAGCGTCAACACAATGTAACATAACAAAAACAATGTGTATAAATGCGAATGATTTTTCTAGAATTTCACCAGAAGAAATGAATTATTCTCATTTATTAATGAAAGAAATGATTCATCATATAGATATTTCTATATTATCTAATGTTTTTTCTGGAATATATCAACAACTTAATAAAGATGGTAGAGTAGTGATTATATCACGACCTGTGGAGACAAATTATCCGTTTTTTGAGAGAATTCATCATTTTTGGAAGTTGACACAAACACCATATGAAAATGTAGTATTATCTATGAAAGAATCAGGATTTGATGTTTCAATTGAGATCACAACATTACCTGTTACTCTTGAAAAAGCAGAGTGGTTATCATTTATCAAGAATAAAACTTGGAGTGTATTTAGTATGTGTTCAGAACAAGAAATGATTGATGGTTTATCTATTCTAGATGCAGAATTAGAAGATAATATTAGTTTCAATGAAAAGCTTATATTTATTGTAGGACATAAGAAGTAAAAATTATTACAAGATTTTTACGAAGTTTTTATATTTTAAAACTTATTATTTCTAAATCAAATTTATAAAGATAACTTTCTAATATAAAATGTCTTCTTTATTTAACCAATTTTGTCAATTCTTTTCATCTACTCCAAATTCATCATCTGTCCAAAGTGCTACTGATGTAAATTCTACATCCATTCAATCGTCTACAAATTCTACATCCGTTCAAAGTCCTACAAATTCTACATCCGTTCAAAGTCCTACAAATTCCACATCCGTTCAAAGTCCTACAAATTCCACATCCGTTCCATCGCATACAAATTCTACATCCGTTCAATCACCTACAAATTCTACATCCATTCAATCGCATACAAATTCTACATCCGTTCAATCACCTACAAATTCTACATCCGTTCAATCGCCTACACCTACAAATGGTTCAGTAAATTATGGAACTCATAAATCTAAGAACAAGTAAACAATTAATTTTATATTATTTTCTATTAAAATAATATATTAAATTTATAATAAAAACTTTTATGGATTCTCAGATAGAAAAATATTTAAGAGATAGAGGTAACTTGGAAGAAAAATGGTTGCGTTGTGAGAGTACCTGAACAAGAAAGATTAATTCATACTTTACTTTCTAGCTACAAATAGAAAAGATAGATAATTTTTTTCAGTATTCTCTTGCCATTTAATAAATAATGGATCATAAAAATTATGTATTTATTTTACATATTGTTGTTTGTTTATTTCTTGGATATTTGGTATATATCATTTTAACTAAAAAAGAAATTCAAAATACTATTTCTCTTTTGATAATTATACTAATCTTTGTTGTGATAATAGATCTTTACTTTTATCTTTCTAAAAACTCAAATAATCGAGAGAAATATGATTTTTCTACTCGGAAGCGGAAAGAAGATAATATAAATCGAATAAAGCAAACAAGAGACTTTGATTTAGAACCAAATGATAATGATTTTGGCGATACAATATAAAATAGAGTTAAAAATACTTTTTGCTTAATTAATTTTACATATTTTTGTGTGTAGTTAGTTTTATAGGGGTTTATATGGTTGACACAATTTTCTTTCAATGCGAAAGTAAATATTCCTAGTATCGGTTGTAGAAAGAATAGTAATTTAACAATCAGCAAAGTTGCGGTTGTTACTTTATGGATTCAAATTGTAGGAACTTTTCTTTTTATTATTTTCAAACTTTCTAAATAAGATACTAAAGAAAATTGAAATTTAAGCAAACATTTATCTGATAAAAGAGAAATGCAGTCTACCTCAGGAAGAATTTATGAAGAAGGAGAAAAATTGGGTTCTGGTACATTTGGCACAGTTTATTCTGTTAAACGAGATGATGGAGAAATTTTTGCATTTAAAAAGTATGAACGATCATGTTCTGATTTGGATCTTGGAGCTCTTAGAGAAATTTCAATATTACAAATCGTAAAAGGAAGTGGAGTTGGTATAATGAATATAGAAGACATGATTGTTCTTGACGACGATGATCAAACTTTTGGTGTAATTATGAAAAAGTATAACCTTGATCTATATGATGCTTTAAAAATAAAAATGTTAAGTTTTTATGATAGACGCCGAATAGCAACTCAACTTTTAGAAGCTGTTATTTTTCTACACGAAAATGGTATAATTCATCGTGATATCAAACCTGAAAATATTCTTCTTGACGAAAAGATGAATGCTGTTCTAGCAGATTTTACATTATCTAAAGTTTTTACAGGAATTTGTACAAAAGGTACTCATACTGGAAAGATTGCAACAGTAACGTATCGTGCACCAGAGGTTGTTGCAAAAAAACCTTATGGATTTCCAGCTGATGCTTGGTCTATAGGAGTTGTTTTTTACGAGCTTTTTACTGGAAAACAACTAAAAGCGCAAAAAGACAAAGAGGCTCTAGAATTTCTTTTTAGACAAGTATCTAAATTTAGGGTTGGACCATTAGGATCTATGGTTAAAGGGTTGCTCATTGCATGTCCACAACAGAGATGGACAGCTCGACAAGCTTTAGAAAGTGAGATGTTTGGTATATCATCTCCCATACACAAAGTATGGAATGGAATAAATAAATGCAAGGTAAGTAATAAAGTCATGAATATGTGCGAGAACTTTGAGGCTGAAAAATGCATTACAATGTGGGCTGCTCAAATTTACCAGAACCGAACTGGTTGTTCTCTTCATTCAGCTGTCGAATTAGCTTGTAAATTTTATGAGACTGATTTATTTGATATTGAAAGTGAAGAATACCCAGAAGAAGAAATGCTAATATTGAAAAAGATGAATTATAATTTATTTGTTTAACAATAATTGTTTATAAAGAATAAATGGATATTAAGAATCTTATAAGTTTTGTATTTGGAGTGATAGTTGGGTTTACATTATTCTATATTTTTGGTGCAGAAAAAGAAGGTGCTAATCCAAAAATAGGTTTTAACATGATTGTTTACTTTGGTGGAAAAAATTGTATTCATATTCACCATTGGGTGTTGTGTTTAATAACTGCCTTAATTATTACTATTGTAGTATTATTTTGTAAATTTTATTTTAACCCAGTCATTTTATTCTTATATGGTCTGTTATTAGGAGCTGCTTTGGAAGATTTGAGATATAAAGATTTTTTAAAATTCAAAATAAAATGCTATTAAAATTTTATACTTTAGTATAAAATTATTTATTCTCAGGAATCAACATCATTAATCTAACAAGTATAGCGAACACAACAGCATGTATTCCTACTCCGATTAAGTTGGGACATCCATCTTTCTCGATTTGTATGCCAGCTGACGAGAAAATACCTCCAGTAAGTTTAAACATAAAAGGAGAAGCAATCAGAAAGAAAAGTAGACCAGACCACAAACTAATCATCCATTTATTAGCTTCACTTATAGGTTTTTTACATTTTGACATTTATTATAATAGAAAGAAATTAATCAATCAATTTTTTAAGTTTTACTAAAATATAAATTTACCAAGAACCACATCCACCAAACTTGAATTTAGAAATTTTTTCAGCACCGTTTGAATTTTTTCCTATATATACAACAATAAGAGTCATAATTGGACCTCCGACAACACCTAACAATCCTATAACAGATAAAGCTTGAGCCCATCCCGGTAGAACTTTCCAGTATTTCATAGTCCAAATTAAAGCCCAAATCCATATAGCCATATTAATAGCCATAAGAACCAAGAAGATAGCAATACCTCCAAAAGCAGCAAAAGCACCTGCAGATACTGCAGCATCTGCATCACTGTCATTTGTGTGATTAAGATGACTATAACCTTCGACAGACTGTCCTTTTAAGTAAGCATGGATGACAGGTTTATTGTCACGGTATAGTTTCATCATATTGAAAACTGAATACTTTCCGTACATTTTATTTTATAACGAGAAAAAAAATCTTGTTTTTTACAAATTTTAATTATCTAAAAATATTTTATTAAAAATATTTATTTACATTAATATTTTGAATATAATCAATAAGATCATATATTTATATTAGACATAAGTATGTGATCATTTATATCATTAAATTCTGTTTCAAAAAAATAGTTAAAGTTAGATATTTATTATAAATCCGAAAATATATTTGGTCATTAATAGGAAGTTTAATTATAGGAATTTTATGAACAAGTAATTCTTTTACAAGTTCACCAATTATTCCGTTACAAATTGGACATTCTTTGCGAAAAAACCAGATAAACTTTGCCATACAATCTACAACAAAATCATATATATATATATATATATATATATATATATATATATATATATATATATATATATATATATATATATATATAATTTCTCGATTAGATTATTTACATATAAAGCATTCTATTATCTTTTATATATTTTTCTTGATTAAATCAAATTAATATTCTGAAACTAATATCAAAACTATACTTTAATTAATTATTTTGTATTCAAACCATTTCAAATGATTCTTCTGGTTGTTCTGTTGTAGAAACTTTTGAATCTGTTTCTGAATTGGAAGTTAACAAATTTAGTAAAAATATCTCAGTAAACTCTATTACATATGATAATATTTCACTCATCAAAATAACTGCAGATGAAAAGATGTTCATTTTATATGTAGAAATTTATTAATAAATTTTTACTTTTAGCTCTATTAAACACTTTTTATTATAGAAAAATCTTTAGTAAATTCAGCTAAAATGTTGAAAGCATTTTTCATTCTAGATATTCTGAACAATTCTTATACCATAAATATGTATATAAAACATTTATATTAAAAATATTTTTCAGAAAGATGATTTTGTTAGTAATCGATTTACTTTATCTGTTGTTGATTGTCTAGCAAAACAGTTAACACCAGTCCTATAGTATGGAACTACAAAAAAAGATTTTGGGTTTGACCAATTGATATATTGTATGAGAAATAGAGGATAACCTTCATATTTTATATTATTCACATAATTTACATATGATTCTGGTGTTTGAGATTTACCTTTCGTATATCCAAGTTCATATTTTTTCAATATAAAAGAAACCATTTCTTTATTCATCTCTTTCTTTTCATGAGACTCTGGATGTAAAGATATTACATAAAATCCTTCTAAAGTCGCAACTATATGTAAGATTGTATTGTATTCAACACTTGAACTCATAAAACCTAAATAATCTTGAGCCGATGGCCAAGCAAATTTTACACTATTTCGATCATAAGCTTCAGCAGGGTGTGAATGAAAATTATAAAGACCGCCTATAATTTTTACCCCTTCTTCTTCACCATACACTATACTACTTTTGTCAATTTCAAGATGATATGTCAAATCATCAGTTATTTTTCCTGTAACAATTCTACCAGCAACTTCTTTTTGTGTAATAATTCCGTTTCTATTTAGAGTAGAACCCATTCTTGAAATCTGTTGTAGATACTTAATTGCATCATCGCTTAAACGAGCTTTCAAAGAACACAAACTATTCTTTTTATCTGGTAATTGATTTAATATGTACTTAACGTCATTTTTTGCCTCATTATTTACTATATTATTTTCACGAAGAAGACACAAACCAAAATTCTGAAAATTAAAACCAATAGGACTTGTTTTACTTATATAAGGTTCTTTAAATCCTGCGTCCGTATATTCTTTTATTAATTTATTTCTAGATATGCTGTCTAAATCAATTCTAACGCATAATGTGACATCATTCGGAATATTAAAAAGTGTATTTTCTATCACTTTTAACAATAGAGAACCTTCCGCTCCCATAATTTCGCATATTTTTCTTTTTTCATCATAAATAATGTACGAATTACCAGAAATACTCTTAACAAATTCGTGAGAATTTATATATTGAACTCTCTTATCTCCTCTAGGCAGAGATTGCAAAGCATCGTACTGCTGCTGGTTAATAACAAGAACAAGACCTATCATAAATTTAGTTTCTGGTGGTTTTGAAATATGACTTTCTAATAGATCAAGTTTGTTTGGTTTAATGATTTTATCAAAATCTATTAATAAACTAACCATCTTTACATGTTTACAATAAAAATGATTGAAATTTTAATTTGAGTTATTATATCAACTATCAAAAATTTATCAGAAATGAACAGTATTCGTACTCTTTTTTTTCCTACTGGGATTATGCATCAAAAATACATTGAATATGTTGGATGGTCATTTATTTCAAATGTTCTAGTATCAGCTGAAAGTGCAATGTCTACTCACAGTATGCTTCATGCTATCGGTACTGATTCTGAAACAATTAGAACAGCAAATTATATAGGAAAAGATATTATAGGGCAAATTGGAGGACTTGCATATATTTCAAAAATGGGAACTCAATCTGACAAAGATCCTAAAAAATTTCTTTTTTATTCAAACATTTTGCAACAATTTGCTTATGCTTCTCTTTGTTTTACTCCTATCTTACCTGAATATTTCTTACCTATAGCAGGATGTTCAAATATTTTAATCAATATTTCTTTTATTGGTTTTGGAGCTATTAATGCCAAATGCATACAAGCATTGGCGACTAACGAAAATATTGGTGAAATATATTCAAAAATATCTGTTGTAAATACAATCGGAAGTAGCATTGGTCTTTTAATTGGTTTAGGTATTATTACATTAATTCCAGATCACACATTAAGATTATTTTTTATTCCGATACTTGGAATTTGCAGAGTAGCAGCTTTCAATCGAGCAGTTAAAGGTATTTTTTAAGTAAATTGAAATTAAATTATAACTTTCATAATTTAATTTATCTTAAAGTATGAGTAATGATGATGAGTTTGATATCGATCTTGTTACTAATTATGCAAGTGTAACGACAATATGCCCAGATATAGGAGATATATTTGGAATATTGATTGAAGCTTTTTCGCGTGTATGTAAATTTTCTATCTTTGAAATCACATCCATTTCTCAATCTAAGAAAAATACGTATGGAATATTGCGTACAGATTGGAAAACTCACTTTAAATGTGAAGAAATTTCAAGTGTTTTTGCGTATGTTAGAGGTGATACTTCTGAACACATCTATATATTATTGAACGAAGAAAATTTATTGCATCTAAAGGAATTAAAACCAAAGTTCTTTGAAACCTACGTTGCTCAAAGATACATATTTCCTGATAATCAAGATATTATAGAGAGACCTACAAAAAAGTTTGAATTTGAACTAGGATTTCAACTTTTCACACTATTGTCAGATCTATTAGTATTTAAGCACCAAAAAAATATATTAAATTATCAAGCTGACTTTATCCTTGAGCTAAAGAACAATTTTAATGGAGATATACCATCGATTGTGGTTGAGATAGATGAGGACGAACATGTATCATACACTGTAGAAAACGAAAAGTTGAGACAGTCTGTTATTGAGGCATATAACAATAGAATGATTCACATTTCAGTCAAGAGAACTTCAACACAACAACACATCGAAGAAATTGCAGTCAAGTACTCTAAAATTATTCGAGACTTAGCCAAAGAACTTACGACTGATTATAGCTTTGAATTTGATGAAGAAGATTTTATACGTGTATTACAAGATAATACGGTTGAGCCTAATTTTATCAAAATGTTTTTTAATAATAAGACTGGTGATCCAAAGTTTAGATATTACATGAGCGATGTAGGAGATTTTTTAGGATATAGCAATAAAGATAATTATGAAATGCTTAGAAAATTTTTAAATGGTTCGCATTTTGAGGAAAATGTAGATTGGAAAGTACAAAAAGCTGCTCCTGTCTATAGACAGGAGCAGCTTTCTATAGAAAAAAAGACTGTTAAAAATCTTGGAGGAGCAGGACTTAATAAAAAGATTATCATTATGACTAGAGTATGTTTCAATATTCTGTGTATTGTATCTCGAAAACCAAGAAGTGAACAAGTAGGAAAGTTTTTCGCTAAAGTAAACGATGTAGCATTAGATTATGCTCAAAGATTGAGAGTAAATGCTATTACCAACATCGGTAAAATCAAGGAGAACAAAGAGGATGTCAAGAAGAGAATGGACGTTCTGGTTGAGCAACGCGTAGATAAGACAAAATTAACACAGATTTCAAAAGAGAATAAAGAACTTCAACGAAAACTTGATTCTCTTCTCGACAAGATAGTAGAATTAGAAACAACTGTAGAAGAAAGAGATAAAAGTCTTCAAATTGTCAGAAAAAATATCGCAAATGCAACTTATGAAATTTCTGTGTTAGAAGAAGAGAAGATAAAATTGCAGAAACGTATCATTGCAGTTGCTGAAGAACTTAGAATTATGAAAGAAAGTAGTATTTCTGATGAATTATACCAGAAAAAAGACACTGAACTTAAACAACTAACTATGATTTTTAGAGAATATAAACTAAAATATAATGTTCTAGTAAAGCGATATAATGCTAATATAATTAAAAATAAGTCAGAAAAAGAAATGAAACAAAATGAAAACACTAGTGCTCTTTTGGCTCGTATAGATGAGTTAGAAAAAATGCTTAATATTTCTATATTACCAGAAAAAGAACCAGTAAAACATATTTCTAAAACTACCATCAAACAAGCAGTGACGCCAATTGCTAAGCAGCCAATTAAACAAGCAGCAGTTGACGCAAAGATTACTTCGCCAATTAAGCAAACAACAGTTGACACAAAGATTCGTTCTCCAGTTAAACTAATTGCCAAGACGCCGATTAAAAAAGCAGCAGTTGACACAAAGATTAGTTCACCAGATAAACTAATTGCCAAGACGCCAATTGAACAACCAGAAGTTCACACAAAGATTGGTTCAGCAGTGACGCCAATTGCCAAGCCGTCAATTAAACAAGCAGCAGTTGACACAAAGATTACTTCACCAGTGAAAGCTAAACTTACAAAAACAGACCTATCAGTTAAGACAATCAACGAATTAAAAGACATTTGTCGAGATAAATCTCTATCCGGTTTTTCTTCTAAAAAAACTAAAAGCGTATTGATTGATTGGATGTTGACACAACTCTAGATAAAAATAAGTATAAAGTTACTGAAAAACAACACCATTGTTGGTGTTGTTTTATGGAAAATTAATCTAATTTATTTATTATATTTATAATCAGTACCATAAGTAGCATTAATCATATCAATCTCTTTTGCGGTGTAACTCTTTATAGATTTTGATCGGGTTGGTTCGGATTCATTATTCTTCTCTTCGACTTTTTCAGTATTAGAGTTATTATTTCCATGTGTCATACTTCTTACCTTTTCTTTGAAAAAGAATTACAAATTCAAATTTAAAAAACCATTACGCGAGTTTTTAACAAAATAAAAAGCTTTCTTGTTGATTTTCAGTCAACATATTATAGAATTTTTCTAAATTTATGATTCTATTTTTATACTTAATTCTTAAGACATCGAATAAGTCATTAAATCTCTTGATATTTTTATCCTCCCACAAATCCACATAGAACGAAATATATACCGGAATTTTATTTTTTGAAGAAAATGTCAGTACATCTTTAATTATATTTTCTTCTTCTCCTTTTATGTTTATTTTAATAAAACCTATATCTGTTTGTTCTTTATCATTTATTTCAAAAAATAGACGACTTTCTTTATTTGATATTGGTTTATTTATCAAAGTATAATTACTACAATGTGAAGCTTCACAGTTTAATTCAAGACTTTTTCTTGATAGTTTATCTTGTTCAAACACCATTACATGCTTAAAATTATGACACAACCATATACAAGTTGCTCCTATCCAACCTCCAATGTCCATAGCAATTTTATCTTTGTTTTTAACAGTTTCAAAAACATTAAAAGTTTCTTCTTCCCAAGTCGGAAAAGTATTAACAAACCATTCTGGATCTGAACCACACTCTACAAAATTATAATCAATCCCCTTCTTCTTATAAGAATATAAGTCAAAACATCTTGAAGTATTATTTAGAATATAGGAAGAAATATCTCCAATATGACATATCACTATATTAGAGAAAGATGTTTTAAAACCTATACTTAGACATTCAAAAGCGAATCTGATTTCAAAACTATTTTTGTTTTCTAGATCTTCTGAAAAATGCAAATTATGTTTTCGTATTTTTTCTATATTAAAAATAGATGGATTTAAGCTAAATCCAGGATAAAAATATCCAACATTATCACTTTTACAATTAAATTCTTTCTCAAATTTTTCGTAATATGGACAAAGTTTTGTTACTTTTTTAGATGGATGTTTTGGATTATAACAATACTTATATATGTCTTTGTTATTTAACATTGCAAGTTTCTCATGACCATCTTCTTCATCTCTACCATGAAATATTATTTGGTCTGTATCAAATGTTTCTAAAAATTCAAGATATGGAAGTATAGAAAAATTCATATTACATCTCCAATCATCTTCAAAAAAGAAAACATACTTTGTTTTGACTGTATCAAGCACAATATTTAAACTTTTAGGATGTCCTCTTTGTTCTGGTGTTTTCATAATAAAATCAAAGAATGGATACTGTTTCTTCATTATTTCTCTGTCTTCCTCGGATGAATTATCATCAACACAAATCCATTTTTTTATCAAAAAATAATCTTGACAATGAAATAATAATTTATCCATAGTTTCAATAAAAAAATGTAGTCTTTTGCATGTAGTAATCACAAACGTAATATCTAATGGTTTTTTTTGAGATAAATAGTCTTTCTTCTGTTTTATTATTTTATCAATACGATCTTGTCTAATGTACAAATCTGTATTAGGTAAATTGGAAAAGGTATCTTTTTCTAACATTTCTTTCTTAAAATATCCAATCGTATTAAATCCCAATGAATCAAGCGTATAATCACATATATCTTTTAGTTGATAAATAGTTTTATTTGGAATAAACATGTAATCTCCGTTATGACTATCTTTATTTTTTAAAATTATATAACGTTCGTCTGTTTGCATTTTATTATGTAATAAAAATCTTTAAATTCCTATATCTTAGTATAAAAAAAGATTAATTATTATTTTATATTGAAATAATAATTAAACGATATTTTTAGGTATTGTTGTGTCGCAAGAAAGTTAATATTTCCCAAAGTACTTTACAATCAAATTCATTATATTTGATAATATCTTTCATTATCTCTGAATTTTCTGGATTCTCACATTCTGAATAAGTTTTCCACGCTCCAATCATTGCACTCAACCCACTACTGCATTTACTCTCTATACATGCAGATATCATACCATGCTTTCTCATCGCACCAGCTATCGCCTTTAGACCGAACTTGAAACAATCTTTTACTACTATAGGTTCTGTGAGAAAAAGTTTGCATAAGTCATGCCATTGATTAACTTTCCAATTGTCTGATATGTGATTTTCTCTTTCTTGATTGCTATTCTCACGAGCAAGATCAAACTGCCTACACTCAGCTGTTTTCCAAAAGTTTGACTCAGCGTGCCAATAGTAAACTTTGGGTTGGCCACGATCTGAGACAAACTGAATAAATTCATTCATAATACGATATTCTTCCTCATATGATGGTTTAGAACAAATAAATTTTTTATAATTCCAAACGCCTTTATCAGACCACCCTACTCCTATCATAAAAATCATATCAGTTCTTGATTGTTGAGGAAGAGATGAAAAATCTGCAAAAATATCACTTAATGTTTCAAAATCTACGTATAATTCATTAGTCTCTGTCTTCCAATTATATAGATTACTTTTGATTACTGCAGGTCTGATTTTATCAACATTTTGACGGTTTATGTCAAGTATTGCGTCTATAATGTGTGCTCTAGATCCACTCATATGCATTGTTGTTGTTGTACATCTATTATCACGCCAGCTACTAACTCCTTTTTCAATCGCTATTAGTCTCTGTTTTACACCAATATACCATACGTTCGTAATCTCTCCAATACGATCTGCTATTTTCTCTTTTTCATCATTCCAATTTCCAGAATCAACACACATATTTGGGTAAAGTTCAACCCTTGAAGGAGGATTCACAGACCAAGTGTGTCCATTAGCTCTAACATCTCTTACCCATTCAATAGCATCACGTGTACGACGTTTGTAATCAATATCAACAGAATCGTAAGAAATTTTACCAAGTCTATTAAGGCATGTTTGGTTTTGATTAAATAAACCTCCTTTATTAAATCTCCACCTTCTTCCCATAATAAATGAATGAGGTGCAGTAAACCCTTGTATCAAACCAACAGCTTCAGTGTACACTAAACATTGAGCTTTGTAAGCTGGATAACTTCCAGAATTCAGCAAGTGTTTTCCATCAGCTCTCAGTGGTAATGTTGAAAATTTGACATCTATAACAACGTAATGATAGTTTTTATTTAACTTTGGGGATGGAATTGTACTTTCCTCAAGTGTCAGAGGTTCTTCGTCAACTAATTTATTCAAAAAATCACTTCGTATCAAAAGATCAATAACACCTTGAGTTCCTGTTTTATAGTTTCTTACTGGAGCTGAATGTATAAGAGGAACTCCTTGAAACATTAAATCTTTTGTTTTACGTACTGATTCGTCTGTTATATATTCTGAAACACTTATAACAGGAACTCTATGTATATTAATATATTTTACCAATTCACTTTCAAATTCTACACCTCTGTTCATAATAAATTCTGTAAAACCAGAAGCATGTGTGTAAACTTTTGTTTTTCTAGTTCCGCGGCGATTACTAAGCTTTAGCCAGTCAACTAAGGCATCTTGCATCATATAATTATATAAATGACTCGCAGAAACCATCTGTAACTCAGAAGTATTTTCATCAGTTTTTGACTTTTTTTGAGATAAAAGACGTGGTCTTTTTGATCTAGTATTATTCGCCACACAACTCAAACATCTTTTCATTTGTATACTGGGTTTTTACATTTAGATTAAAAAGAAAATATTAAACTATCTAAGATAAAAATAGTGCAAAAATATAAATTAAGTTTATTATATAATAAATGACAAGTTTCTATATAAGTTCTTTAATTTTATTTATTGTTACTTTTTTGGTAATTTTTTGTATTTTAAAAATAATAAAAGCTGACTTCCTTATAAACGAAAATAAAAAGTTAATTCTATGGAAAGCACTTTTATACGCAATAATTATATCTGCAATATTCACAATATTTATTACAATTATTTCTATTAAAGTTGAGAATTCAACATTGTCTCAAAAAAATAATTAAACAAATATTTATATAAATCTTTACTTAGTGTAAATGATTGATAAAAAAGATACAGTAACGATAGCATATATGACTCTTGTTGTATCATTTTTTATTTCAATTGGTATACTTTATCTAGCAAATCCACAATGGGTACAAATAGCAAACCAAAATACTGGTAAAAGTTCAATATCATGGAAATTGGTATTCTCTTCTTCTGCAGCCTTTTCATTTGTTTTAGCGATTGCCGTACTTCTCTTTCTATCAAATAAGCGTGAGAAAAAACAACCAATTGCATATGAAGTAAGAGCTTAAATTATTCTTTAGTAATTTCAAAAACTTCAGAATCTGCTGCATGTGTTTCAGGGCTCGAGACGCCATTAAATTGAAACTTAATATGATCTTTTCCAATTGACATAGATACAAAGCCAAATGCTGCTTGATAAAATTGAGTAGCTCTTGTTAATTCTTCCTCATCAGATATTGATCTGTCCAATTTTGTTCCTCCAGAACCTGCAATTATTTGTGGTGGTAATTTTATTCCATTACTATCGGTAAATCTATGATCGTTATAAAATATATCTTTTCCATTTACAATTAAATTGCTTACATATTGTTGATTATGTTCATCTGCGCACATATACAAATTGATATATTCAGCATTTTCTTTTATAAGTTGTAAAAACTCTTGCTCAGACCTGATAATCGTACGATTTTTGTGTGATCTGGTATAAAACGGATCGTGACCAATAACAATATTCCAAGCATTTTTAGTCTTTCCTATTTCAAGTTGATTTTTTAACCATTTTGCTTGTGAAACTTGAGCTTCTTTAGGATAAGCTGGTGCTTTCTGATTTGGATCTGTCCTACACCACTTTTTCTTATAGATATTTGTATCAATAAAAATCATGTTAATATAAAATTTTCTCATTTGATATAAGACTCTATATGAAAGTGCAGGTAAAGTCCAATTTCTTTGTGTATATTGAATCTGTTTTGTTATAATTTCACACGTTTCAAGATCATGATTTCCAACACCTATCAGAAAACGATCTGTTTTTATGTCTCTCATACAATGTATGAATCCATCATCTAATTGCTTATTTATATCATATCTTAAAGGCTTTGGAAGATGTTTCAATGATTTATCGTTAGATTCATAAATGTTATCACCTGCTAGTATAACAACATCAATTTGATGTTGTTTACTATAATCAGCCATCGCTTGTGATACAATTTTTTGCCTATATTCTGAACCATCTTCATCTATATCATCTCGACAATAAACACCCCAGCATCCAACAAAAAGTAAATTAAAATCATCTTTATTTATTCTGTCTTCTATGATGAATTCTTTAGGACAACGATCATAATTTTTACAATCCCATTCTTGCATTTATATTTTTATAATATTTTAAAAATTGATTTTTTAAAAAAAATATTAAACAAAAAATGAAATGTCATATTATACAATCTTTATTCCAACTATTGGAATTCCGTATATGAAAGAATGTTCTAAATATATTCAAATATCTTCTAATACAACATCAACACTTAAGAATTATGAAATGTCAGGAGGCAGTATAGATCTTATTGATGAGTGCGAAATTGGTGTTATAATCACCTCAACATTTTCAGATATGATGAAACATAAACCTGTTTTTGCACAAATTTATGCTGAAGATGAAGACAATAGGAGCAAACTTTGTGGGTTTGATGAAAAAACAGCAAATAGAATCTTGTCAAAATTATTAAAACGAGAGTGGTATCTTTGGAACAAGCCTCCTAAAGAATAAAATTTTTCTCCAAGACCACTACTTCGATGCCTTTCTGTACGAAAAGCTCCTCTCTTTTCGTCGTCTGGTATACCTTTTTAATTGTGACAAGTGCATCCAATGTTAAACTGCGCATACTTGTTCCCTTGCTAGCCATGATATATTTTTTCTCGCCTTTGTTGACAGCAATAGAAGTTCTGTATTCTAACACTTCTTCTAAATTGCCTAAATGAACTATACTCAAAATGATCACACAATGACATTTGATTTTCTGCACCATTCTATCAGTTGCCGGACTTCCATGAGTCTGGAAATCATAATTTTTTTAACGACACCTTATTGGTGTCGTTAATACTTGAATCTTCTTTATTATGTCTGACTAATTGTGTTAATATTCATGATTTAATACGCCAAGAGCTGACTTGATATATCGACATTTCTTTCTCGGTGTTTTTCTGTCTTCAATAGACTTTAGAGACTTTTAGTCCGGCCAGCGAGTAAACACATTGTGTTTTGCTCTATGCACCCAACATATACACAACCTTTGTATTCCTCTTTGAGATCAGAAGACTTGCAAATAGAGCAGTATAGAAAAGAACTCATTATTTCTGTTTTTCTTTACCTAGTTGACCTAAAAAACGTTTTAGTAGCGGTTATGTCTAGTTTAGGCAAGTGAAGGGTTGTGAATTTTTCATGATTTAAGCTACACTGATTCCTAGTCCTTCCTCCGCTTTTTTAAATCTAAACAATCTAAACTTGAGGACAGAGTAACATACTATATGTGGTCAACACTTTAATTCACTTAAGACCACTATTTTTAGAAACTAATTTTACGAGACTTCTTTAATTTTGGCTTTATGAATTCATGCGAAAACACTAACATTTTTTAGAGTACGAATCAACTATTTTGAGCAATTAACTGTCATCCTCTTCCTCCTCTTCCTCCTGCTCCTCTTCCTCCTGCTCCTCTTCCTCCTCCTTTTCCTAATGGAACTAATGGAGCTAATGGAACTAATGGAGCGGGTAGTACAATATCTGGATTTTGAATACCAAATTTAGTCATATCTTTATAAGTAGGTACATCTCTTCGATGTCTAAAGACTGGCTTTTTTTCAGGGCAAGAGCGTATACAAAATTCATAATAGGATTTCAATAAATCGTGCGCACTATTACCTTCTGGAAACATACCAACTAACTCCGGCTTATTAGTAAGGTATATTTGATTACGTTTTAGAGCACTTAAGTTTTCTCTTGATGTTCCCGGTTCTTTCCAAAATTTTCGAGTTTGACCTTCTAATGGTCTCATTCCATAATGATATATTTCTGGAAAGTTTATATTATCTCTATATATTACTAATGTAACATGCCCGTAAAAATCATCTGGTTGGTAATTAACACCCTCAGTGCCATCAGCACCTATAAATTGTTTGTGTATTTTTCGAAATGCAGTACAATGTATTTCAATTGAATCTGGATTTGGGTTTCTTGGTCTTGGATCTTGTTTATTAAGTGAGTCTGAACTATAAACAGTCGTCAAAGTGTTATTAGGTTCACGATCATATGAGCCTTCTATCTTATATTCATTTTGTCTTGTAATTTGTCTATTTTTTTCGCTGTCCCAATAATTTTCTTGCTGTTCCTTTAATCTTTCGAATTCTGCGTATGTTGGAGCATGACTTGGTTTAAGTTTATTACTTTCTTTAATATTTTCTTGCACTACTGGATGAATTTGCTCTATCTGTCTCATTAGCTTATTTCTTAATACTTCAGGTTGTATAGCTGGAGGTTGTCTAAAAATATCATATCTTGGTACAGGTCGAGGAAAAGCGCGTGGACCTGGAGCTTCAGGAGCATCTGCTGGTACAGGTACTGGAGGGAGTCCTCTACCACCTCTACCTCGACCACGACCACCTCCACCTCGACCACCTCGACCACCACCGCCTCCACCTCCTTTTAGAGAATACCTACGAGAATTACTCTTTGATTTTTTTACGGGTGATTTACGTCTACGAGAATTACTCTTTGATTTTTTTACGGGTGATTTACGTCTACGAGAATTACTCTTTGATTTTTTTACGGGTGATTTACGTCTACGAGAATTACTCTTTGAATTTTTTACTGGTGATTTACGTCTAAGAGAATTACTCTTTGAATTTTTTACTGGCGATTTACGTCTAAGAGAATTACTCTTTGAATTTTTTACGGGCGATTTACGTCTACGAGAATTTATAGTTTCATTTACCATTTTATCTTTAGATAATATAATAAATAAAATTTTATTTTAATCGTTTGATTCTTTCAAAAATAGCATGAATGTGGATCACTTAGAAGAGGTTACGATCCTATTTTTACTATAAAAAGCATAATAAGAACGAATAAAATTTGTTTACTATAATAGTTTCAAATTTCAATAAAACGAATTTAATTTCAATTATCTGTTTTCACGTTTGGTCTTTTCATACAATGTAAAATTTGGTTTTATAATAGCAATATGGTATCAATGAGTAAGCTTAAAGCTTCTTTTTAGAAAATCAGGTCTTCCTAAGCTGTTTATCTGATTTCAAGATATTCCTTGAATCATTCGTATCTCTAACCTGAGCAAGTCCGTGACTCAAAATACGATTGTTTCTCGAAGATCTTAGGATTTTCTATCATTGCTCTCACAATCACTACATCTCGTTCTAAATTCATCCGCAAGATACACTTTATATACTGCTTTTCTAAACAAAGTTCTAAATCCCTTTCCTTTCACTGGTTCTTTGAATTTACGATGATGGGTGTTCTTCAAAATCCTATAATTGCTTCATCTGGATTTCCATAAATTCTACAAAAATTGTTAATTAACTTACTTTTACTATTTATAAATCAACTAAACTTTAACTTTCTAGAAATATTCTTTTCATAAAATGATTCTAATTCTATATTCATATGTTTATACAAAAGTAAATCTGAAATATTTGGATCTATTTCTACTATATTTTTCTTGTAAAATAGTATATTCATATTCTATTGTATTTTTTCATTATTTAATGTTACTTTTGCACTTTTCTTTCAAGAACTACATCAATGAAATTTATATTTGTAATCAAGTTAGTTTTCAAAAAGAAATTACATATTTTCTTGGTATTTTACTAAATTACGATTTGTTAAATATAAGCTCTTATTTCAATTTTTTTCAAATTTTTTTTACTAAAGTAAAGTAAATGAGCAAGAGTGATCCTGTTATAAAAGAATTAGAAAAGACTTATGATACTAATTTACTTGATATTAAATCTCAAGAAGATCAAACCAACTATGAATATTTTGCCATTATGAATAGAAATAACGGAAAAGGAAACAAAGTCATTAAAGAACTTACATATAATCATTATACTAAATATAAACCAATTGCTGAATTTATAGGAGGACCTAAAACTCTTAGTATTCATTGGCATCCGAAATACAAAAAAATTATATATATATTTGGAGAATCGCATGCAGATAATATGGATTGTAAGAAGTTTAAGACTACTACTGGGATACAATATCCTATTACTGTTCCAATAGAAGATTATTTATATGATTTAATGAAATCAACAGATGTTTTTCTAGATATTTATTTTGAATTTCCTTTTTATTACCCGAATAGGTATAGTGATTTTCAAGTTTCACCACTTGAGCGAACTAGTCGTTTAGATAAGTTATTTAATAAATTTAAAAAATGCTTAATGTATGATAGTCGTCACGAAAAATCATGCCGTTTGGCACGATCTCACTATTTTGATATTCGACATTATTCTAGTAATCCTTTGAATCTTGAAAAAAGTAAAATTGATATCGTTTGGGTTAAGTCTCAATTCTATCAAATTTTTATGCACGGCAGAACAAGCTTTGCGATGGTTCGATTAAAATATTTTTTACAAAATCCAATAATAAGTGATATTTTGAGAAAATTAACAGATGAAAATAATAAAAATATATATGATTTTATGATAAACCAATTAAAAGAAAATCGATATATAAAAAAAGAGTTGGATCAAATCGTTGAGAATAGTGAAAACTTAATATATTCTTTTAATGATTTTTTTTATACTCAAATAATTGTAAACCTTATGCCAAATATTGATAAGATTAAACTATGTGCAAACACATTACTAAATTATGTAACAAAATCAGACGATGAACTTTATGATAATATCAAGAAATTATTGTTTATGACGTGTTCGACAATTGCTTGTTTTGCAGACGCTTATCTATTAGCACGGGTTTTCAAAAATTTTAATATGGATGAAATGGAAAAAAAAGCATACAAAGGTGCAACTCATCAACCTAAACGTGCTCATAACATAATCATATATGCAGGTAATGCACACTCTGATAATTATAGAGACTTTTTATCATATATTGGTTTTACTGAGATTGATAGTACTGGTATTAACTTGCAGAATCCTTATTTATATTTACCTGATAAGCCTAAAAATTGTTTAGATATGAGAAATATAAAACAGCCATTTTTTTCATACAAAAGGTATGATGAATCAACCTTTAAGGTAATAAAACAGAGTAATCGAATACGAATATCATCAATTATAAAGTATATGAAAAAAGAATAAGTATTTAAACAACTCAAAGTAAGATGCAAAATGACTAGCCCTGCTACTATTGAAATTCAAGAGCTTGATATAGAAATTATTCCTCCTCTAACTCAAAAAATGAACGATCCGGACTATAACGGTGGTAGTAAAATTGTTGTAATAGGTAAGCCTGGAACAGGAAAAAGTACTCTTATTACTGGACTTTTATATGCAAAAAAACATATTTTTCCAATTGGAATGGCTATGAGTGGTTCTGAGGATACAAATCATGCTTTTGCTGAAATTATGCCAAGTACATTTGTGTACAATGAGTACGATGAAGAAAAAATTAAAGATTTTGTAAAACGACAAAAATTAGCTCGACAACATATTAGTAATTCCTGGGGAGTTCTTATACTTGATGATTGCACAGATGATCCTAAAGTCTTTAATAAACCACTACAGAACGCTTTGTTTAAGAAAGGTCGTCATTGGAAGATGATGTATCTTCTTTCTTTGCAGTACGCAATGGATATTAAACCTGCCATTCGAACCAATATTGACGGAATCTTTATTCTTCGTGAGCCAATAGAATCAAATCGAGAAAAAATATATCGTAACTATGCGTCTATCATACCAACTTACGAGCTCTTCTGCGATCTTATGGATCAATTAACTGAAGATTATCACTGTATTTATATTCACAACGCAACTCGCAGTAATAAATGGCAGGATTGTGTATTTTATTGGAAGGCTCCAAGAGTTCCAAAAGGATGGAAATTTGGTTGTCCGGAGTATTGGAAGTTTCATGAGGATAGATATAATACTGAATATGTTGATCCTATTGGATTTTGAAATATTGTAATAATTTATTTTTATAAAAATAAATTTATTAATATTCTCTTCTCATATAATTTGCACCGGGAAGATCTATTCATTTAATTAACAAATAAATACTTGTATGTATGGTTCTTTACTTAAAAAATGGTTGTGTAATACCTGACATATTTATACAGTTTTCAGGTAAGGTCTTATCATATAAGAAATTACCAGTTTTTTCTATAGGATCGTTTCCTATTGACTTAAGAAATCTTCTGTATCTGTCACAGTGATAATCACCTGCATATATTATTATATTATTAGCAGTTGGAGGCTGATCAGCTGCTCCAGTGTATGCTTTTTCCATATCAGTCATATTAAAAACTTTAAATATACGCAATAAAGAATAATAGTCTACAAGAATAGCGTGAGGATATAAAAAATAATCAAGTGTTCTTTTAATAAAAGAATATAACCTATCATCATCTACTAATCTTTTAATACGGTTAGAATATGGTTCATTAATTATTTCTCGAATTGTATGAACATATTCCTTCCATTTTTCTCTATCTTTCATTACAATTGTATCAATTTCAGTATTTATAAAGTCAATAATATACTGTTTCACATTAGGATTTGTAAAAGGTCTTTTTTTTTCTTTCATTATAAATTTATTTAAAGTAATTTGGATTCTCCAGTATTTTTTATATACCTCTTCATTTGTATTACTTAACTTATCAAAAATATACTTGATAGTAGAACTACTTTCTTCAATTAATGTTCTCATTTTAGAACCGGCAGTCCTTCTATCGGCTTGTTTTTCAACCCATACCTTTTTACTTTCAACTGTCAAGTCATTCCATAATAGTCTTAGCTCATCTGAAATTTGCTCTTCTGTCTTATCTTTTTTATTTATAAATTTGTATTTATAAAAGAAATGGTATAAATAACCAGGTTCCTCCTCTTGTTTAATTTTATCAATTTTTTCTAGTATATTATTATGCATAATATCATTATCTATAATAGATTTCATTTCTTCGCTATACCAAAATATATCATACACTTTTGGGTTTTCATATTCAAACCCGCTTTCATTCCTAATATCAATATAATGAATCCGTGCTAATTTACAATCTTCATCGTGACGAGTATTTTTTTGTAAACATTTTTTAAAATTTTTAAAAAGGTTTGCAATTCGACCGTTCATATCTGCATAAGGTATATAATCTTTTGGGTATTCTCCACTTTTATCATAAGTATGTAATTCAGCAAAAATGTCTATAAAAACATCAGTGTTTGTAATCAATTTGTACAAATATTCTTCAATGGGAGTTATAAGATCTTCTTTTTCAAGAAAATTATCAAATTTTTTACAGTCCATCATGTTAATATGTTGTTCACCAAATATATATATATATTTCTGGTACTCTGGAAGATAATGAACTGTAAGAGTTTTAGGTCCTCCTATAAACTTAGCAGACGGTTTAATTTTACTTTCATCATAATGATTTTTTATTAACTTACGAAGTATTTCTCTGTCTTTACCTGATGGATTTGGATTTTGTTCAGTACATTCGGCTTCTCTTTTAAGAGCTTGTTGTAAATCTGTATCTAAAATATCAAGAACGTTCGTATTATAAGTATTTAATAATGTTTTACATACATCTTCCATATTTATATATCTCTAAATAATTTAAAATTATAATTTATTTTATAAGTTCTTAATATCAAAGATATTAACACTATTTTTTATCACAAAGTACTATCCTTCGAATATTAACGATTTGAGAGTTAATTTGCTCTGCTTCTGAGTACTTACCTTGATCCCACAGTAATTTTGCAAGTTTGTATAAACTTGCTTCTGCTTTTGTTTGTTCTGTTATTCTCATATTTTTGAAAGCGAGACGAATACGAATAAAAATAGGTTGTAAAATTAGGCGAAAAACAGGAAATCGTGGAATATTTATAAAAGTAGGAAAACGTATAGGCTTCGAGAAAAAATTCTTAATTTTAGAAAATTTTGATTTTGTAGAATCTATAAATTCTTTGCATGTGCAAATACCTACAGTTTGACAATTACACTTACAGAGTTTAAGTCCACAATATCCACAATATCCTCCATCTTTGCAAATACACGTTGTTTCTTTTTTATCAGAAATCAATTGATTTTTTTTTATAAAAAAATCCCATACAAAAAATATAATAGTGCTTGTACTAATACTTACACCTACAATCGCTAAGAGATTAAAATCCATTTTTAGAATAAGTAAACATTTTGATTATGTAAAGTAAATTTTCTAAATGTTTACTAATTTTGTAATCATAATATCTTCAAGCGATTATGATTAAAATATTTACCTGATAACTTTTTACTTAAACTAAGTATCTTCTTCATCGCTATCCAAATCTATTATCAAGGTATTGTTTTCATCATCATCATCTTCATCGTCATCTTCATCGTCATCTTCATCATCGCTGTTAAAAATTAATGCTTGTTCCTCTTCTTGTTTACTAAATACAACTTCTTTTTCAGGACTAACTCTATCGTCGGGTTCTTCTTCTTCAGGTTCTTCTTCAGGTTCTTCTTCTTCAGGTTCACTTTCGCTTTCATTTGCCCACCCTTCAAGAAAAGATAGTGGTAAATCTTCCTCCTCTATAACAGCTGAAATTCGACATCCCATACTCGTATTCCATACTACAATATAACCTTTTTTGATAAATGCGTTTAATAAGATATTTCCAACTACATTCATTTTTTCGGGTGGTCCAAAACACCAAGTTACTTCAGCACTTCCTTCTCCTTCTATATCTTCCATTATTCTATCATCGTCTTCAGCCTCTGCATTCACCCATCCTATACCACCAGAATGTGGAGTAGAACTTTTTATACTAGAACAATAACTCTCTCCTAATTCAACATTTAAACCTTTTTTCTTGCATTCATCAAACACTTCTTTAAGGTTCGATCGAATTGTCATTTAGTTGTGGAGATTTGCTTTTTAAATCGCCAACATTAGAACCGCAACAGTTTTTATATTTTTTTCCAGTTTTTCCACAAGGACACACTTCGTTACGACCTATTTTAACTGTTGATCTGATTGTTGGTTTTGAAACACCTCTAGTATTTATTCCTATTATTTCTAAAAGTTTTTTAGAGATTTCTGGAGTTATTTCAGATGGATTTTTAATTTTACTACACAATTTCATTAGTTCTTCAAGTCTTTCTGGACCGAGCTGATCTATGTTTATACCAAATTGTTGTAAAATAGGTAGCACTGTTCGAACATCTAAATCTTCCATGATTTTTATATTAGAGTTGAACACTATAAATAAGATTTACACTTAAAAACGTAATGAATTAATTAAAAGTAAGTATTTTCACATGAAACACATAATTGTTCTTATTGATATCAGCTACAGTATGAAAAAGAATGCAACAAGTATCATTAAAGGTCTTAACAAATTTGTAGAAAACTTTAAGCAATCTGTAGACATATATCTTTCCGTTATGTTATTTTGTGATAGTCGTCACTATTTGTGTAGAGCTGTACCTATCAACAACATAAACCCCTTTTCAACTGAAGAATTACCTCAATTTGGAACTACATTTTTGTACGACGCAGTTGGTGCTATTTTAACCGAGTGGGGTAGTGAGAAAGGAGCTGATCATCATTTTTTTATTATTACAGATGGATGTGATACGGGAAGCCTTATCTTTACTAAAAATGGAGTTACAAATCTGTGTGATGAAGCAATTAAAAGTGGGTGGCGTATCACTCATTGTGGTATTGACTCTAGCAATTTAGGAACCGGTGTGGCAGAGATTATTGGAGGAATTGATGACTTGGAAGGATTACTCGGAAATCTTTCTATCTAAACTTGCAACAATCGTCTTTTTCGTAAGGAATGCATTCTTCCCGCGGAGAACGCGGTTTGTAAACAGGCATTGGGTGAGGACGCATATACTGAAACAGAGATGGTGCAGTAGTAACATACACTGGTGGAAGAATAGGACGACTATAATTTTCAAAACCGTGTGTCATTTTAATAGAAGTAAAGATATTTAAAATTGACGAGATGAAAAAAAAATGAAATTTAAAGTTTTCTTCTATGAGTAAAGTATAATTCATGACAACCATACCATCAAGTATATATTTAGGATCTCGAGGAGAAGATTTTAAAGCGCTGATTAAAAGTATGCTTGAAAAAGGCAGTCTTAAACCAAAATACATTAACCGTTTGACTGATGAAAAGTCAATGGAAGCATATGGAATTGCATTTACTGCATTCACAGCAGACAAGGAAAAAAATTATGAACGATTTGAACAAATCGGTGATGTTGCAGCCAATAAATTCATTGTCTGCTACTCTTACAGAAGATTTCCACAGCTCGATTGCACTTTAGGTGTTAAAGTAGTCGCGCGTTTGCGTATTAACTATGGAGCAAAAGTGTTTTTTTCAACTGTTGCTGACAACTTGGGTTTTTGGCCATTTATCTCCGCTGGAGAGGATGGCGATGAGCCGAATAAACACTATCGAAAATACAACAAAAGAGATTTATTAGAAGATGTTTTAGAGGCTTTTATAGGTTGTACAGAATATTTGTTAGACAAAGCATATCGTCCAGGAGTTGGGTACGGTATTATATATGACATTCTGTCAAATATTTTTGACGAAATACCAATGTCTTTGGCTTACGAAGATTTAATGGATCCTAAGACACGCCTAAAAGAAACATTTGACCTTTATAAAGAACTTGGAGATTGGGCCTACTTGGAAACCGTAGGTGACGTAAATCTAGAAGGATTTAGACCAATAATTTCAAACATTTATTACAGATTACCCGAAAAAACAAATAAGAAAAAGTTTGATCCAAAAACTTGGGTTTATCTTTGTTCTGGCGGAAAATCAAATACAAAAATCGGAGCTCAACAAAATGCAGCTATTGTAGGAATAGAAAAATTGAAATATATGGGATATTACAAACGTGCTCCAGCTGAATACGAATTTTTTTGTACTTAATTTAGTTACACTTGTCTTATATTCTAATATTAGAATATAAGACTTTTTATAGACAATTCTTGCAAGTCGGAGCCCATGTTTCAGGAACATTGAATTTTTTTTCTTTGAAAGTTTCCCATAGTTTGAACGATGGGATTGCTCTTCCACAATTACTACATTCAAAATAGTCATTCTTTGTTCTAACATTAAACCCAGACAGAGTAAAACATTCTGCAAACATTTTAATTATAGTATGATCCTGATCGTCTATAATATCATCAACAATTATAATCTGAGCTTTCTTTGATCCTGTCAAAGAGCATACTGTTTTCCAGTTATCTGTTAGATATGGATAATCAGAGCAATATTCATTTATGGATGAAATAAACCATCCTGGGAAAATTTCATCCGCAAACAATTTAACATCTCCAATAGTAGGAAGAGTTTTAAACTTATCGATGATCTCAACCGCGTCTCTCGGATCGCGATACTTATCCATTTTATCATAATTAAATACTCTTTAGCTTGAATTTCCAAAAAGAGTCAAAAAATCTTCGATTTCTACCAAGTCAAAAGTTTCTATTAAAGAACATAACCAGTTATTATCTCTTAATGCAGGTATTAAGACTTGATAGTTATCAGGATTTGTTGTGTAGACACAACATCTTTCCATATCTATAACACAATCAGTAGAAATAAGATAAATTATACGATATTCCTTAAGAGCTAATCTATATTTAATGTGTTGAGCTTCATCAAAATCTTTTAAACCGAGTTTACATTCAAAAATAGTTTTTGTTGAAATATTTAGAAAATCAAATATACAATTATCATACTTGAATTGTGTTCCAAGTTTCTCACCGTATCTAGACTTGAGTAAATGTTCCCACCATTTTTCCTGAGACTCTGAACGAGATTTTGCTATTTTGAAAGATTGAGCTCCCTTGTACTCTATACCTCCCTCCTTCTTTATTCGTTCTATAATAGATGTAATATTCGGAAAATCATACGCTTCCATAAACTCCTTAAAATCATTTCTAGGTATACCACACTCTATTTCAAAACGTTTTAACCAATTTGTAGGAGCTTTAATATCGTACGGATTCTCATCATCATTTTCGAGGCGTTGATAAATTCTTTCCCTTATTTCTAATGTTATTTTCAGATAATATTCATAACAAGTTTTGTCTACAGGTCTCAAATCTATCTTTACATTTTCAACAGGTATTAAATTGAAATACTCGTAACTCGAGATAAAATCTTTTGATTCTAGTTTTTCTGAGTTAATAAAATAGATAGATGGATTATAGTCTTTTACACGATTATATAACCATTCATAGTTATTTTTGAACCAATCTTGTTCTATAAGCCATTTGCAATAGTTGCGATCGCGGAGCACTCTTGATAATATCGATCCTTTATACTTTCCAAAAGTTATAGTATCTTGATCCAGAAGCATTTAAATCTAGTCTTATTATATTTTTAGACCTCACTCAAAATAAAATAAAATAAAAATAATATAATTTATGTTAAAAATTAAAAATTAAATAATTAAAAAATAAATGTAAGAAAATTCTTTTTCTCTTGATAACTAATAAAAATGGCAGCAGGAAGCGTATCACTTGAATCTGCACTTAGGACCTGTAAGGTCGACACAGCTTGGGCGACTCGAATTGAGTCCGATAGATTTTTGAATCCAAATAATATGGTATGCCCGATCTGGAATGGCATGGATAGTACTGGAAGACATGTCTGCAAGGACTCTTATTACACAAAGCGTGCTGGATGTAACAGCGCTAGCGATCGTATATCTGTAGAAAATGATGTTTCTCGTCCCCGATATATGGAATACATAACTCTATCTGCAAATGGAATTGCAGGTAACATTTACGGAAATACTGATCAATATGAGGAGTCTGTAGAACGCCGAAATGAACTTGCTAATATTAACAATATAACTGGTAATTTTGGAAGTCAATATGGTTCAAACATTAAAACAAACTGTGGGTTTTCTAAGCATGATAGGCATCATGATCATCACCATGATCATCCGCGTCCATCACCTGGTCCGACTCCTGGTCCGCGTCCATCACCTGGTCCGACTCCATCACCTGGTCCGACTCCTGGTCCTGGTGGACATTCTGGTTATCCCGGTTCAAATTTTGCGATGAATAACCAGCAACAACGAGATGCTAATTCTTTGGGTGTAGCATATAATGCTCAAAATAGACGTAATATTGGAGGTTTTTAAATATTATTTTTCTAAATTCCAAGAATTTAGAAGATTATACACTACTAATTTTACGAATAAATGAACATATGCGAGTTACTGTAAATTCTTCACCCTCACCTGATTTTGGTAGTATTGTAAATACAGTATTAATTTTGTTTTGATCAGAATAATATATACGTTTTGTGGCACAAGCACCATAATGTGTTTCTATATTATAATCATCAGGCGTATTACCTTCACAACAGGCAACAGATATTGTACTAAAATCAAATGACGCAACTCCTTGATTAGGATCAGCATCATGCGAACTTACGACTCCGAAAGTTCGAAAAAACAAACGATAAGTGAATACAGTTTCCAAATCGGGATTTGTATTTGTTGTTCCTATATCAGTTTCTCCAATAATAAAGTTACTAATTTGTCTACCTTTTGTTGTTTTACCGCCGAGAAATGTAAGAGACATCGTAATTTTTTCTTTTAATTTAAATGCCCCGCTATAATATACTTCGAACATATCAGAATTTTTCACAAATGGAATTTCATCATTGCTCATGTTTATTGATTCTTCAATTGTTCCTCTACCTGTAGTAACTGTTGATGACCCTATAGATTTTTTAGTAACGTTAACTATAACTGATCCAGGATAACCTTTATAACCTGTATATCCTACATATCCTGTATATCCTGTTACTCCAGTATAACCTAATACTTCATAACCTGTATATCCTGTATATCCTGTCGGCCCAACTTCTAAATTTGTATAACCTATGTAACCTGTATAACCTGTATAACCTGTATAACCTGTAGACCCAGTGTTTCCTCCGCTAGGACCTGTTGGACCTGTAGTACCAGCCATACCTGAACTTAAATTTGAACTTAAATAATAATTACTTTCCTCTTCTACATCCCTTATTACCAATGACATGATTTATTATATTAAAACATTTTTTTTATTCTAAGATATTAGACGAACATAAGCAATAGTTCGATTAATCCAAATTGGGAAGTTAGTACCATGCAGCATCTGGATATCAGAGATATAGAAATTTATTTTATAGTCATTGCTTGATGCTCTATCTACAGTTATTGTTTGTTCAAGCACGTATTTTTGCTTTATATTTGGTCTAGTGTCACTACTAGTAAGACATGATGAATTCCATGAAATAGTTAAATCGTCATCAGTATAATCAACTACCCGAAAAATACAACGATATTCGTACGTATGTATAAAATAATTTTGAACGTCAGACCGAGTAATAACATCGCAAACTCCAAATATTTTAGCAGGATCATTGTCAAAAACAATATTAATCTTAAAAGAAACTCCTGGTACAATCCATGTACCATTTTGAACGCTTGCATCCGTACTTTTAGGATCAGGAGGAACTTGTTTTTTAGTAATTGATCCGGAATAAAATGCTTCAAATATAGCATTCTTTTTAAATATATCAAATCCTATAGTATGTGATGACATTTTGTCTGTATCTATATATGGATCTAGGTTTGATCTTTCAACAGACCCTGTTTTTCCGATTGAATATATGCAACCATAACTTCCTGAGTCACCAGTATACCCTGTAGGTCCAGTAGGACCTGTGTATCCTGTATACCCTGTATAACCTGTAGGACCAGTAGGACCTGTGTATCCTGTATACCCTGTATATCCAGTAGGACCTGCGTTTCCTGTTGGGCCAGTGTGTCCAATTGGTCCAGTCGGACCTGTCGGACCACCATCAAGTCCTGTTGGACCAGTCATTCCTACTCCTCCTCCTCCTAAAAAAGCACCAGTATCTGTTTCAGCACTACGAATTGTAAATGACATATTTATTAAAAGAAGAGATATTTTTAGATTGCTTAAAGATTTCGCAAGTGATTTTAAATATGGAAGGAATGAATAATGCAGATACAAGATTGATTTCTTTTTTAAGAAACCTTGCAGATTCTGTTGAGAGCGGTGTTCTTTTACCGAGACAACTTCAGCATATTGGGGAATTTTTTATGTCATATCAATTTCAAGAACAAGCTATCAAAGATGGAGACACTAGTGGTTACGAAAATCAGAGGTTTAAAAAAGCGGATTTGATAAAATTTATAATAATGGGATGGCATATTTATTCATGTATTTCAGGAAATGCTACGCTACCCGATCCAGATGATATACCTGATTAGGCACAGAATATATTACTTTTTTAAAAAATTATTTATATTATCTTAATATAAATGAGTATAAATTTGGGAATGTCCTACGAGGAACATCTCAAAAGTGCGAAGCCTATATTTTTAGAACAATCTTTTGTTCATCCTCCAAAAGGAGCATTGGGAGCTCTAACTATTATTCCTAGACAAATAATACCACCTATTAATACAAATATCAGGTCAGATATATTACCAAAATTCGAACTTTCAAAACACTCAGGTCTGTCTATGATAGATACCAGAAGTTTACCTGTACAATTTAACTGGAGAGAAAACGGTGGTAGTAAATCATCTTTAATTTCGACACCGGGAAACCAAATGTTGTGTGGAAGCTGTTGGGATTATTTTCTGTGTATAATTGATTATTTATTTAAACAAATTAAATAATCCGAATAAATGGAGGAATTTGTTGAAAATATGAAAGTTAAAATACCTCAACCAATGCATCAAGTAATTAAAAATATTTGGAATGAACTTTCCAAAAACTACACATTTGATACTATAAAAACTATTACAGAAGATGAAAAAACACTTATATGTACAGCTGTTATAGGAGGAAAAATAAGAAAAGATTATGTGGATACACTTGAATGTCTTGGAGTTGATTGTAAAAGTCTTAAATATAATAAAGATGAATACACAAATTTTTCTTTAAAGTGGAAAGAAAAATTCTCAAGACATGGAGTAATCTCAATTTTTAACCAATACTACATGCCTTTACTTGCAAAATTTGATAAAAAGGACATGGAAGATGGAAAAATATGCGCAGATGATATACTAAAATACTGCTTATCTTTTAAACGTAAAAACATGAGTACATATGTTAAGATTTTATCTATTATAGAACTTCCTGAAGATCTTTACTCTGTTTTGTCTAGAACTTTGACAGATAAATCGACACAATGTGATATGTATTCAGACTTCATAACATACTGCAAAGACAATTACACTGAATATCAAAAATCACATCGATATGCACAAAAAGAATATGACTCTCACATTGGTAGTTTGTTTGAAATAACAACAGAAGAACTAATACCAGATTTGTCAATTGAAGAATGTAAAAAATACGCATATTCACCGATAGTCAGATCTTATGTAATTTACAAACTATATTTACTTGACTATTTAGGATCTCCATATGCAAAACAACTTTTAGAAGAGAATGATAGTCTTTTAGAACACAGTAAATTTATTGATAGTTTGGCAGAAGATATAGGAGTTACTGTCAAATCTTTTCGGCTAGCTGTAGATCTTATGCCTCATAAAATAGAAACAATTCATACTATTTCGCCTAGAGACATGCTTAAATCACTAAATAAAATGAAATCTGGTAAAGTTGTAATAGGACAATTATATATTCATATTCTAGAAAAATATAATATGGTAGATGAAATACAAGAATATTATGATTCTTGTCCGGCCAAGTTACTTCCCGCTTGCATAGTAGATGTTTTTAAAAAACATTCAAAATGGAGAGATGAATTAATTATAGATTGTATGAAACAGCATACCACTCGAATTCAAAATAGTTCAGCATATGAAGATAAATTACATAAAAAAATAGCATATACAACCGTTTCATGCCTGAAATATATTGAAAAATACACAATCAAGGTTTATAAAGACAGAAATAACGATGTTGATCCAATTAGATGGTTCATAAGTATGTGCACAATTAATATGGTTGAAGATCTTATACTAGCATATGGAAAACAAGCTCCATGTGATAACTCTAGAGTTAAAAGTGCAATTAATATTCATCACGCTAAAAAATTAGTATCGAACATGATTGTTTTATTTAAAACAACAATTAACCATCTTTTACAATGCAAAGTACAAGTTAGATCTCTTATACCTAGTATGTTTACTTCAAAAATAGAAAACCTTAGGATTGAACACGATTCAAATGTTCGAAGAACGTACACTGACGATGAAATATCACAATTACTAAATGTCGCTAGCTCGGACAGTAGATTATTTCTTCTTATTACGATTCTAAGAGAGATAGGGTTACGTCTTGGAGCGATATGTAATCTTAAATATACAGATATTATTGAAAATAACATACCGAAACATATATGCAAGGTTTTAGAAAAAGGAAAACAATATAGAGAATTTATTACAAGTACTAACCTTAAAAAAGCAATAGCATCATATATAATGTATGTACAAACACATCCGATTATGAAACATCACGATATTTCTGACATATATGTTTTTAATAACACAACTGTAACAAAACCAGTAAATGACAGTACTATATCTGCTCAACTTAAAAATCTTGCAACACAAGCAAATATTACGGATGTAGAAGTACATATGCATTCATTTAGACATACTATAGTTGGAAAGCTTATGGACGCAGGAAATGATATTCAAACTGTTTCAAAATTTATTGGTCACTCATCTATTGATACAACTAATAAACACTACTGGCTTCGAAATATTACTGATTTACAAGATTCTTTGAAAAATCCATTTTTCGGATCATATAGAGGTGAAGAAGAGAAGAAAGCAGAGTATGAAGAATCTCTCGAAAGAGCAGAAAAGAAAATAGATACTGCAATGTCTATTATACACGTTTACCAGAGTAATATATCAGAAGGTTTGAGAGATGGTTTATCGATTCAAGAAATTCAAAATAAAATCTTTTCAACTATACCAAGTCTTGATAAAATTTTACGTGTCATAGCAGATAGTGTAGCAGGTTCAGAAACATCATATACAACTTCTTATTATGAAGAAGATACACTTAAAGATTTTTTATAAAATAATTATTTAGTTATATAATAAATGATAAAGAAAAATTTAATCCTATTTGTTACAGGATTGTTTTCTATAATTGTATTAATTACTATAATTATTATAGTTGTTCATTTACATAACAAAAATTCTAAAAATTCTAAAGAAAATTATTGTAATGCATCTGGAGATATACAAAATGGTGTTGCATCTCCGTGTACATCTTCTCTTCCTGATGGAGATACATGTTATCCGACTTGTACACCTCCTTATACTCTATCAGGTAATCGTTTATGTAAAAATGATACATTAGTAAACACTGCTTACTGTATACCTAAGACAATTCCATCAAAGAAACATGGTCCTCCTACACCAGAACAATTAGAATTAGTAAAAACCACTGTAACTGGATATTCAAATCTTTTTAGTGATGAGCCTTTTATAATGTTTGTTAATTATACAAATGACATCGTACTTGCAAGAATAGGATCTGGCACCGGAAATTATCCTTGCTCAGATGATAACAGAGCTACTTGTGATTGGGGTAAAAATCCGGGTATATCTAAAGTTCATATATTGAATGGGCAAATTAATAAACAAGGTTTTGACACAGGCATAAATAAGTCACATCAAATTTTAAATCCTAATGAATGTTGGCTTATAAAAATTCCACTAGATCCATCAGGATATCTTAACTTTTGTGTTGGTAATAATGATGCTACAGGAGCTATATCATGTAAAGCATCTCAGAATTTATATTTTGCTTATGGACTTACTGGAAAATATTTTGATGTTACTGGTAAAAAATACGATTCTTATACTGAGGCTAAGAAGTCTATTTATCCTGATCACCAACTATTTCCAGAATGTGAATCAAATTCTAATACAAACTTGGCAGTAGGACAACAATCTCAATTAGAACTACACTTAGCAGGTCTTTACAGCGCAACTGATTTAAGTTCTGTTAATGGTGTATCTAACCCTTTATATATAGCTATGTATGATTCTAAAACTGGAAATGATTTTACCTGCACGTATCCTGCTGCTGATGGTAGTGACAACAAGAGAAATTTTTTGTATTGTGATTATGATAGACAAAATTGTGAATTTCCTCAAATTGATGATAAAACATATCAAATCAAAAGAGATAAAGATGGATTACCTTATAATTGTGTACAACCAGGAATCGCATGTCAATACTATGTTAAGAACGTTAATGATCATAATTTTGATTTTAAATCTTTATGGGGGGGTGATTTAGATGCAAAATTTACGTTTACAGATCCTCATGGAACAACTTGGAATACAAAAGGATGTGTACCAGATAATAACTATTGTACAGAGGTAAATGGTAAATTACAATATATGGGAATGGATCTTCAAGGAGGATCTTGCGAACTATTAAACGCTGGTGGGTTAAGGTTAAATTATAAGACTAAAAATGAACATGGTAACGATAACGATAATTGGATTGATTGGACTAGTGGTGGAGTTCCACAAGGAAATTTATCACCAGCAATAACTAAAGATCCGATTTGGAACAAATATCAACCAGAATGTCAAGATAATTTTGGTTCAATATCTGATAGATTAAGAATGTGTAACTACGATATACAAAAACCTAAGGGAGACTGTCCTGTGTCAAAGGACGGCTCTTGTAGAACTGATAATGGAAAAGGTAATAAAGATTCTTGGTCATCTTCTGTTGTTCAAAGATTCTGTGAAAGTTGTCACAGTGATACTTGTACAACTTATTGCCAAGCTTACGATGATCATTGGGGAACAATGATATGCCCTTTAATAGACAATCAAACACGAAACCCTCTTAGACCTAATGTAGTAGTAATTACATATTGAAAATGTAAAAATCTATTTTGGATTAATCTTATTTCTACAAATAAGATTATGTGATAAAAAGTTTAGAAGTTTAATTCTCATGTATAGTATTCATAGTAATTTTGGGTTTAAATATATCTAATTTTGACATATTTTTCATTCTTTTCTTTGCTATTCTGTCTTTGGTAGGTTCAGGTTGTGTTGTGCATTTTAGAAAATCGGGTACAACTTTTTTACACGTGAGTGATTTATCAAGCCAAGGAATATTAGCTCTTTCTGCCACATCAGAAGCTGTCTCTTTCAAGTAAAATTTTTCTGTTGTTGACGAACTAGAATGACCCAAAAGTTTTGATACAATATCAACAGAGTTTCCAGAGTTCAAAAGTATGTGTGCATAGCTATGACGTAACGCATGCGGGTGCAAATGAGTTCCGTTAAGGCCTGCATCTTTACATACACTGTTGAACATTTTTCTGACAGTACCAGTTGTTATATTTGGTCTAGTTCCATTTCTAGAAGGGAATAAATACTCAGAGTTAACAGATTTTCTCTCACTTGTAACCCATTTGTATATAAGTTCTTTTACCTTGGTATTTAAAACAAAACTAAACCATTTATTTCCTTTTTCTATTGTACGTCCAGTATTTTTTATATCTATTGTGTCCCCTATATAAGTCAGAACGTTTTCTGTTTTTATATTTACTAGACCCCCGACTCTCATTCCTGTAGTAAGTAAAAGCATAAAAATTAATTCTATCATAACACCAGCTTCTTTTGAATGCTGATATATTATCTCGAGTTCTTCTACAGAAATTAAATGTTTATCATGAGAATCTTCTTCAATAAGTGTTTTAACATTTACAGACTCAGAACTTTTTAACAATTCTGGTTCTATTTCTATTTTTAACACGTAGTTTAGAAACATTTTTATCCATGTAAGTTGTTTCTTATTATCAAAATATGATAAAAATTGTTGTGTTATTTTAGTTTTAATTATTTTAATTAATACTTCATCTGAATCCTCTATAGACACTCCTAACTGTGCTATAAACTTTCCAAGAATAAAATACATAATGTTTCTCATACTTGCAGTTGATTTATTTTTAGTATTATTCTTTATTGTATCCACCCATTTTAAAACTTTTATTTTTATCGGATCATTTTCAGATAGATTTTTGTATGCCAGTGGAAGAATATGCCAATCATCATTTTTTGCTTTTACTTTTGGATTGTCAAGAGTAATTAACTTTACAAAATCTTTGTCTATAGAAGTTTCGTTTAGTATTTTTTTAAGAGTATGAATAATTGTAGTTGTAGTTCGTCTAGTCCAACCAGCATCTAAATAAGATTGATTCATGTGACAAGAAAAAATAATACTTTCTTTTGGTAATACAGATCTTTTAATAAGTGTTTGTATTGATGTTTGAGAGTACATTCTATATAAGACTTGTGATAACAAGTCAAATGCCATGTTTAAATGACCAGGTTGTATTTTTTTCTGATCTGCTAGTTGTCGAATATAATGTTTTAATTGTATAAAATCTTCGGTTTCAGATATAAAAACAGGTACTTTTTCTTCTTGCACTGAACGCACTATTGGCTCGTGTTTGTGCTCATTCTCTTTTTCTTGTACAGGTGTTTGTGTTTGTAATAGTTTTAGTTGTAGTTCAAGATTTTGATTTTTGAGTTCTAAAATACCATTCATCTGTTTAATACTTGATTCTGAAAGAGTAGAATTTGAATTTAAGCATTTTGGTTCGTTTTTGTTTTCAAATATGTAAAATTCTTTTCTCGCATAAAGTTCTTTTTTATAATTACAATCACACTCTTCTACACACTCAAATTTTAAATCATCCCAGTTAAAAAGTCTCAAATGTTCATACAATTTTTTTTGCATATTATTATCACCTAATGTTTTAAAACATACTTTATGAGCATTTTTTCTTTTGGAAAGTGAAGACATTGTACAATCAAAATAAAAATATCCATCAGGACATATAATTTTATAGATAATTCCTTTCATTTTTGATCCAAAAATGAAATCTTTAGATCTCAATATTTCGTTCGGATCGGAATTGGACAATAATTATTTAAAAAATGTTTGAATAAATTTATTAGACTACCATTTCAATAATAGTAAAAAGTTTTTTATTATTGAAATATATTATTTATTTTTGTAAAAAGAATGGTTAAATAGTTAAAACATTTTTAAAATAAACAAAAATATTAGTTTATTATATAAAAATATTTTTGTTTTATACAGAAAAAGTAATCTGTTGGGCGATATCAGCCGCCGGAATTGTCGCAGATAATCACGTTGTCTCTGGTACAGTCAATTGGAAACCAAACCTTTCTACTACTTGGTGTCTGACATCTTATCCACAAAATAAGTGTCAAGGAGGTAATCCTGGTATACTTTATCAAGATATTTCTGAAAATGGTATTGCAACTAACAATTGTGTAGATTACTCTTGGTGTTCTGAAAACGAAGCATGTAATGGAAAAGCTACAGGTCATTTTCAAAATCAAAATGTAAATTTATCAGATCTAATACCAACTACTAAACGTGCATGTTACGATTCTAGCTTACTTCATTACCTTTATTTTATAGATACACCTATATCAATTTCAATTGGAACAGATGGGCTGACAGGAGAAGATTTTACAAATACAGTAAAAAAACATATTTATTATAATGGACCTGTACAAGGAGGATTTTTGGTATATAAAAATTTTATGTCAGGTGCTTTCACAAAAGTAAATGGTGGTGTATATTTAGAACAAGGAGATTACACAGGTGGTCAAGTAAATTTTGACGAAGAACAATTGAATTCCGCAAATTACATGGGTTCTCATGCAATTGCTATAATTGGCTGGGGAATAGAAAAAAATGTTGTAGTTGATAATGAAGGTTCTAAAAAAGATATACCTTATTGGTATTGTCGAAATTCTTGGACTGAAAAATGGGGAGATGGTGGATATTTCAAAATGGCAATGTACCCATATAATGAGGTTGTGCAATTTGATAAAACTATTATTATTAATCATATGATAGGAGGAGGTATGGTTATGATAAAAGCATCTAAACCACCACAGAGTTTGACTTTTAAACAAATCGAAGATAAATTTATAAAACTAAGTAAACCAGCATCATATTATCATACAGAAACAAAAGATTATGGTAAAGATCAACCTACACCTACACCTACACCTACACCTACACCTACACCACCTACACCTACACCTACGTCTAATCCACCTACACCTACACCTACACCTACACCTACGCCTACGCCTAAACTACTTACACATAAACAACCTAAAGTTAGAAATAATAAAGCAACTGGAAGTAAGAAAAAATTATATATAATATTAATTTGCGTTTTACTTTTTGCTGTAATAGCAGGACTAGTTGGTATATTTTTGTATCATATCAAAAGAAATACAAACAATTATAGTATTTTAAGTCCGATTTCAAATTCATATACTCCTTCTACTCCGAATTCATATCATCCTTCAACTCCTAATTAAAAAAATTTTCAAGTACTGAAAGAATAAAATGATTTTGTCTAAAAGAACGACAATAATAAATCAAATGTCTATTTGCGTAAATATTGAATCAATTCCATGGGCTTTTAGAAAAAACATTAACACTGAACTTGAAATAAAAATGGAAAGCAAATTTGGAGGTGCACCTGCAAAATATATCTACCCTTTTGAAATTGAAGGTGAAAATATTATTCTACCCTTTTCATACGCTGTTTTGAATGGAAAAATTAAAAGACCACTAAGAGATACTCTTCCAGCAAATGAGTGTTCATTCGAAGGAGTTCTAAGACCGGAACAAAAAGAAGTTCGAAAAGAAGCTATAGAAAGATTGTCAAGTACCGGAAGTATTTTATTATCTATGTATTGTGGTTTTGGTAAAAGTTCAACAAGTATGAAACTTGCTTGTGACATTGGTCTTAAAACTCTTATAATAGTGAATAAATTAATATTAGTAAAACAATGGGAAGAAGGTATTAAAAATTTTTGTCCTTCTGCATCAGTGCAAAAAATTACTCCAAAATGTAAGAAAGATAACTGTGATTTTTACATTGTAAATGCTCAAAACATGGAAAAAATGGGAAGAACATTCTTTTCTGAAATTGGTACAGTTATAGTTGACGAAGCTCATTTAATTATGGCTGAAACATTATCTCGATGCCTTCAATGGGTGCATCCTAGATATCTCATCGGTTTAACAGCTACTCCATACAGACCTGATGGTTTAAATAAGTTACTTGATTTTTATTTCGGAAACTACAAGATTATAAGAACTTTATCAAGAGAACATATAGCTTATAAAGTTTCTACCGGGTTTAAACCGAATATTGAACTTGCTAGAAACGGTAGAGTCAATTGGGGAGCTGTTTTAGACTCTCAAGCAAATGATATCGATCGTAACGAGTTAATTATCAAAATTTTGAAATACTATTCAAATCGAAATTTTCTGGTTCTAACAAAACGTGTCGCACAAGGAGAATATTTATTTAAGCGTCTACAAGAGGAAGGTGAAGATGTTACGTCTTTATTTGGAAGCAATCAAGAATATAAAATTTCTAGTCGTATTCTAGTAGGCACAAACAGTAAATGTGGAACTGGTTTTGATCATCCAAAATTAGATGCATTGTTATTGGCTGGCGATTTAGAACAATATTTTGTACAATATCTCGGTCGAGTTTTTAGAACAAAAGATGTAAAACCTATAATAATTGATTTGGTTGACAATTACAGTCTCCTCAGTAAGCATTTTAATACCCGTCGCAAAATTTACCAGGATCATGGAGGAACAGTAGTAAACTTTGATCTAGGAGTTTTAGACATTTAAAAACACTTGAGTTTCTCGATATTATTTCTAAATATCGAGAATTTAATATATCATTTCAGATAATGGTATTTTCCTAACCTTTCCATCTGGATATGTGCGTTCAACTATAAAAGGAATTTTACGCTCTCTAAACTCTTTTTCTGCTATTGAAAGTGCATCTGATAAACCAAAAATATCTACCATTGGGGGTGCACCTAACGAAATTTGTTCAGCTCTTTGACCTAATATTCTCACCTTTTCAAACTTGCTCAATCGGTTTTCCATTTTTCTTTTTTATAGGAAGTTTCTTCTAAACTTCAATTTTAAACTTCAAGTTTTTTAAAAACCATATGTTCTTTTATAGGATGTAACTGAGAATACTCTAGATCTTTATCAAAAAACTCATCAATCAATCCGTCTTCTATCATCTTAACCTTTATGTCACCAGGACCATTTGACCAATAAATAAGTTGATCGCATGTATGATTGTATCTGGGTGCCATATCAAGACCAACATCTTTAGAATAATCTTCAAATGTGTTCCACAAGATCTCAACAACTGTGCTAAGACATTTAGATCTTTCTTCGTCCGTTTGAACAAGGTTGTTGCCTGAAAGATAAATTACAATTGATGGAGCTCTAATGTCTTCGGACATCACTACATCGTAAAAATTGTGCATTTTTATCGCGTCTATACAGTTTTTAAAATCATTTGATGTTCTTATCAATTTATTCAAAACATCTAGTACCCAGAATTGATACTCTGGTTTAACCTGAAGATGAACCTTAAATTCGTTTATTCGAGCCATATAAGCACCTTTTATCTGTTCTTTAGCAGTTTCAAAATCGACAGTTTCTATTCGTCTAATTAACTCTTCCTTATCTTCTATTATACGTTTTTTATATAATCCTTCTATAACTTCTTTATAATTTTCAGCTGTCATATGAATAATAGGGTAAAAAACGATAGAAGTTTCTAAATCTTGTACACATCCACCAAGTATATCTGTTCTAGTGGTTGTCTCTTGAGTCGGTCTTTTAATTTCTACTTGGAACCCCCTTGTACTTCTATTAAAAGAAAAATCATAAATATCTGAGTCACCGTCAAATAGTTCTTTTTGTGTTTTTAAAAATTCAAGGTATCTATTAAATTTAAAAATAACATCAGCATTTTGCCCTATCATAAACTGTTCTGTTTCTTCTTTACAAGTTTTTATCAATCTTTTTTGGAATATTGACGGTTTTTTAATTTGTATACATCTTGTAAAATTTTTCTGGATTAATTCAATTAAGTTATGTTGTTGCATATAAGCGTAAGGTATTTCATATATGTCACTGTATATAGATGTTCCGTATGGAATAGGCATAGTCATTTATTTACACCTTTATAAAAAAATAATCTAATAATATTATTTTTTATTCTTTAACCATAATCCGTGCAAAGGAAGTTTCGGCAAATTGACATAGCGTATACACAGATTCTTTTTTGAAAAGTTTGGCGGACATTCATCCGTTTTGCACGGATTATGGTTAAACTTCAGTTTTTTTAAAAACCATATGTTCTTTTATAGGATTTAATTCAGCATATTCGACCTCTTTATCAAAAAACTCATCAATCACTCCGTCTTTTTTCATCTTAACCTTTATATCACCAGGACCATTTGACCAATAAATAAGTTCGTCATATTTATGATTGTATCTAGGTGTCATATCAAGACCAACATCTTTAGAATATTCTCCAATTACGCTCCACAAGATCTCAACAACTGTATTAAGACATTCCCATTTTTCTTCTTCTGTTTGAACAAGGTCGTTGCCTGAAAGATAAATTACGATTGATGGAGCTCTAATGTCTTTGGAAAACACTATATCGTAAGAATGGTGCATTTTTATCGCGTCTATACAGTTTTTAAAATCATTTGATGTTCTTATCAATTTATTCAAAACATCTAGTATCCAGAATTGATACTCTGGTTTAACCTGAAGATGAACCTTAAATTCGTTTATTCGAGCCATATAAGCAAGTTTGATCTGTTTTTTAGCTATTTCAAAATCGACAGTTTCTATTCGTCTAATTAACTCTACCTTATCTTCTATTATACCTTTTTTAGATAATTCTTCTATAACTTCTTTATAATTTTGAGCTGTCATAGAAATAATTGGATAAAAACCTACAGTAGTTACTAAATCTTTTACACACCCACCAAGTATATCTGTTCTAGTGGTTGTCTTTTGAGTAGGTCTTTTAATTTGTACCCAGATCCCCCCTGTACTTCTACTAAAAGCAAAATCGTAAATGTCTGAGTCACCGTCAAAAAGAGATTTTTGTGTTTTTAAAAATTCAAGGTATCTATCAAATTGAGAAATAAAAAAAGGATTCTTACCTTTCATAAACTGTTTTGTTTCTTCTTCCATTTTTTTTATATTCTTTTTTTGAACTTCTGATGGTCTTTTAATCAGTGTACGTAAAAAATTCTTCTCTGTTATTTCAATTAAATTATGTTCTTGTATATAATTGTGAGGTATTTCATATATGTCACTGTATATATATGTTTCGTATGGAGTAGGAATATTCATTTATTTATACCATTATAAAAAATTTAATATTATTTTTTATGCTTTAAAGTTTAAAATATTCTTAGAACAAATGACAACAACAGATGTTGATGAAATAATAAATAAAGATTATGTGATTGATTTAGAAGATAAAGATACTGATAATCTTGAAGAAAATATTATGGATATGTCACGTCCTTTAGACAATCGTATAAAAGCTCTTGAACTCTTCTACGATCAACAAGGAGATAATGCTATCGAAATAATGAGAAGGCTTTCATCTATGTACCAACTGAGTGGAAGCAAACTGATAGAAAGATTTTTCTATCGTATATGTACTAATTGTCTTATATCATCTTTTCTGAAAATGGAAGTTGCAAAAGCTTTGTTAGATTATGAAGAATACGGAGATGAAGATCGCGCGGAAGAGGTTAAAATAAATAACGAAGAGCGTAAAATATTAGGATACAAAGCAGTAAATCACGTATGCCAAGATCTTTGTAAAATGCCGACTCCATGTCGAGTTGAAGCTATCTTTATCCTTATGAAATCACCTCAATTTAAGGCTGAAGCTGACTTTTATTTTAAAGAATTTGTCAGAGCAGATACTATAGAATGTGAATTTCGTTACATGACTATTTTATCTCTCGAAAATGTAGGTGCTGAAGAAATGAAAGAAAAATTATACGAATACACCTATGATAGTGTTGAAATAGTCGAGAAGATTTGTGAGTATCTAAAAATAAAGGTAGGGAAAGAATGGCGATCTGCATTTAGAAAACTTTCATATGATGATGTTAAGTCTTTACACTTCTTAATTCTTCCGGAAATTCCTTGTCAAAAAGATTGGTTTATTAAATCAGCTCAAATCGCTTTCTTATTTCACGAAAAAAATCCAGTATATTATCGTAATCTTTCAAGTCAATATCTTCTTAAAAAATGCTCTCTTGATTCAGATGAGACAACAAAGGTTGAGACAAAAGTTTTGGAATTTGCTGATGACGCAGAGTTAGACTACAATCTTCGCGCAGACTCTGCAGATATATTACTTCGTTACGGTTCAGATGCTTTTAAAGAAGCTGGTCGACGAGTTATTATGGAACTTGCTCTTGTAAACGGTAATGTACGTACGATTTTTGAAAACGCACAAAACGTTCACACAGAAAGCGTTGAAAAATCGGTCTCAGAGATTTTAGAATTTCTCAATTCGCTTCCAATATATATGATTGATAAAAATCCTGTTGATTTTAATTATGTAAATGCTCATATTGAAAAAATGTTAAAACAAGAATTAGAAAAAATACGGAAAGATCGTCATCCAGGAGAAAGCTGTGATTCTCCAGTTGGAGAGAATTTTTGTTCTACAGAGTGTGAAAAATTTTATTATAAAAATCAAAAAATCAAACTCTCTATGCAAAGAATTTTAATGGATAGAGCATTATATTCAAAGTTTAACAATAGCCTTTTGACCATTCTTTTGAAAGTTTATTCGTATATTCAGACTAGAGATGATGAAAGTATTAAAGAAGAGTTATATAAGAGAATGCTTGAAGAGCTCGAAGAGATGAGTGGAACATGTTCTTCAGGCTTTGCATCTCGCCTCGTAAACATAATATCAGGGCATGAAAATTTTAATATCAGAATTTCTTTCGAAGATCAGATAATCTCAAATTTCATGGGTAGACTAAACGCAAGAGCAAGGGAAATAGCTAACATTGATAGCATCTTCAGAAATGAAAGGGTAGAAGATGTTGTCGAACTATGGTTACTTGGAGATGAGAGAGTTCAGCTTAGAAAAGATATTGAGATTGAATATAAGATTGAATTTGAGAAGCGTCCTCTTATTAAAGATATCATTAAAAAATTTTTATCAGAAGACCGAGAAGAAAAGATAGAAAATTGCATTCAAATTTTTTCAGAATCTGTCATCAATGAAATGATGATCAAAAGCTCTAGATACGGCGATCGCAGAAATTTTAGTTTGTTTTTCAGAACTTACGCTTCTAAAATTCGCGAAGAGCTTGCAGAAGAATTCAAAGAATTTGTATCGGATACAGACTTTGACCTTTGGTTTAGAAGAGCTATAATGAGCTACGATGGAGAATGAATTAAACTTTTTAATATAAAATTTTAGGAATATATAATCCAATTAAAATTTTTTAGGAATTTTTCTTGATTTCCCAAGCAAAAAAAAGAGAGAGAGTGAAATAAGATTGGTGTAAAATAAAATTAAATAATAAAGATATTAATAAATAAATGGATTATTTTAAAGATGCCAAAAAAATTGAAGAAGTAGTCAGCAAAAGAATCGAAGATCTTGAAGCACAATACATTAAGCAGATTAAGTTTTTGCAAGAGCAGCTTAAAATTGCACAAGAGAAGATAAAAATGAGAGAACAAGAACTTAATATGATATTGGGAGCCAATTATCAGACAGTCAACCTTATAGAATCTTTGCTCGCAAAAGGAACCAAAAGGGTCGTGTCCGGCCAACCTCTGGTTGGAAACTATAAAGGTGATACTAGTGCCATCCGAATAATGTCATGGAATGTTCTGGCTAGAGGGGCAACAACTCATCAACAAGAAAAACATGGCTTCACATTCAAGAATACATACGAAGAGCATATGGAATACAAACAAAGCGAGCACATTGAGCAGACGCTAGCTAGGTATCTTCTCATCAAAGATGAAATAATACAAAACAACCCCGATATTGTTCTGTTGCAAGAAGTGGACAATTACTTTTTTACGTACATCCTTAAAAACTTACCAGAGTATACAGGCTATTTCAAGTTAATTATCCCATCGAGAGGAGACTTTTCATCCAATTTCGCAACGGCAATCATCTGGAAATCGCAAATGTTCACAATGAATGAGCAAAAAACTCTTGATAGCAAGTCCTATCGAGCACTTCATCAGGACGAAACACTTCATTTTACAGAAGCTGATGAAGCAAAATTGTTCAATCGGAAAAACGCAACCTATGTCCGTTTAACTGAAATTGGAACACAGAGCATCATATCATTGGTTAGTATTCACTTGTCAGGAGACGATTCGAAGAGAAATTTCTTGACGAATGCAAAGGAAAATTTGCTTACCTTTGCATTAGAATTTCTCAATAAAAACGAAAGTGACTATCGAGTTCTTGGTGGTGACATGAACTGTCCCATGTTGATACGTGCGATCGAGTCCGGTTGCGCACCGGAAGAAAAATGTTGCGATGTCGGTATCAAAAACTTGCTAAACAAATCAGGTTTTAATCAAATCACTCAAAATGGAACTATTAGTACCTGCGACTTTGATTATGCTAGTGATGAACCTATTGAAGGAAAGAGAGTATTAATAGACAGCATGTTCCATACCAGAAACCTAAGAGCATCAAACTATCTGGTTCAAACTCTAGATTGCGACAATCCATCGGTTTACGAAAAACATGACGATTTGTATGGACGTATTATAAAGGCATCTGATCATGCTTGGATATCGTGCGATTACAGACTCGTAACGTAACTGTACATAATGTAGGCGCATGCTTAGAAAACTAGAGTCTAATATAATATCAAAAAAATTGACATTGCGCCAATGTCGAATTTGCTATCCAAATTGACTAGGTTAGTTAATTTTTCCTAAATCCAGATCATGAGGTGTACAATTATCACCAATCAAGCGCGCATATACCTGCAATATGAGTATTTTTGAGTAAACATAATAGCAACGCGAGTTAATATATGTGTTATGAAATTTACTCATTATCTTGTGTAAAATTAAACTTTTTACTATAAAATTTGAGATATAAATTTTATAATAGTATTACTAATAAAAGATATAGATTTTTATTCTAATCTTCATCATTTTTAGACGAAATAAGCAAAGTTTTTGCCCATCTGCGCGCTTGTTCATTCTTCAGAATATTGTTGGTATAGAAATAATAAATCTTAGAGTTTTCAAATCGATTTAACCAATCACTGAACTCATCCTCTAAATTTAACTGTAAAATACTAAAATAAAATTGGAGATATATTTTTAATTCATCCTCATAACGTAAAATATCATAAAGTTTTTGAGTTGCAACTTCTATTGGTCTTAATTCAAATTTATAATTACGAGGGTTTCCTGAAAACTGACCGTAGTTACCGACTACAAAAATTCTTGTTTCATATGGAGATGGAGCATATATATGTAGACTTAATACATCACTTACACACGTGTCGAGGTCTTCCTGAGATGGTATTTTAATATTAAAAACTTTTTCAAGTATAATCATGTCGAAAGATATTAGTGTACCTTTATTAGATAATAAAAAGGTATTTACTTCTTGTATTTTTGTATGTAAAGATTGTGACTCTAAATCGTCGTTGTATATTTCTAATAAGTTACACATGTATTTAGTTATAACATAACTTTCTTTTTTACCAATAGAACCAGAATTAGACAACAATATACTAGTTGCTTTATCTATTCCTTTTTGTACATAATTAAATATATCATTGTATTTTTTTATCATTACTGAATACTGAATTGGTTTATACATCTTACGTTTTGTTACAGTAATATACGAGCTTAGAACTGCAGGATATTCATCTAATAACCATTTCATAAACATAAGAGGTGTATATTGAGCTATAGGAGTTACAGGTATCTTTTTGAAAACATCTACTATAGATTTAAGTTTTCCTATTCCTACATATTCTTGTGTTTGTCTTACAGGATTTGTTCTAGTTCCTATTGTTCTAGTTCCTATGTCAATAGGGTATGGATCATCTTGTTCGAAAAAATTTTTAAGTAATAAAGCAATTTTCTTTCTTAAATCTATATCAGTGTAATTAGTTGCTTTATCACAACAATAGGACATAAAAGTATACATATCTTGACCAGGAACCATATGATTTAATACACCTAATCCTTCAAAAGTATATGTACCAATAGTTTCATTCTCAATATTACATGTCGAACGTCCAAAATCAATAATTACAGGAATAAATTCTGGATTTTTTATTGTATATGTACACATATCCAATGGTACAGAGTATTCAAAATTTTCTTCTTTACGAATCATAACATTATCAAAATGTAAATCAAAATGAGTGAATTCAACTTCTCTTTGCGCAACCTCTAAAGCCAACAGTAATTGAAAGAAAATAACTAACCATTGATTAAAACTTAATTTATTATCAATTAAATCTCCAACTGTCTTGATGTCCTTATGTCCTGGTATTTTTTCGTATACTATAAAATGGCTTGTTGAACCAGACATATTTTCACATAAATTTTCTAAAGGATTAATATCAGAAGGTTTATCGCACATAAAACATCCTAGAGTGTAAACAAAATTAGGAACTATATATCGTAATTTATTCATAGCTTTAATACCAATATAATATTCTCTAATCATCATTTCTCTTTTTCTTTTAATTTCTTGTTGTTTTTCTTCTTTGTCTTCTTGTTCGTCTTCTTCTTCGTCTTCTTCTCGTTCGTATTCTTGTCGTTTGTATTCTTCATTAATCGCTAATTTAATAACTAATTCAATATCTGAAAAAAAAGTAGCATTATATACAATTCCATCCGCACCGGTTCTTAATATATCCAATTCGTTCATATACTTTTTTATGTCTTTTGTTAAAACATAAATGCCGTTTTCTTTCTTAGGCAATAATGATAAAAAAAGAGTATCAAATAAGCAAAGTACAGCTTTCATGTCTGCGCCTTTCATAAAATTTTTACTTAAAATATATTTTAACATAGGTTCAGAAACTTTATCTAATTGCTCGATATACTTCGTTTTTATTTCACATGGATTATAAACACTTAATTTTGATGAAATAGAGAATGCCTGTCTTTTAATTTTTTCATCTTCGTTCTTCATTTATAAATATTAAAATATTAATTTTTATAATGATTATAAATAAATTTATGTTGACCAAAAGGAAGTCACCTAAGAGGAGGTCACCTAAGAGGAGGTCACCTAAGAGGAGGTCACCTAAGAGGAAGTCACCTAAGAGGAGGTCACCTAAGAGGAAGTCACCTAAGAGGAAGTCAACTAAGAGAATGACACCTAAGAGAATGACACCTAAGAGAAGGTCACCCAAGAGAAGTATATGCTGGACAGGTTACCATAGAGTCAGAGGGACAATTCCTTATTCTAAAGGTAGTTGTGCGAAAGATACTTTTTAATAGTCTCTAATACCCATAATACCGCGACGATTACCCCGGTTAAGAGGAATATTTTCGAGAGGTATGTTTCTCTGTTGTTGATAACCAGGACGAATAAGAGGAATATTTTCGCGAGGTATGTTTCTTCTATTTAGTTGTTGGTAACCGTGATTTGTGTTTATATAAAATTTTTTAATTAAAAATGCAATAATCATTACAAATATAATACTAAAAAATATAATAAGGAGTATTATCCACCAAGCAAGACTCTTTTTTGCTAATCTATCACTTTCTGCCTTTGAAGCAGCCAATGATATTCCATATGTGTCGTAATAAAATTTTTCTGGTGATATATAATCAGGATCAGATTTTTCTTTAGGATATGTGTTAGCAATCCACTCAACATCATATCCAGATAAACGCCAATTTTCTCTAGTTCCTACATTATCTAATGTTAACTCTGGCGGATAAAAATAAATCATTATAGATAGAGGATCAAACTTTGATGCATTAAAATTATATTCATCATGTTTATTAATAACGTTAACATCTACTTTGTCTTTATCCCATGTATTGAAGTAATCATACACTTTTTGTTTGTCCCAGTTTATACTAGAATAAGGGTTTTGATGTTCATGTTCCATACCAATAGCATGCCCAAATTCATGAATGATACTACTAATACTAAACCACTCAAAATTCATTGTATTCTTATTTTTATTTTTGTCCAATGCTTATGTACCTACACATGAGTATGTACCTTCACCATTAAATGTAATTCTAATATCTGCGTCTTTATAGTCTACAAACGTAAATTTTAAGTTTACTAAAGGTTGAAACCTTTCAATAATAACCCTTTTTACTATAGCAGAAAGACTTAATTTACAGTCTGTTGCTTGAATTATATGTTGAAGAGGATCTATATCATTATCATTATATACGTTTCTTTTAATTCCATCACTATTATGTTCGTCAAATCCAATTTTGATAGGATAACCTTTTGGCCATAAAGCACTTTTTTTAAAAACAGCTTTTTGACCTGAATTGTTCTGGATAATATTTGTATCTGTAGATCCTTGAACACATATATAATAATCTTGCATTTATTAAAATAAAATATAAAATTATTAAAATAAAATATAATATAAAATTATTTACAAATAATTTTTTTGAAACAAAAATTACACTGAGAAGAGAAAGACAGGTTACCATAGAGTGAGAGGAACAATTCCTTATTCTAAAGGTTTGTGCTAAAGATTAATTTTTAATCTCTTTTTATACCCATAATACCACCATTACGACGAATAAGAGGAATATTTTCACGAGGTATGTTTCTATCTACCACATTTTGATAACCGTGATTTTTGTTTATATAAATTTTTTTAATTACAACTCCAATAATTATAATAACTATTATAATTGAAATTACAATAAGAAGTATTTTCCACCAAGCAAGACCTTCACTTTCTTCTAAACTTTTTGCTAATTTATCACTTTCTTCTTTTGAAGAAGCCAATGTTATTCCATATGTATCATAATAAAATTTTTCGGGTGATATACCACCATTTTTTGAATATGTTTTAGAAATCCACTCAACATCATATCCTGATAAACGATTATTTTCTGAAGCTCCTACAAAATCTGTTGTTAAGATTGCTGGATAATAATAAAGCATTATAGATAGAGGATCAAATTTTGATCCAGTATTATTCTTTTTATCAAATTTATTAATAACGTTTTCATCTACAGTATTTGTATCCCATCCATTAGTTAACCAGTAGTATAAATACAATACTGGTTTGTTCCATTTTATACTAGAATAAGGGCTTTGATGCTCATGATTCATACCAATAGCATGCCCAAATTCATGCAAAATAGTAGAAACATCAAGCCACCCAAAATTCATTGTAGCATCTTCTTTTTTATAATTTAAAGCATCTTTACCAAGTGCTGAAAAGCAGCCATTTTTTTTGTCAAATGAAATTCGAATATCTGGAGTACCATTATATGATTTTTCTACAAAGTTAAATGTTAAGTTTACTAAAGGCTGTATCCTTTCATTAACAACCATTTTTATTATATAAATAGTCGACATATATGAGCCTTTTTGAATTTTATATTGAAGCGGATCAACCTCTGACCAAAAATTATAGTAAGTCCTTTTAATTTCCTCACCATCTCCTATAAATCCAATTGTTATAACCCTTTTTTCTGGCCATAAAAAATCTGTTTCAAAAACTGCTTTTTGTCCTGAATTGTTTTGATTAATATTTATGCTTGAAGATATTTGAGTGCATAAACGATAATCTTCCATTTATTAAAAGATTATAAAAATTATTATAAATTAAGTTTTAGTTCTTATTCGTTAAACTATAATTTTTTTTATAAAACAATAAAATTCCTGTTACTGTATAATAATAAATTATTATAATTCAAATTATAGTAAGGAGTCTTTTTCTACGAAAGAAAAACATTATATTTTTTCTTTCGATCTGAAAATTATAATAATGTAACATTATTCGATAGAAAGCGGGTTGTTTAGAACAAGTTTAAATTTATTGGCTGGTGTTCCCACCTCACACCAGTTATTTGTGTAAGAAAAAATGAGTTAGTGCTTCCACCAAAGTCCCAACAACGGATACGGTAAACTGTAGAGTCTTTGACACATGTGTTGTAGATTGAAAATTTTCTTAACCCTAGCATTCTTCCAAGGGTTGTACCATTTGTGGTGACCCCAAGTCTAGATCTACAACAAAGATGAATTTGACCGAATCACACTGAAATAAAGATAGAATTGAATTTTTATAAAGAGTTTGTGGAAAACATGCAGTATGACGTCAAATCAACGATGCTTAAATTGTCATGGACAAGACCTATTCGAAGAATATCAAGGTTCTGAATTAACTTGTGCTTCTTGCGGATTTGTAGGTTTTGTAGAGAAAATACCAGACGTTTATGATCTAGTTGAGTCTATTGTTAACATTAATTTAACAAATACTCTTCATGAAGAAATGATTAGGTTTGCAGAAGAACTGAACATGAATCGTGATATATCTGAGATTATTGGTAACTTAAAGATTGTTAATCAAAAACCTCCATCTCGTCGGAAGAAATGTTAGAAAACCACTTATTTAAATAAAATCACACTAAAGTGTGTGATTTTAAAAATATATAACTTATTATGTTAAACACAAGAGTAAATCAAGACATTTGATACATGTATCTAAGATATGGACCAAAATTAGAGTCCTCTTTGTCGTTAGACTCTTTGTCGTTAGACTCTTTGCAAAGTTTTATAGATGGTTCATCTTGTATAAAAACAAGTGGAATTTGTACAGTCTTTAGACTTTTATGCAGAGACATAACATTATATTTTGATCTGTTCTTTTTAATTTTATAACACTTTTTCTTGTTAACAATTGTTTTTGTAACAAAATTATCATTCTGCAACTTAACTAATCCATAATTCCTGAAAAAAAAGTTTATGAATTTCATAATTTTATTTTGAACAGCAAATATCATTATATTATCAATATACATTTATTGTTTACTTAAAAATCAAATCTATTTTTTTTAAATAATTTGTAAATAATAAATGGAATCTTTTGAACAAGAAAAAAGTTCCTCTAATAAATATTACTATAGAAATAGAAGAACTGGCAAAACTCAATGGGGTGATAGAACTTTCTTTAACACAGACATTTATCTTCCTTATGGATGGATTCGTCTAAATATAGACGGCAGAAAACATGTCTATAGATATTTTGGTAAAAACAATTATGATTCTTCATTTTATGCACCTGAAATGAAAGATTTAGTAGAAATGACTTATAAAGAGCTTGAAGACTTAGAATCTGATAAAGATCTTGATGTTGTTGAATATGTTCAAAAGGAAATGTGCAGAAGAAATAAACTTTTTCGAACTATAGCACAATATCTTAAAATAGATTGTGATGGTATCATAGATGAAAGTCTAGAATACATTGCTAAAAGTTCATTAGATGATGTTATTAGACTTATTGAACAAGAAGAAGAAAAAAATCTTGGGAAATATGCAACACTAACAGCTTTTCAAAGAATCAGAAGAGATCAAAATCTTACTTTTTTTTCTGAAACATCTATCAGAGAGCTTTGTGGTCTAAATACAAGAGATGTAGAAGCATCAAATGCTTTGCATGCATCTGAAAATTCTATATGTCCTATAACAGCCTTTTTATGTAAAAACCCCGTAGTATGTAGTAATAGTCAAACTATGGATAAAAAAAGTGCTGAAAAAATCTTTAGATTAGCGCAAAGAACAGGACGACCTGCTTTATGCCCTACAACAAGAGATGTTATAACTAGTTTTATGCCAAATATATTTGCAAAACAAACAATAGTTGCATTTGTAGAAAAATATGAAAATCAAAAAGGTGGTAATTGGAAAGCAGTTACAGATTTATGTAGAGAATATAGAACTAAAGATACCGAAGAAGAAGATACCGAAGAAGATGATACAGAAGAAGAAGATATTGGGGATTTACATGAACCTATTTTTGAAACACCTGAAGAGCTAGCTGAAAGATTAGAGCTAGAACGATTTCAAAGAGAATTAGCGGATGAAATATGGGCAGAAGAAGAAGTTCGGCGAATAGAATATTTACGAGATGATGATGAGTCATCAACCTCAAGTGAAGGTGGTGGAGGATTTTATGCGAGTGCTAGTGGATCTGGAGGGTGGTTTTTACCTGACGCTTAAAAAAGACAACACACATAAATTGCGTATATGAATTTAGTTAAAATGAAATTATAATTTCATTTTATAAAGTAAAGAAAAATGTCAGGTAAAAAAATTATTGATGATTTTTGCAAGAATCTAGATCCTAGCTTACTTCATATGTTACCACATGAAATAAAAGAATTTTTCATTGATAATTCATATACATGTTTATTTCAGAAATACGGAAATCAAGCAGCCGCAAAAGTAGTATTAAAATATTATGACGAGATAAAAGAATTACCTAGCTCATTTGTAGTTAATACGAAAAAGTATGGAAATATAGTTTATGTTGATTCATCAGGAAAGATTGTCGATAAAGATACAAAAAAGAAACCGATTTTTAGAATGTTTAGAGGAGAAGAAACCCGAAATATGAAAAGCTATGATTATTTAAAACGCTTAGGAGTTGTCATAATTCCTGTTATAAAGAAAGAGGAAATTCCTGGTATCAGGAAAGAGTTTATTAATACTCTCCGCAATTTTCCGGAATATATAAGAAGTCCAGAGAATCCAGATAAAGATAGCAAAGGAAATCAACTTTTATATGTACTAGGAGGTTTTGCAGCATTAGGAAATCCGGCATCATTTCACAATGATCTAGTTAGAAATATGAGAAAAAGATGTAGAAAAGCTGTTATTCCTTTGTTTAGAGAACTTATAGATAATTACCAGAATAAAGAACTTAGATCAAAAACCAAATTAGAAATGTTATTTGATCGAATGATGTACAGAAACGTTGGACAAGCTCCTTCTCCAGAGTCTTGGCATAGGGATGTGATACCACCTGAAAATATTGAGGAAAATGATGAAATTTTTGGAGGATGGTTAAATTTAGACATGACAGACCAATATTTTTCTTGTATTCCTGGTTCACATCTTTCTATCAGTCAGAAAAAGTTAAAACCAGGATTTGCGACTATTCAGCCTGATCAAATAGAGTCTATATCTGAGTATCGTCATAAATTTATAGTTCCACCTGGTCACATGATTATTTTTCCTCAATACATTATACACGAAGTAGTCTCTCAACCAATAGGCGGAGTTGAAAATATGATGCGTATTTTTACTGGATGGAGGACTACAACATCAAAAGAATGCATACATCGGGATATTAGAGATAGAATAAAGAGACAGGCTGTAATGCTTCTACCAAGCGGTCAAAAACCTCCTATGTTTGGTGCATCTCATGACACATACTTTCGATGGACACGATTTAACCCTCTTCCTAAAGATAAAACATACAAAGTTAACCTGAACGAGTGGTCAGTAAATACTTTTTCAAAAAAATTATTGATAGACTACGATAGTAAAGATCCATCTAAGAAAGGATTTGAAATAAATGACTTTGTTGTTATAAAGTTATCACCAAGTATTTTATATCGCGTTATTGAAAAAATATCTGATACATTATATAAAATTCAAAGACAAAGCGATCTCACAGAGTTTACACAAGATATTAAAACACTTATGAGACCTCCTTATAAGCAAGTAAGTAGAAATCTTAAATCACTTGCTGAATATAATTTTCCAATGTACAGAGAATATGATGAAGAAGAAATTTCGTTATACAAACCAAAAAAAATATAAATAATTCAGATAGTGAATTATTTAATTATAAATAAAAAATTGATATATAATAAATGGAAAGAACTTTTTCTACTTATTTGAATGAACAACCTTATTTTGGTGCTAAGTTACCAAATGGATGGAAAAGAGTTAGTAGTGGTGATGCATCATCTCCTTATTTCTATACCTACATGGGTACAAATGCAACGTGGACACCTCCAGAAATAAATTTTATACAAGCTTATAATATTCTAAGACAAAATCCTATTTCAGATGAACGAGTAATTGTTCTTGACATACCTGAAAATTGCCCTATCGTAGAAATAGTTAGAAATATATACTCGATATCAGAAGTAAAGCTTGAACCAGGAAAGTGGAATCAAGGAGAAACCAAATATGATACATTTAAAGATGTATTACCAATGTTTTGTAAACTTGCAAACGATGCAGGTGCTAAAGTTATTGTTCCAACAGAAATAGATTTTGATCCTAGCTTAAATCGTGCAGTAGCTGAAATTGCTAAAGCATTTTTGAGTAAAGGTGAAGAAAGTCTTAAATCTGATTTTGGTGTGCATGCTGACACTGGGACTTCTATAAATGTACCTGCTTGGACTATATTATTTTACATCACAAAAGGAATGTTTCAAGGAGGTGGATTGTCAATACATCAATGGAGCTTTAGTGAGTATTCAGGTGAAAATCCAATATCACCTTTTTCTGAAAATAACGGAATGAGGGTTGTTATTATGAGAGGTGACGTTAAACATAAGCCTGAAGGAATTATAGGATTAGGTGCAGATTGCGAGCGTGGCGTAGTAATCTTTCAATTACCAGCTCCTAATCGATTACACTTAAAATAATTAATATTTTTTTTAAATATTATTTAAAAATAAATAATGACCTCTGTCGGAAAAAACACTAGGTCTCCTCGTCGCAAATCACCTGCAAAAAATAATAGGTCTCCTCGTCGCAAATCACCTGCAAAAAATAATAGGTCTCCTCGTCGCAAATCACCTGCAAAAAAAAATAGGTCTCCTCGTCGCAAATCACCTGCAAAAAAAAATAGGTCTCCTCGTCGCAAATCACCTGCAAAAAATAATAAGTCTCCTCGTCGCAAATCACCTGCAAAAAATAATAAGTCTCCTCGTCGCAAATCACCTGCAAAAAATATTAGGTCTACTCGTCGCAAATCACCTAAAAAAATGAGAGGAGGAGTAGTTTTTGGTGATTTTGAAGATATACCACTTCAATTAGAAACCAATACACTACCACCTCCACCAGTACCACCTCCACCAGTACCAGTTATTTTTAATTTTGAAACACCTGTTCCTAGAACTTCTGCCGAATCCGACTTGCAACAAGATGCATACATACGTCGTTTAGCGTATATTAATGCTAATATTACAAAACCAAACAAACATGCAGAATTATTAATAGATTTTCTGGATCTAACAAAATTAGTAATTGCAACGTACAGCTTTGATATACTTTTTAAAATTAAAGATGGAACTCGTAATTTGCAAAAAGCATATGAGATACACTGTACTTCATTTAGACCTGCAAATAATCCAAATATTCCACAAGATACAATGTACGGTCATGTTACATTAAAAAAATATACAAATGCACGAGAAAAAATTGTATATCATTATGGAATATACCTGATATCTCATAATGATGATGAAGATTTATTAGGAAATCCACATGAAAATCTGGACACCCTAAAAAGTGGTATTAAAGAATTTTGGTGGTTCGACACAGGAAATGGTGTAAGGCATTTTCATCCTCCCCCTTTTATAGATCTTACTACTCATAACGAGTCTAAAATTCTTTTTCCAAAACATAATAATGCTGTCAAATTAATGAAAGATTATTTTAATTGGTGTATACATACATGTCCTACTCCATTTAAAGAAGTTACTTTTTGGGGTTATAATCTTCGAGAAATGGTAGATAAAAGAATAGATGTTCTTGAGAAGAAAATCCGTTATATTTATACACAATTAGAAGTGCTTGACGCAGGAATATCTTTTGGTGATTTTGATCCAGGTGAAAGAGAAACCCTTATTACTCACAAAAATAACTTGGAAGAGGAGTTGCAATTAATATCTATGAATAGATTTGATATTTATTAATACAGACATATTCTCATCGCAACCGATTATAATATATATTTCCAAATGATCTAGCAAAGTTCTTCATAAATAATTGTAAATACCATTTGTATAATTTATCTTAATCTATTAATTTAGTAAATAATTAAATTAATTATTTAAGAATTAGAACTACCCCTAGTAAATGAGTGAAAAATATATTTTCATCATCTATAGCTGTAAAAAAAATTTGACTATTGCAAACAGTATATACGAAAGAATAAATAACAAGTTAAAATACGGAAAAGTGTATATTATTTATGGAGACAATCAAGAAGAATATAACAATATAAATTATAAAATAAAAGATAATAAATATATTGTTTTAAACGTCGATGATGATTACGACCATTTAAATGATAAAACCTTATTACTACTGCAAACTATGAATGATTTATTTCCGTCGATTAAAGGAATGTTTAAATGCGACGATGATGTGTGGATAAATATAAATTATATAAATAATTTCATAGAAATAAACGACATAAATAATAAAATAGATTATGCTGGAAAACTCGGTAATTATTTACCTGAATATTCTACAAAATTACCTATTTCAACTTATTGTAAATATTGCGGTGGACCATTATATTATTTGAGTAAAAATGCACTAACTTTTTTTACTCCGGATATGCTTATTGATAAAGAATTTATAAAAGTCTATTACGAGGACGTGATGGTTGGTAAACATTTAAGCAATCATAATATATTCCCTATAAGTGAAGGCTGGTCACAATTATACTCTGATCATATTGAAAACTCTCCAAGTATATCCTATCATAATTTTAACCATCATAATAATTTATACATTTACATTCATGGCGGCTTAGGAAATCAACTATTTCAATTGGCATGTGGTATGAAAATGGCGAAAAAATACAATAAAAATTTTGTATTTAATAAGAATGTAGTTTTGCCAAATCATCATCAAAACTATAATGTAGATCGAACTATACAAATCATACAAAAATTATGTCCCGATCTACCTGTTTCTGATGAATACCTAGTATATGGTGAACATCAGGTAATAAAAGAAGATACTAGCGAATCGTTTTTCTATAATGAAACAAAATTAGAAAATATCTTTGAAGTATATGCTAATGTATGTTTACATGGTTATTATATTAATTCAGCATATATTCCAACTCTAGAAGATAATACTCTTTTTACAGATATTTCCCGGAATATAACTCCTACCGATCAACGTTTATTAACTCATGATTTCACAAACACCTATTTTATTCATATTAGATTAGGTGATTTTCTAAAAGAACCAATATATCATATTGAACTAAAAGCCTATTACAATTTTTGTATTAACGCAATACTAAATGTAAATTCAAGCGCTATATTTTATATTTGTACAAATCAATATGATGATATGTTATACTCATATACAAAGGATTTTCCGAAACAACTCACTATAAATGACAATATAGTGAATATAACATATCATCTACAAGATAAATCAAATGACGAACTAGATACTTTATATATTATGTCATCATGCCGTGGAGCTATATGCTCTAATTCTACACTGAGTTATATGGGTGCATTTTTTCAAAAAACAACTATGAATACTAATAATAACTATCATATTTATATGCCCTATCCGTATGTACAGTTTATAAAAGAGTTTAATCAAACAAATGTTACTACAAGTATTTATCCAGACTGGTGCAGGATATACAATACTTTAAATGATACCATTATTACCAAATAATATAATTACTTACATTGGTATTAAAGAATACAAAAATAAACATTCATTTATATGAATGTTTATTAATAGATTCAATAATTTGTTATCGCAACCGATTATAATATGTATTTCCAAATGATCTAGCAAAGTTCTCCATAAATAATTGTAAATACCATTTTAGTCTAAATGGACCACCTTTACCATTTAGACTAAATGTAACACCTGGGTACTTTTCAGACAGCATCAAACGTACTGCACGCTTTCCTGATATATTCCATTTTGTTAATATATCTGTATCATCACGAAAATCATTAATAACTGATTGATTTTTACAAAATCGAAAGAATGATTCGTATTCTATACAAAAACAGTCATAATCTATTCCATATTCAGATCTTCTCTCTTCTTCAACACGTTTTTGTTTTTCAAACTTTTCCTGATCTCGAACTCTTCTATAATCTTCCATCCTTTTTTGTTCTCGAACCATTTCTTCTCGAATGTTTCTCTTTTCTTCCTCATCTTTTCGTTGTTGAATTTTTTGAGGTTCTTGTTCTTTCATATAATCATTACATAATCTTCTAATTTCATTCCAAGTCGGTCCTCTACGTGTATCATTTTTATAGGTTTCTACAAATTTTGCTGTTATTGATCTCATTTTTATATTTGGAGTAAGCACATCTGTAACTTCAGTTTGCGTATATGGACATATTAAAATTTGTTCTGTATTGATAGCAGATCTTTCATATGTTTTTCCAGAACTAAGAAACACAGGATCTATCATAAAAGAATATGATATTGGACATATTAACTCTTCAGCTAATGAATATGCAATTTCGGCTTCTTTTGAGTTTTCGTCTGGTTCTAATTCTTCGAGAATAGATTTTTCAATTTCTAGTTGTTCAACAAGAGATCTCACAAATTCTCTTTGTTCAAAAAAATTCTTGTATGATTTGCTACTTTCTTTTTCGACCGACATATCTAATATTTATTTTATTGAACAATCGATTTAAATGAAGAATTGTGGTTAATCATAAAGACATGTCTTCTGATCAAAATGCTCCTATACACTATATGGTATCAAACAAAAATATGTCATGCGATCAAGTTGCACATCACATGTGCAAAGTAGGTATTCCAGGAACTGTAACTTTTCAAACTACAGTAATATGTGATAAATCTCGAAAAAAATGCGAAATAGAAAATGGATGTTTAATTACCATGTACAATACAACAATTCAAGATTTTTATGAGAAAATAGTAAATCCTTTACATACTAAGCATTCTCTATCATGTGGATACGTTCGAATTGATGGAGTATATATTGGATGTGTCAATAATTTGTTTAGACCTTCAAATTGCGTATAGAATTAAGTATATTTTTCAAATATAATACAAAAATCTAGACATATGTTTTTTGGAGGACTAAAAATCTTACAGTACATTTCTGAAAATGCAATTATGTCGTAATTTATATGAATTACGACATATAATTTTGTATATTCATTTATTTATTAAATGATACTTTTTCATAAGCTTTAGCATATAACCGTTATGAATGCTTTCGGTTAAGAAAGCTGATAATAAAACAGCAATTCCACTTCCTTTTTTGGTTGGAAAGGCAAAGACTTCTCCATCTGAAGACAAAATGGACTTATCAGCCTCCCATTTGATCATTCCTAATTTTGGATTTTTACGAATAATAGCTTGACTGACAAAATCTCCTCTCATCAAACCTAGTATCTTTCCTGATAATAAATCTAATAAATCTTCTTTATCTGTTTTTCCCTTCTTAAGAAATCTTTGTTTATTAACACTTGTTAATAATATTTTAGCATCAGTCCATCCAGTTGAACCTTCTGTTCCGACAACAATTCCGTCCACATCATCCGGAAAACTGTGAATCGGATTTGATTTCTTAAATAAAATGCTCCGATTTACATAAAAATAAGGAATCGACCATTCCGTTACAACTCTATTACGACCTTTAGAATTTGCTATACCTCCGATAGAAATATCTGCCTTACCAATCGCTGGTTTATTCCAGATTCCTTTGAAAGAATCAAATTCCTTAAATACAATGTCAAGTTTTGCTTCTTTTGCAAACTTTTTGAGGATATCCACGTCTAAACCTGCTAAATTTCCTCTAGAATTATAATAACAGATTGGATAAAAATGAGGATATGCAGCAACTGTAAGAGTATTTGGTTTAATTGTAGTTAACTCGCGATGAGAGATAATATAAGGAATGCTTAGATTTTTATTATCCTGTTTCTTTCTGTTCATTTAGTAAAGATTAAGAAAATATAAATAATTAAAGTTAAAATCAAATAAAAAATTATTGGTTACATATTTATTTGAAAACAATAAACGTTTCGTATTAAGAAACCAAATAAAATTTTATTTAAGAAATTTTAATATAAATGGACTTTATGCAGTTATATTAAGATTTTAATACTTATATTTAAAGATCAACTTATTTTAAAGTAAAAATTTTTAAACTTAAAAAAACATCTGAGGGGAAACCTTGATAACTAACTTCAATACCAGTTCCCATTGTCCAATTTATTCCATCTTTTGAATAGGCTACTACACTTCGATCGTTTACAATTCCAATAGCAACCCAAGTATCTATACCATTATACGCTACAGAAGTACCACTACCATAATCTATATAAGTATTACCACCTGAAAAAATATTTGTTCCTTTTTGCCAAGTTAAAGAACCATCCTTTGAATATAACGTTGTAGGGTATCCAACTAGATTAGTATCATATCCGACAACAGCAACCCAAGTATCTATACCATTATACGCTACAGACGTAACCATAGATCCGCTGCCCCACTAGGCGAAAAATTATTTGTTCCTTGTATCCAATTTTACCATTATCTTTTGAATACATTATACAGGATAAGTAATCAGATCCCATTCCAACAGCAACCCAAGTATCTACACCATTATACGCTACATCATACCCAGTCATAATAGTGGGTACCGGATTCCATGATTGCCCATCTGTTGAATAAGATGCTACATTATTTCCAAGCACAATCCAAGTATTTACACCGTTATACGCTAACGGACAGAATATACCTTCTACACCACTTGATGCTGGAGTCCATTTTTTCCGTCTTTTGAATATCCCATACCTGATCCAGTCGCAACCCAAGAAATAGCAAGAAAAAATAAGTATGGAAATCGTAATCTACTACAGATGAAACATTATCGTTTTAGAACAAGACTAGACGAAAGATGCAAATTAGAAAAATGAACCAATCTGATTATTTGTAGTGAAGAATATACTTCTAAGACATGCACGAGGTGTGGATTACTAACAGATGTTGGTTCTTCAGAAGTATATAAGTGTTCTAGTTGCAATCTGGTAATTGATCGAGACATAAATGGTGCAAGAAACATTTTTATCAAGTGCATAGATGAAATGTTATAATTTTATATTTCCATGGAGCTACACATGGGTTAAGAGCTCTTTCGAGAGTTGGATTTCATACTAATTTGTATGAATCTAGTAGCGGTATTCCTTTCTATTTAAAAAATATATTAATAGGGTGATTATAATCAAAAATAAAAACATACAACACCAGCAATAATATACTTGACATATGGTTTTCTTTTTACGATTTCATTTATTTATTTATAATTAGTTATTATTTAATTTATATACCGGTTTTTATTTTCAAATAAGGGAATCTCAATTTAAATATGGAAATAATTACTTAACTTTTTCCATATTTTATTACTTATTAATTTTTTCAGCTGATACATGTACCTGATCTCTACCTAAATTTGCTCTTAGGTTGTGCGATCTGAGTAGTAAGTATTTCGTGGTTAGGAAGGTGTCCAGTATGTATAGCAATACCCCAACATAGTAAAATTAAACCTATTGTACTTAAAAGTCCACCAATTATATAACTTACTGCTGCTATCTTTTTAGGAGCATCTTTCTTAGTTATTTTCTTATACACTTTGACTTCAAAATTATGTTGTTTGGCAGATATTAAAAGTATTATACCAAGTAATAATACAATAGAACCAATAACTGTAAAAACAATTTTGGCGCTCATTTTATTATATACATATATTATTTTTTATTAAAAAATAATATCTTTTATTAAAAAATAATATCTTTTCAGCAAGACATTTATACAGATTATTTATTTAACTTCTATATTTTTTAAAATGTAAGCTTGTTTTCTATTTTTGAGAATTTTTTTTTATTCAAATATTTAAACAATAATTATAAATGAAGTGTTTAGGTATTAACACACCTATTATAATGTTTGATGGTTCAATTAAGATGGTACAAGATATAAAAATAAATGATATAATTATGGGAGATGATTCTACAAGCAGAAAAATAGTAAGGACAATTTCTGGAAATGATGAAATGTTTAAAGTCATCACAAGAACAGGAGATTGTTATATTGTGAATAGCAATTATATTTTCACTTTTAAAGTTTCTAAATATATTATACCAGATGGAGATAATTGTTTTTTATTTTGGGGTGATAAAAATGGTAGTGTAATTCAGAAAAGTTTTGATTTTTACGAAGACGCAAAAAAAGAGTATGATAGTGTACCCGATTTTGTTGATTTACCACTTTCACTTTATACAGAAAATAGATATTGGAATAAACATTTTCAAGGAATTTATACAACTCTTAATTTTCCTGAAAAGAAATTAGAAATTGATCCTTACACATTTGGTACTCTTTTGGTAGGTGGTAATCAATTTTTAAAGATAAAAAATACTATCGCATATTTTAAAATATTTTGTAGTAAGCATATTCCTCATAAATACAAAACTAGTTCAAGAGAACAAAGGTTAAAATTACTGGCTGGTTTAATTGATACTTCTGGTCGCTTAACACCATACAATAATTACGAAATATTATTAGAAAAATCAGGAAAATTTTCTGACGATATATTTTTTATTGCAAAATCATTAGGATTATATGTTTTTATAAGAGAACAAAATATAGTTTGTATATCTTGTGGATGCATAAATGAAATTCCTGTTTTAATAACAAAGAAGACCACTGATATAGGAGAAAGATTTGGACATTTATCATCTTTTATAAGAATAGTGGAAATGGGTAGAGGATCATATTATGGTTTGGAGATTGAAGATAACAAACGTTTCATATTAGGAAACTTTATAATCACATAATAATATTGAATTTTATTTAAAATGAATGAGACATCTTATAAATGGACTATATCAATTTATATAAAGATTTTATTATTAATCATTTCTCAGTGAGTCCAGGTTCAGATAATATTGTTTTACAAGAAATGTTGGTAAAAGACGATTATTATATTTGGATATACTGTTATATTGTTACTTTTTGTAAGTCACTAAGGCTTTAATTGTTGACATTATTCTTACTAATTAGTAAGAATAATGAGAATAAATTTTTAAAATTAAACTATTTAAAACAGAATACTTATTAATAAGTAAAATAAATGACTGATGAATACATCACCAGTACAAAAGCAAGAGAAATTCTTAAAATTACATCTGAAACACTTCGTACCTGGAGTAAAAATGGTAAGATCAGTGCTATTAAACTGCCATCCGGACAAAGAAGATATAATCTCCAAGACATCAACACTTATCTTGGCATCACTGCTTCTCTTAAGGAAAAAAGGAAGATTTGTTACTGTAGAGTGTCTTCCAAAAAACAAATGGATGATCTTGAGCGACAAAAAGATTTTTTTAGACGAGAATATCCTGATCACGAATTGGTTACTGATGTTGGGTCTGGCCTTAACTGGAAAAGAAAAGGTCTTAAAACCATTCTGGAACAATCAATGCTTGGAAATATCGAAAGAGTTGTGGTTGCCCACAGAGATCGTCTCTGTCGATTCGCATTTGAACTCATTGAATTCATCTTTGAATCTAACAACGTTAAACTCTTGGTTCTTGACACAGAAGCTGGAGAATCCGGAAATGATGAACTCACAAGTGACATACTCTCAATCATTCATATTTATTCCTGCAGAGCAATGGGAAAAAGAAGATATACGAGCCAGAAAAATAAGAATATATCCAAACAAGAAACAAATTCAGAAGATGAAGAATTGGATAGGAACAACGAGGTATGTATACAACAAAACGCTTAATTATGTAAAAACAAAAGGAAATAAAGAGTTGAATTTTTACGAATTAAGAAATAAGTTTGTAACAGCAAAAATAATAATGATGTAAAAGAATGGGAGCTCTTAACTCCAAAAGATGTTAGAGCAGGTGGAATCAGAGATATGGTGAAAGCATATACAACAGCGTTTGCAAACCTAAAAAGTGGAAATATAAGAAAATTCAAGATTGGATATAGATGTAAGAAAAAAGATAGTTCTCTTGAAATTCCAAAATCGGCTGTGTCATATCAAGATGGTTCACTTTTCATATACAAAAAATATTTAAATAGTAAAATAAAGAAATGCAAGGAAGATATACCAGATATAAAATATGACTGTAGGTTACAATTACTTAGAAAGAAATGGTATTTAATAATCCCTATTGATGTAGAATGTAAAGATTCTGGAATTGATAAAGGAGAAGCATGTGCTCTTGACCCTGGAGTAAGAAAATTTCAAACTATTTATTCGGAAAACAAAGTACAAACAATTAGAATTAGAAAGGAACATGTTAAGAAATTACAAGATAAACTAGATAAAATGAAGTCTCTTAGAGATAGAAAAATTATAAGCAACAAGAGATATAAAAATCGAGAAAATATTATATATAATAAATTAGACAATTTAATTGATGATATGCATTTTAAAACGATTAATTCTTTAGTAAAAGACTATAGACTTATTTTTCTTCCTATGTTCGAAAGCCAAGAAATAGCAAGAAAAAATAAGTATGGAAATCGTAATCTACTACAGATGAAACATTATCGTTTTAGAACAAGACTAGACGAAAGATGCAAATTAGAAAAAGGAACCAATCTGATTATTTGTAGTGAAGAATATACTTCTAAGACATGCACGAGGTGTGGATTACTAACAGATGTTGGTTCTTCAGAAGTATATAAGTGTTCTAGTTGCAATCTGGTAATTGATCGAGA